GTTTTATGATGAAGAATATGAAACTACCCTTCAAAATATAGAATGGACTATGGGGAGAACTGGTGTATTAACTCCAGTTGCTATATTTGATACTATTAATATAGATGGAACAGATGTATCAAGAGCCAATTTATTTAATGTAAGTGTTATGTTAGATACCTTAGGACACGCTTATAAAGGTGAGAAATTATGGATATACAAAGCAAATCAAATAATTCCTCAAGTTTCAAAAGCAGATAAAAAAGATTTAACTATTTCAGAATTTAGATGTGATGACTGTCCAATATGCGGAAGTCCAACTGAATTAAAAGATAATGAAGGAATAATTACTTTATATTGCGGTAACCCAGCCTGTGAAGGAAAATTATTAAATAGAATAGAACACTTTTTTAGTAAAAAAGGTTTAAATATAAAAGGTATATCAAAAGCTACAATAGAAAAATTAATAGATTGGGGATGGGTTAATGGAATCAAAGATATATTCACACTTGATGCGCATGCAGAGGATTGGAAGAAGAAAGCAGGTTTTGGAGAAAAGTCTGTTATGAATATTATCACATCCATCAGAGAAGGCTGTAATACTGACCTCGAATCCGTTATCGCTGCAGCAGGCATTCCACTTATTGGTAGAACAGTGGCCAGACAAATCGCAGGTATCTTCAATACATACGAAGATTTTAGAGAAGCAGTCGGGACTTTTGATTTTTCAGAAATAGATGGCTTCGGATATGAAATGAATAAATCATTAAAAAATTATAATTATGATGAATTAGATTATATTGTAGAAAATTTCTTAACTATAAATAATAAAATAGAAGAAAAAAAAGAACAAAAATTAGAAGGACTTACTTTTTGTATAACAGGAAAAATTAAAAAATGGAAAAATAGAGATGAGTTATCTAGTTTTATTGCGAGTCTAGGTGGTAAAGTTGTAGGAGCGGTTTCCGCAAATATAGACTATTTAATTAATAACGATATTAATAGTACTAGTGCTAAAAACAATAAAGCGAAAGAGCTAGGTAAGCAAATCATTAATGAAGACACTTTCATAGATATGTTTGATTTATAAAAAAATTTTTAGTATAATATATATGAAAGAAATAAATATAAATTCTTTCAATATATTTAAAATAATAAAAATTTTTGACAAGTTTAAAAATTTTTGTTATAATATATATGTTAAAAAAAGAACAAAATATAAGAAATAAAAGGAGAGAAAGAAAATGTTAAAACCAAATAGTAAATTAGTTTATGATTTTGTAAAATCAAATAATGATTCAAATATTACAGCTGCTGATATAGCTGAAGGAACTGGATTAAATGTTAAACAAGTAAATGGAATTGTAACTGCTGCATTCCAAAAGAAAGGTCTTATGGAAAGAATCCCAGCTGAAATCGAAACTGAAGAAGGACATAAAGCTGTTAAATTCATTAAGTTAACAGAAGCTGGACTTGCATTCGATCCAGAAGCAACTGACGAAGAATAATCTAGATATAAAATCGGGAGGGCAACCTCTCTTTTTTTATAGGAGAATAATATGTGATATTTAATATTTATAAGTATTATTTTATGTGGATTAGTTTATTATTTTTATTTATTATATACAAAAGAAAAGAATAAAAATAAAAATATATATACTATCAATGAAAAAATTTTATTAGAAAATGAAAAAATAGAAAAAGAAAATAATATATTATTAGATAAACAAAATTTATTAAAAGATATATATGAACAAAAGCAAAAAGAAATTGCGGCAATGCAACAAAATATTGAACAAGCAGAAGAAATTTCTCAAAGAGCCTTTGCTAATTATTGTGATGTTTTAGATAAAGATTATTTAGATAAAGAACAAGATATAAATAATAATATTAAAATTCTTAATGAAAGTTATAATAATCTTCAAGATAAATTAATTGCGGAAACCGATCAAATCCGCGCAGATCTAAATAAAATCTCTGCTACCCGCGCCGCCGCAATTCAAGCACAATTAAGAGAGCAAGAAATTAAAAATAAAGAAAAATTCTATTCCTTATCTCTTGATGAAATTGATAAAAAAGAAATTCGTATATTACATTCTATAGAATCTGAGCTTCGCGATCCTAGGCCTATCCGCATGGTTATATGGCAAGCGTACTATTCTAAAAAAACAAATGAATTAGCATCTAGAGTTTTAGGGCCAGTTGAAATTACAGGAATTTATAAAATAACAAGTAAAAGTTCTGGAATGTGTTATATTGGACAAGCTATTGATATTAGAACTCGTTGAAGAGATCATATTAAATGTGGTCTTGGAATAGATACTCCAGCAAATAATAAATTATATCAAGCTATGCAAGAAGAAGGTGTATCTAATTTTACTTTTGAATTGCTTGAAAAATGCACTTCTATAGAATTAAATAATAAAGAAAGTTTTTATATACAACTATATAATTCATATCATTATGGTATGAATAGCAATACTGGAATAAAGAATTAACTTGATTTTTAAAAATATTAATATTATAATATTTATGTTAAGAAAGGAGAATAAATATATGTGATTATCTTTTTTAAATAAAAGAAAAAAATATCAACAATATATTAACACTCTTACAGATATTCCAGCTTATACAAAGATGATGAATAGAGAAATTCAAATTGATATTTTAACTCCACAAATAGCAAACAAAGTAGATGAATTTATTAGATTTTGAAATTTTGTAGATGATAGTTTAGAATTGACGTTATTAGAAAGAGAACCTATTAAAATTTATTTAAATTCATTAGGTGGAGATTGAACTTCCGCATTAACAATAATGGATTCAATAAAAATATCTAAAACTCCAGTATATACTTTTAATATTGGAATAATTTGCAAAGAAAGTTTTTTAATATATATAGCTGGACATAAAAGATTTAGTTATCCAAATTCAACTTTTATTTATTCAAATTCTATTTTTGAAAATATAGAAAAAAATGATAATGAATCAAATTTTTATAATTATTCAGATATGAAAAATACATTACAAGCAAATATAAAAAATTTTATTTTAGATAAAATAAAATTATCTGAAGCTCAATATGATAAATATAGTAAAAATGATTGATATTTTACTGCTGATGAAGCTTTTAAAATTCATATTTGTAATGAAATTTGTAAAAATCACTATTATTGTAATAAAAATAATAAAATTTGAACAAAGTAAATAAAATTTGACAAGTAAGAAAAAATATGTTATAATAATATTATTAAGTAATGAAAAGGAGAAAATAATATGAAAAAAATGATTAATACAGAAAGAGTAGAAGGAAGAATTTATCAACATAATTTAGTAAAGAAAACAGTTCAAAATCAAACTTCTCCAAATTATGGAAAAGAATTTATTTCAGGAAATATTGAAGTAGCAACAGATGAAGAAGGATTAAATGTAATTCCAGTGCATTTTACTTATGCTACTGAAACAACTGGTTCAGGTAATAAAAATGCAACATATGGAATTTTAGAAAAAATTATTAATGAGAATAAAACTTGGATAAATTGTGGTAGAGATGAAGCTTTTAAAGTAAGAATTGATACTGCTTTAGGATTAAATGATTTTTATACACAAGATGATAGATTAGTATCAGCTAAAGTTAATGAAGGTGGATTTGTAACTATTATATCTACATTAGCGCCAGAGAATGAAAGAAATACATTTACAATGGATATGTTAATTACAAATGTAATTAGAACAGAAGCAGATCCAGAAAAAAATATTGATGCTGATTATGTAACAGTTAAAGGAGCAGTATTTAATTTTAGAAATGCTTTATTACCTGTTGATTTTATAGTAAGAAATCCTGATGGTATGGCATATTTTGAAGATTTAAATGCTTCTCAAAATGAGCCTACATTCACAAAAGTGTGGGGTAGAATTAATTGTAGTTCTATTTCAAATGAAGTAAAAGAAGACACAGCATTTGGAGAAGAATCAGTTAGAACTTTTGAAAGAAAAATTAGAGAATGGCTTATTTTAGGAGCTTCTAAAGTCCCATATGATTTTGGAGATGAAACTATTTTAACAGTAGACGAAGTTAAGAAAGCTATGCAAGATAGAGAATTATTATTAGCAGATACTAAAAAACGTAGTGATGATTATAAAGCTCAAAAAGCAGCTGGAACAACTACAACATCAGCTCCAGCAGTAGCTGTAACAACAGGGACATTTAATTTTTAATTTTATAAAAGGAGTTTAAGCTCCTTTTATATTTTATATATAGGAGGATTTTAAAATGGCAATAAATTTAATGGAAATAAAACCTCACAAAGTAAGTAGAGATTTAAGTACTTATATTACTTATATTTATGGGGCGGCAGGTACGGGTAAAACAACTCTAGCCTCTCAAATGGATAAATCTCTATTGTTAGCTTTTGAAAGAGGATATAACGCAATACCTGGAATTATGGCTCAAGATGTCTCATCTTGGGGAGAAATGAAACAAATTGTAAGAGAACTTAAAAAACCTGAAGTAAAAGAAAAATTCCAATGTATTGTAGTAGATACAGTAGATATCGCCGCCGCTCTCTGTGAAAAATATATGTGTGGTCAACTAGGGATTGAAAATATAGGAGATGGCGGATGGGCTGTTAATGGTTGGGCTAAAGTTAAAAAAGAATTTGAAGAAACTTTTAGAACTATTTCTCAATTAGGATATTCATTATTCTTTATATCTCATGCTAAAGATAAAACATTTAAAAAACAAGACGGAACTGAATATAATCAAACAGTTACATCATTATCAACTGCTTATGATGAAATAATTAAAAATATGGTAGATATATTTGGGTATGCGCATTCAGTAGTTCAACCTGATGGAAGTTCAAAAGTAATGCTTACTTTAAGATCTCCAGACAATTCTGTAGATGCTAAAAGTAGATTTAAATATATTCAACCTGAAATTGAATTTAATTATGAGTCATTAGTCAAAGCTTTGAATGAAGCTATTGATAAAGAAGCTCAAATGAATAATAATACAATGGTAACTGATGAAAGACAAACTTATCAAATTAATGAATTAGATTTTGATAAAGTAAAAGAAGAATTTGAAAAAATAGTAACTGATATAATTCAAAAACATACTGACGCTGAAATGGCTGAAATATGGACACCTAAAATTACACAAATTACTGAGAAATATTTAGGTAAAGGTAAAAAAGCAAGTCAATGCACAAGAGAACAAGTTGAACAGCTTAATCTTATTGTAATTGAATTAAAAGAATTAATTAAATAAGAAGAAGATTTAGTTATTTTCTTCTTTTTTGATTTTTTAAAGAAAATATGATATAATTAATATATAAGAGAGGTGTAATAAATGGCAGCACATATGGTTATATGCAAGTATTGCAATCAAAAATTTAATCGTGATATAGAACCTTTTATATTAGTTGGCGCCAGACGTTATGCTCATAAATCTTGCGCTGAGCAAGCAGAAGCGGCAATTCCGCAAGATGAAAAAGACTATATGAATTTAGAAAAATATATAAAACTTTTATTTAAAACTAATACAGTTAATGCAAAAATAAAAAAACAAATTAAAGATTTTAAACAAGAATATGGTTTTACTTATTCTGGAATGTTAAAAACTTTATATTGGTGATATGATATAAAAGGTCATACAACAGAGCTAGCACGAGATGGGATTGGAATTATTCCATATGTGTATGCAGATGCAGAAAAATATTATTATACTTTATATTTAGCAAAAGTAATGAACGAGGGTATTACAACTTATAATCCAAGAATAGAAGAAATTGAAATAGCATCTCCGCGTGTTTATACTCAATCTACAAAATTATTTAATTTTACAAAAGATGAATAGGAGGGAACTATGGCAAAATATGTAGACACTGCGGCAATTATTCAAGTAATAGGCTGTATTTATCAAAATCCAAGTTTATTAGATGATGAAAAATATTTTTTTAATGAAGAAGATTTTACTGAAGAATTTCATAAAATATTATTTGGGTCTATTTATAATTTGCATGCTCTTGGAGCAAAGACTGTAAATATTAATACAATAGAAGATTACTTAAAAGATAGGCCTAATAGTTTAGCTACTTATAAAACATATAAAGGAGCTGAATATTTACAGAAAATAAGTGAAAATATTCAATTATCTACTTTTGATTATTATTACCAAAGAGTTAAAAAAATGACTTTACTAAGAATGTATGATAATGTAGGAATGAATATATCTTGATTATATGATATAAATAATATATTAGATGCAAAAAAGAAGCAAGCTCAAGAAGATTGGTTAGATAATACTTCTCTTGAAGGGATTGCGGAAATAATTGATAGAAAAATAACTGAAATTAGAATGAAATATATAGATGATTCTAATGAAGATTTTATTCAAGCAGGAGATAGAGTAAAAGAATTAATTGAAAATCTCCAAAAAAGACCTGAGATTGGATACCCTATGTTTGGCCCTTTCATTAATACTGTAACGCGCGGAGCTCGTTTAAAGAAATTTTATCTAAGATCTGCCGCAACAGGAGTAGGGAAAACACGTAGTATGATTGCAGATGCTTGTTCAATAGCTTGTGATAAAATATATGATTCAGACTTAGGTAAATGAATAGATAATGGAACTAAAGAACCTACTATGTTTATTACAACAGAACAAGAAGTTGATGAGATACAAACAATGGTGTTAGCTTTCTTATCAGATGTAAATGAAAGTCATATTATATATAATACATATGAAAATGGTGAAATAGAAAGAGTTATGTATGCCGCGGAATTAATTAAAAAATGTCCTCTTTATATTAAAAAACTTCCAGACTTTTCAATGAAAGATATAGAAAATACAATAAAGTTTGGGATACATGAATGAGGAGTCCGCTATGTATTTTTTGATTATCTACATACTAGTATGAAAATTCTTAGTGAAGTAACATCTAAAACTGGAATTAAGGGTCTCCGCGAAGATAATGTGCTATTTATGATTTCAATTAAATTAAAAGATATTTGTAATGAATATGGAGTATTTATTCTTACAGCAACTCAACTTAATGCAGATTATACTACAGCTCAGCAATATGACCAAAACCTTCTTCGTGGTGCGAAGTCAATTGCAGATAAAATTGATTTAGGTATGATTATGCTTAAAACTAGTAAAGAAGATAAAGATGCACTCCATGATCTTATAATGAGATTTAAATTTGAGGAGCCTGCAATTAAAATATCTGTATATAAAAATCGTAGAGGACAATATAAAGATATATTATTATGGTGCAAAGCTAATCAAGGAACTTGTAGAGTAATTCCTATGTTTGCTACTGATTATAATTATCAATTAATTGATTTGCCTGATTTTAAAATTAATGTTAATCCTAAAATGCAAAGTAGCGCATTTTAGGATTTTTACTTGACAATTAAAAATAAAAATGTTATAATTATAAAGGTAAAGGAATGAAATTAATGGAAAATTTAGAAGAAATAAAAAATAGTTTAACAATAGAGCAAATAAAAGATTTATTATTTAATCTTGGCGGAGATCCTTATATTAAAGGGGATATTATTATATCTAGAACTATATGTCATGGAGGCGAAACTCATAAATTATATTATTATAATAATACTAAATTATTTCGTTGCTACACTGATTGTTCTGGAACTTTTGATGTATTTGAATTAATTATAAAAATTCAAAAACAAGATAATAAAGATATATCTTTATATCAAGCTATTAGTTTTATTGTTAAATTTTTTAATTTAACAATTTCTAATGAAATTTTTTCTAATGATAATATAGAAGTTCAAGATTGGAAAATTTTAAATAAATATGAAGAAAATACTAAAGAAAATAAGCAAGAAAAAATCGTTGAACTTAAAATTTATGATGATAAAATTTTAAAATATTTACCTAGGCCTAAAATTCCTATGTGGGAAAAAGAAGGAATCACTCAAGAAATAATAGACCATGCGGAAATCGCTTTTGATCCGGTTAGTTGGGGTATAGTAATCCCACACCGAGATCCCGCAGGTAATTTAATAGGAATTAGAGAAAGAACTTTAATTAAAGAAGAAGAAATAAATGGTAAATATAAACCAGCAGTTTTAAATTATCAAATTTATAATCATCCATTAGGATTTAATTTATATAATTTAAATAATAGTAAAGACAATATAAGGAAAATAAAAAAAGCAATTATATTTGAAGGAGAAAAAAGTACACTTCTATACCAATCTTACTTTGGTCTAGATAATGATATAAGTGTCGCAGTATGTGGAAGTTCTTTGTCTAATTATCAAGTCCAATTATTAAAATCTTTAGATATTGAAGAAATAATTATAGCATTTGATAAACAGTTTAAAGAAATTGGAGATAAAGAATGAAAAAACTGGACTAAAAAATTAAAAGATATAAATAAAAAATATGGTTCAATAGTTCAAGTAAGTTTCATATTTGACAAATGAAATATATTAGAATATAAAATGAGTCCAATAGACAATGGGAAAGAGAATTTTTTAAAATTATTTGAAAGGAGAGTAATGTTATAATGTTAAGTAGTTTAGGCTGGTTTATGGCTGGCTCTTTATGCGGATATGTATTAGCATACTTAATGGCCACAAGTGGTGGCGATGATGATGAATAAAATAAAAGAATATAGAACAATACATAAAAAATGTAAATGATGTAAATATTATAGATATAATGTGTATATACATTGAACAGATTGCTGTTATGGAGAATGCATATTAAAAGATAAGATAATTAATTATGAAAGTCTACCAAGACTATGTAAATATTATGAATTGAAAGGAGATAAAAATGACTCAAAAACAAATTAATAAATTAGTAGTTAAAGAAATAATGGTTAATCAACAAATGCTAAAAGCAATTATTATATTATTATCTCCTTCAAGAGAAAAGGGGATAGATGTAATTAAAGAATGTAGAGCTAATATAGAAGAGGCATTTCAAATAGTAAAGGAGGATAATAATGAGATATCAACTAATAAATCCTATTAATCCTAAATACTCAACTATTGAAACAATATTAACAAATAGAAATATTCCACTTGCGGAAGTAGCTCATTATTTAAATACCACCGACGAGGATATTAATAAGCCAGAAGCATTTGGTCAAAATTGTTTGACACAAGCCACCCAATGTTTAATACAACACATTGCTGCGGGGAGTCGTGCTTTAGTTATTGTAGACTGCGATTGTGATGGTTTTACCTCTGCCGCATTACTTATTAATTATCTTCATGACCTAGTCCCAAGTTGGGTAGAGTCAAATCTTAAGTGATGGGTTCATGAAGGAAAGCAACATGGATTAAATGATTGTATGGATTATATTAATTCACACACTTTTGATTTGATATTAATCCCTGATGCTGGGTCAAATGATTACGAAGCCCATGCCACACTTAAAAAGAAAAATATCGATACAATAATATTAGACCACCATTTAGCTGATAAATTAAGTGATGATGCTATTGTTATAAATAATCAATTATCAAATTATCCAAACAAAGAATTATCAGGTGTGGGTGTTGTCTATCAATTTTGTAGATATATAGATGAAAAAATGAAAACTCATTTTGTAGATTATTATTTAGATTTAGTAGCATTAGGTCTTACTGGAGACATGATGTCATTAACATCAATAGAAACAAAACATTTAATAATGAAAGGATTTGAACCTGAAAATATACACAATCCATATATTTATGAAATGTGACAAAAGAATAAGTTTAAATTAGGTGAGCATATTACTTCAATAGATGCAGCATTTTATATAGTTCCTATGATTAATGCAGTTCAACGTAGTGGAGAGATTGAAGAAAAAGAATTATTATTTAAAGCTATGTTAAAACATGAGGCTTTTGAAATGATACCATCTAATAAACGCGGACACGCCCCAGGTGAAATGGAAAGATTAGTAGACCAAGCAGTTCGTATGTCTACAAATGTTAAAAATAGACAAACAAGAGAACAAGATAAAACAATGGAAGAACTAGAACTTTTAATAAAAGATTTAAGTTTGTTAGACCATAAAGTTATATTATTTACTCTTGATGATAAAGAATTAAATAGAAATATTGCGGGGTTAATTGCAAATAAGATTGCTAATAAATATCAAAGACCTTGTTGTATATTAAGTAAAACCTTAGAAATCGACCCTGGACATACAACTATGTTGCAAGATGGGACTGAAGTTTTTGTAACTAGTGCTAGCAGAGTATTATATCAAGGTAGCGCAAGAGGGTATGAAGCAACAGGCGTAACTAATTTTAAAACTATATGCGAGGCGGCTGGGGCTGAATGGTGCCAGGGTCATGAGAATGCATTTGGTATGTGTCTGGCGGAAGATCAGATTGAAAGATTCTTAATCGAGACTGATGCTGCATTAGCAAACATTTCCGCAGAGCCTATATATTATGTAGATTATATTTACAATGGAGTAGATGTTCAAGCGAGTGACATTTTGACTATTGCTAATTTAGGTAATTTATGAGGAAAAGACTTTGATGAAGCTCTTGTGGCTATTGAAAATTTAAAAATAAGTAAAGATATGATAACAGTATATAGAAAAACAGGTAATACATTAAAAATTACTTTACCAAATAAAATAAGTTTAATGAAATTTAATGCAACTGATGAAGAGTGCTTCAAATTAGAAAATTTTGAAGGAGCATATTTATCTATTAATGTTGTAGGTAAATGTAACCAAAATGAATGAATGGGTAATGTATCACCTCAAATTTTTATTGAAGACTATGAAATAACTGGACAAGGAAAATATCTCTTTTAATTGATTTTATTAAATAAATATGATATAATAAATAAGAATGAAAAGAGATGATAAAAATGAATAATAATAATATTAACAATAATAATGGTTTATTAGATGGCATCACAGTATTAGGTTTTATAGCCCAACTTCAAAATATTGGAGATGATAAAACTCAAACTGACTATATTAGGAAAGTAATTCAAGCAATAGCTAATGAAATAGATAAATTACACAAAGAAAACGATATAATAATAAAACAAAATGAAGAAATTTTAAACATATTAAAAAAATAAGGAGGTTTATCAATGGAATTAAATGAAAAACAACAACAAGGTTTAAATTTGGCGGTGGCTCGTTATAAAGATAGACTCCTTTATACTGTAATATCTGGATATGCTGGGACAGGTAAATCGACACTTGTAAAATTTATAGTTTCGGCTTTAAAAGATATAGATCCAGAAGAAGATGTTATTTATACTAGTTTCACAGGAAAAGCAACTCAAGTTTTACAAAAAAAAGGTAATAAAAATGTAAGTACTTTGCACAAATTATTATTTGAAAGTATTCCACAGCCAGACGGAAGTTTTTTTCGTAAACCAGTAAAGGCTATTCCTTATAAATTAGTAATAGTAGATGAATGTTCAATGGTGCCAAAAGATTTAGTAGATAGATTATTATCTTATAGAGTTCATACTATTTTTCTTGGAGATCCAGCTCAATTACCGCCAATAGATAAAAATGCAGATAATCATTTATTAGATAAACCTGATGTATTCTTAAATGAAATAATGAGACAAGAAGAGCAAAGTGAAATAATTAAATTAACTATGGATATTAGGGCGGGAAAGCCACTAACTGAATTTCATGGTATGGAAGTACAAATATTGAATAAATCTGATTTGAGTACTGGAATGATGTTATGAGCAGATCAAATTATTTGTGCCACTAATACCACTAGAGTTGCTTTAAATAATCAAATGAGAGAACTTAAAGGAATAAGCGGAGATCCTCAACCTGGAGATAAAATTATATGCTTAAAAAATAATTGAGATATTTATTCAGATTCAGGAAATCCATTAGTTAATGGTACTATTGGATATATTAAAAATTGTTATAATACATTTATAAATTTACCTCCTAATATTACTTGTAATGGAAAATTTAAAAAACTAAATTTATTAAATGCAGAATTTATGTCAGATACCGAAGATAACTATGGAGAAATATCTATGGATAAGCAATTATTTTTAACAGGTGAATTAGGATTAGATTATAAAACTTTATATAAAATGGGAAGAAATTGGCGTTTTAAAAATTGTATTCCAGATCAATTTACTTATGGATATGCGATTACAGCCCATAAGTCCCAAGGTAGTGAATGGGATAATGTGCTCGTAGTAGAAGAGGGCTTCCCTTTTGATAAAAAAGAGCATCAACAATGATTATATACAGCTGCAACTCGTGCCGCAAAGAAGTTAGTTATAATAAAAAAAGATTAAAGGAGAGAAAGAATGAGTAAAAGATATAATATAGAACAAATAATTAATAACAAATGGGCAATTTGGTATATGGAAACACCTAATGATAAAAGAAAATTAGGAGTTTGGAAAGTAATAGATTTAACTTCAGGAACTAGATTAACTAAATATGCTTTTAGATTAAAAGTTAAAGGTAAAGAAAAATCACAAGAGCAATTAGATAGTCAAATAATTGCTAATTTAATTAAAAATTTTTATAAAGATACACATATTTATCGTGGAAGTCAGCCTACAGGGCCTAAAGTCTTGAGTAAGGCAGCTTAACCGGCGCCCGCGAGGTAATTATGAAAATTATAGTTCCTACTTATATTGAATATAATGCTTGTCAATTAACAACTGATAATTTAGATAATTTTAAAAATTTTATTTCAAAAGATGCTTATGATATTAGAGTAACATATAAAGAAATGAAAGATAAAAATATTCCTGTAGAAATAAGTTTTAGATGAAATCCACATGGAGATGATTATCCTCCTACTATTTGTGTTCAATTAAATCAATATTTTCTTTATGAAGAAGAAGAACCAGATAGCTATTTAGTTTTAAATTCAAAAGATATAAGAAGGGAATGATATATTCATGAAAATTAGAACAAGTTATTTTTATCAAATCAGAAATTTTAAAAAGAATATGATTCCAGTCTCTACGGCAATATGGGATCCGAAATGATTCCACGCATTCACGGGAGACTATTTCTTTCTGTTTAAAGATAAAAGAGATATATTAAATGGATTACGAATAGAGCCTATCATAGAACAAGGTAGACAATCTAATCATGGTCCAGATATATGTCCATGTGAAGATAAAAAATATAGCACTTGTTCTTTTTTGCGTCAATATAGAGAAAATCTTGAAAAAATAGATTTTGATAAAATGATGGCGGATATGGAAGACTTAGCTAATCGCTATGCTATTGCTAATAATATTAAAGAAGAAATTATAATAGTTTTAATAGTATATGAAACACCAACTAATCCTTGTAGTGAGCGTAAACCTTTACAAGATTATTTTAATGACCATGGCGTTGAATGTAAGGAGCTAGATTATCCAATTAATAGTCTAAGCTCAATCAAGGATGAACCATTTGATTTTTAATAAAAATAATGATATAATATATATAGATAAAAATGAAGGAGGAATAAAAATAAACATATATATTATATTAATATTTGTATAAATTTTTGGTCAAATATTAATAAAGAGCCTATGTAGATTTTAATATATAGTAGGAGGAAAAAATATGAAATTAATAAATTTAACTAATCAACGTTTTGGAAAATTACTAGTATTAAAAAGAGATTTAGAAAAGACAAATGGAACTTATTGAATTTGTCAATGTGACTGTGGTAAAATAATATCCGCAAGAAAAGATCAGTTAACAAGAATTAAATATCCTAAAAAAAGTTGTGGCTGCGATCAAAAAGAAAAAGCTTCTCAAACTCATTTAAAAAACGAAATAGAAAATACATATGGATACTTAACCGTATTGTATAGGACAGAAGATTTAAGACCAGGCGAAGCTAGATGACATTGTAAATGTAAATGTGGTAAAGAATGTGATGTATCTGGAGTTCATTTACGCAATGGTTCTGTTCAATCATGTGGATGTAAAAAATTTGAAAGTCATAATGGAATAGATGAAACAGGAAAAAGATATGGAAAATTGACTGTTTTAGAAAGAAGTAGTAAAACGGATAGTACTCATATTTTTTGAAAATGTAAATGTGATTGTGGAAATATATGTGATATTAATGGAACCTATCTTAGACTAGGAATCTCTACCAATTGTGGATGTGAAAGAAGTGTAGGAGAACAAAAAATAACTAAAATACTACAAGAAAATAATATAAATTTTAAAAGAGAATTTACCTTTTCTGATTTATTAGGTGATGGAGGAGGTAGATTAAGATTTGATTTTGGAATTTTAGATAGTAATAATAATTTATTATATTTGATTGAATATGATGGGATTCAACATTTTGAAATAAATTGTTTTGGAAACAATGAAAATGATTTTGATATTTTAAAAAAATATGATAAAATAAAAGAAGAATATTGTAAAAATAATAATATTCCATTAATAAGAATACCATATACAAAGTTAGGGACATTAAATTTACAAGATTTAATGTTATAGAAGGGAGGAATGATAATATGATAATGAGTAAGCGCTTTGAAGTGCATTCGCACACTCATTATTCCTGATGTCTAATTTAAGATTATTAGACTCCATTAATCGTCCTAAAGATTTAATTAATCGAGCAATAGAATTAGGATTAGCTGGTATTGCAATCACAGACCATGAAGCATTATGTTCACATCCTGAGATTAATTTTTATCAAAAAGAAATAGAAGAAAAAAATCCTGATTTTAAAATTGCTTTAGGAAATGAAATATATTTAACAGATACTCGTGATATGGGACAAAGATATTATCACTTTATTTTAATTGCAAAAAATAAAGAAGGTCATAGAGCTTTAAGAGAATTATCTTCAAGAGCTTGGATGAATAGTTATTGGGACAGAGGTCTTGAAAGAGTTCCAACCTTAAAAAGTGATTTAGAAGAAATATTATTAAAGTATCCAAATAGTTTAATAGGAACAACCGCTTGTTTAGGTGGAGAATTAAGTGTTAATACATTAAATTTAATTAATGCAGAAAAGACAGGAGATAAAAATGGCGCGGCAACCGCACATAATAATATAGTAAATTTCTTATTATGGTGTAAACAAGTATTTGGTGAAGGTAATTTTTATATAGAATGTGCACCAGGTAGCAGTCGTGATCAAGTTTTAGTTAATAAAAGATTTCCTGCTATTGCAAAAGCATTTGGATTAAAAATGGTTATAGGTTCAGATGCTCATTATCTTAAAAAAGAAGATAGATATGTTCATAAAGCATATTTAAATAGTAAATTTGGAGAACGTGAAGTAGATGAATTCTATGAATTTGCATATCTTCAAGATAATGAAGAAATAAAAGAAAATTTATATGCATCTGAATTTAGTGATGATTTTATAAATGAAATGTTTGGCAATAGTTATGAAATATATAATAAAATAGAAAAGTTTAGTTTAGCACATGCGCAAACTATACCGCATGTAGAAGTAAAAGAATATCCTAAAATTGATAAAGGTGCATTTGCGCGAGATACGTGGCCTATATTATCTAGTATGTTTGAATCAGATGATAAAATAGAAAGATATTGGGTAAATGAATGTTCTAATAAATTAGAAGAGATTGGAAAATTAAATCATCAATATTTAGATAGACTTGAAGAAGAGGCAGATATTAAAAAAACAATTAGTGAAAAATTGGGAACAAATATGTTTGCTTATCCAGTAACACTTCAACATTATGTAGATTTATTTTGGGAGTGCGGCAGCATCGTTGGTGCAGGACGTGGCTCAAGTTGTTCTGGATTGAATCATTATTTATTAGGTATAACTCAACTTGATCCGATAAAATGGGAGCTACCGTTCTGGAGATACCTCAACAAAGAACGTGTGGAACTTGGGGATATTGATCTAGATCTATGCCCGAGCAAACGTCCTAAGATATTAAATGAAATAAAAAAAGAACGTGGTCAAAATTTTAATAAAGATATAGATGATTTATCAAGAAAAAATTTAGGTTGTACATTAATAGCAACATTTGGCACAGAAGGAACTCGATCAACGATCTTAACCGCTTGTCGCGGTTACCGCAGTGAAGATTATCCAGATGGTATAGATGTAGATACTGCACAATATTTAAGTTCACTTATTCCTAGCGAACGTGGTTTTTTATGACCATTAGATGATGTTATTAATGGAAATAAAGATAAAAATAGAAAACCGATAAAATTATTTATTAATGAAGTAAATATGTATCCAGGTTTATTAAACATAATGTATGGAATTGAAGGACTAGTTAATAAACGTTCAAGTCATGCATCTGGAATTATATTATTTGATGAAGACCCATATGAATTTGGTTCTTTCATGAGAACTCCAAAAGGAGAAGTAATCACAGCTTATGATCTTCATATGTGTGAAGCATGTGGTATGACAAAATATGATTTTCTTGTTACTGAAGTTCAAGATAAATTAGCTGAAGCTATTCATTTATTACAAGAAGATGGAAAAATAGAAAAAGACTTATCTTTAAGAGAAGTTTATAATAAATATTTTCATCCAAATATATTACCTATTGATGATAAAAATATATGAAAAGCACTTCAAGAAAATAATGTTTTAAATATTTTTCAATTTGATAGTGAAGTAGGTTCACAAGCAGCTAAAAAAATAAAACCTAGTTCAATGTTAGAAATGGCGGATGCTAACGGATTAATGAGACTTATGACGGCGGAAAAAGGTCAAGAATCTCCGATGGAAAAATATATTAAATTCAAAAATGATATATCTTTATGGTATAAAGAAATGAGAGAATATGGATTAACTCAAGAAGAACAAAAATCATTAGAACCATATTTTAAAAGTTCATATGGAGTGCCACCTAGTCAAGAGCAATTAATGAAAATGTTAATGGATAAAGATATATGTAATTTTACATTAGCAGAAGCAAATGCTGCTCGTAAAATAGTTGGGAAAAAACAAATGAGCAAAATTCCTGAATTAAAAAATAAAATATTAGAACAAGCTAAATCTTCATGCTTAGGTCATTATATATGAACTTGCGGTATTGGTCCTCAAATGGGATATTCTTTTTCCATAATCCATGCTTTAGCATACTCTTTCATTGGTTTTCAAACTATATATATAGCAACTAAATGAAATCCAATATATTGAAATACAGCCTGTTTAATTGTTAATAGCGGCAGTCTTCAAGAAGATGAAGATTTTGAAGAAGATGAAGAGGGTAATATTGCAAAAAGAGAGCGTGGAACTGACTATGGAAAAATTGCAAAAGCTATTGGAGATATAATATCAAGAGGAATTAAAGTTAGTTTAGTTGATATTAATAAGTCTAGTTATGGATTTAAACCGGATGCGGAAAATAATGAAATTTTATTTGGTATGAAAGCATTAAGTAATATTAATGGTCAAACAATAGATGAAATAATTAAACATAGACCATATGCGGGAATTGCTGATTTTATGGCAAAATGTCCATTAAATAAAAGTGCAATGTTTAGTTTAATTAAAGCAGGAGCATTTGATAAATTAGAACAAAAATGGGCAAATGAATTAAATACTTCCGCAAGAAATATTGTAATGATATATTATATATCTAAAGTATGTGAAGCAAAGAAAAGAATAACTTTACAAAACTTCAATGGTCTTATTCAACATGATTTAATTCCTAAATCATTAGGACTTCAAAAGCAAACTTATTTATTTACAAAATATTTAAAAGCAAATAAAAAAGTTGGTAAATATTATGTTTTTGATAATATTTGTGAAGATTTTTATAATAAACATTTTGATATAGAACAATTAGAAATTATAAATGGTTTAACTTGTATTTTACAAACTAATTGAGAAAAAATATATCAATCTATTATGGATAAAGCTAGAGATTGGGTTAAAGAAAATCAAAATGAAATATTAGAAAAATATAATAATATTTTATTTAAAGAGTGTTGGGATAAATATGCAACTGGTAATATTAGTTCATATGAAATGGAAGCATTATGTTTTTATTATCATGAACATGAATTAGCTCATATAAATAAAAATAAATATGGAATTATTGATTTTTATGAATTACCATCAGAACCTATTGTAGATTATTTCTTTAAAAGAAATGGTAGAGATATTCCTATCTATAAAATATATAAAATTGCGGGAACCGTTATCGGGAAAAATGATACAAGATCTTCAATTACATTATTGACAACTACAGGAGTAGTAAATGTAAAACTTACAAAAGAATATTATGCAATGTTTAATCGTCAAATATCTGAACTTGGAGAAGATAATGTTAAGCATATAGTAGAAAAAGGCTGGTTCACAAGAGGAATTAAATTAGTAGTCGCGGGATTCCGCAGAGATGACACTTTTGTAGGAAAAACTTATACTAATACAGGGTGTCATCAAATTTATAAAATTAGTGAGATTTATAATAATGGTGATATAAAATTAACTCATGAAAGAGAAGGAAATCAAGATGAATAATCTTGTTTTTCTTCTTTTAACAAAAATATTTAATTTAATTAAGATAAAAATGATATAATATGAAAGGTTAAAAATCCTTTAAAATATTTTAAATAACTAAGGAGGTCGATTATGAAAGTCATTAAAAGAGATGGCCGCATTGTAGATTTCGATGCGACAAAAATTGAGAGAGCTATTCTCGCAGCATTTCAAGATGTAGATGGAGAAATTTCTGACTATGCAAAAGAAAAAGCTGAAAATATAGCAAGTTATATTGAAGGATATTATTTAGATGTTAATGAAATGCCTGGGATTGAAGAAATTCAAGATTTAGTTGAAAAAGGTTTGATGAGTTGCAAACGTAAAGATATTGCAAAAGCATATATCCTTTATAGAGAAACAAGAAATAAAATAAGAGAAAAACAATCTAATTTTATGGAAGCAACTTTAAAAACAATTAAAGCAGAAAATATTAAAAATGCTAATGCTAATGTAGATGAATTATCTTTTGGAGGAAGAAAATTTGAAGCTGCAGGCTTATTAATGAAGAAAGTAGCTATGGAAGAATATATCAATCCTATAGTAGCTCAAGCTTTCAAGGAAAACCGAATCTATATCCATGATATGGATAACTACGCTACAGGAATGCATAACTGCCTTTTCGTAGATTTAGCGAGACTTTTACGTGAAGGTTTTACAACAAGAAATGGAGATGTGCGTCCTGCAAATAGTATTAATACAGCTTTTCAATTGACTGCAGTAATATTTCAATGTCAAAGTCAAGTTCAATTTGGCGGAGTAGCTTCCGCGCATATCGATTTTGATTTGGCGCCTTATGTAAGAAAATCTTTTAGAAAACATTATCAAGATGGATTAAAATATATAGAAAATAAAGAAATTAAAATGGAAGGAGATCCATTGCCTATTGATAATAAATTTTATGATATATATCCTAATGTAAAAAAATATGCATTAGATATGACTGAAAAAGAAACTAATCAAGCAGCTCAAGCCTTTTTTCATAATATGAATACATTAGAATCTAGAGCTGGTTCACAAGTTCCATTTAGTTCAATAAATTTTGGTAGAGATATATCTCTAGAAGGTAGAATGGTAATAAAAGCATTATTGAACGCCAGCCTTGATGGAATAGGCAAAAATCATAGAACTAGTATATTTCCAATTTCTATCTTTCAATATAAAAAAGGTGTTAATGCAAACCCTGGAGATCCTAATTATGATTTAAAACAATTAGCTATTAAATCATTATGCAAAAGAATATATCCTAATTTTGTAAATTGTGATTTTAGCGGAGACCATGAAGAGTTCGAAGATCCTGACACTTATAGTGCAAGTATGGGATGTAGGACTAGAATGGGATTCGATAGACATGGTTTAGGATGGAAAAAAGTAGGCCGTGGAAATATATCTCCAGTAACAATTAATCTACCTAAAATTGGAATTAAATATGGAATTTGTTTAAATGAAAGAGAAGAAGCAGATTTAGAAGGTTTCTATAAAGAACTAAGAGAAGTTTTAGAAATAAGTGAATTATGTTTATTAGATAGATATAAATTAATTTGTTCTCAAAAACCTAAGTCAGGTGCTTTCATGTATGATAATAATACAGTGGCAGGCTTTGATGGAGACAATATAGAAAGTGCTGTACGTCACGGAACTCAAGCAATAGGTTTTGTAGGTCTAGCTGAAACTTGTCAAGCTTTATTTGGAAAAAATCAAATAGATAAAGAAACAAGAAAAAAAGCTTTAGATATAGTAAAATATATATTTGATTTTACAAAAGAAGCAAGTGAAAGGAATAATCTTAATTTTAGTTGTTATTTTACTCCTGCAGAAAGCTGTGCAGGTAAAATTTGTAAATTAACAAAAGAAGAGTTTGGAGAAATAAAAAATATTACTGATAGAGAATATTTTACTAATTCAGTTCATGTTCCTGTTTGAGAAAAAGTAGGATTATTTGAAAAAATAGATATTGAAAAAGAATTTAATCCATACGGATTAGGTGGACAAATTACTTATTGTGAAGTGGAAAGTAAAATAATTAATAATCCAGAAGCAATTGAAAAATTAATAGATTATGCTATGGATAATGATATTTGTTATTTTGCAGTTAATTTCCCTATTGATACATGTTTAGATTGCGGGTTAAGTGAAGATATAGTAGATACTTGTCCTGTATGTGGATCTCATCATATTGAACATTTAGCTCGTATTACAGGATATTTAACAACTTCAATAGAAAAAATGAATAAAGCTAAACAAGCCGAAGTACATGACAGATTTAAACATAGTAAAAATACTAATTGGGAGAATATAAATGAAAATTAAATTAGCAGCTCCAGTTCAATTAGAAAGTTTGATAGATGGCCCTGGAATTAGAATGGTAATTTGAAATCAAGGTTGTTTGCAACACTGTTTTAATTGCCATAACCCAGAAACTTGAGATATCAATCAAGGAATCGAATATGATATTGAAGATATAAAACAAATTATTAAAAAATATGCATCAACTCATCAAGGAATCACTTTATCAGGTGGAGATCCTTTTCTACAACCTGAAGCTAATAAAATCCTTGCTGATTATGCTCATGAGCTAGGATTAAATGTATGAGCATATTGTGGCTTAAAATATGAAATATTAAAATTATTACCTAAACAAGAAGAATTGTTAAATAGTTGCGATTTTTTAGTAGATGGGCCTTATATAGACAAAGAACGCGATATAACATTAAAATGGCGCGGTAGCCGCAATCAAAGAATAATAGATATAAAAAAAACACTACAAGATAAGGAGGTTAAGTTATATATTGAAAAATAACTTAATCTCTTTTTTTATTAGGGGAGAGTTTTATGGAAAGAAAAGAAATATGCGATAAAATTTATTATATGGCTAAAAAGAAAAAATCATTTTTAGAAATATGTAAAGATTTAGAACTACAAGATTATGAAGTTATTGGTTTAGTAACTTTAATGACACAAGAAGGATATAATATAGATTTCACTGATGGAGAAATTATTATAAGAAAAACTCCAAAACAAAATCAAGATGTTTATGAAATTCCTTACAATTTAGAACATTTAAAATTATTATTAATAAGTGATACTCATTTATGTTCTAAATATGATAGATTAGATATTTTAAAATATTTATATGCAAAAGCTGAAGATAAAAAAGCACAATATGTTTTACACTCTGGAGATTTTACTGATGGTAAATCTACTAGACCTGAACATATATATGAATTAAAAGAACTTTCTTATGAAGGACAAGTTGATTATTGTGTAGACAAATACCCTTACTTTAGCGGAAAAACTTATGCTATTCAAGGTAATCACGATGATTGGTGGTATAAATCAACAGGGAGCGAAATAGTAAAAGCAATAGCTAAACAAAGAGATGATATAATATATCTAGGCCCAGATGTTGCAGATTTAAAAATTGGAAAATTAAAAATTAGGTTATTCCATGGACAAGGCGGCGGTGCATACGCTAAATCATATAAATTACAAAAATATTTAAACACAATCCCTCTTGAAGAGAGACCAGATATATTACAAACAGGACATATCCATCAAAGTTTCTATATGAAACAAGATAAAACTCATTGTTTTCAAACTAGCTGTTTAGAAGATCAAACACCTTATTGTAGAGGACTAGGTCTAGCAAATGATAAATCTTGTTGGTGGGTAGATGTAGATTTTGATGATAAAGGAAATATACATAAAATAATCCCTGAATTAGAAACATTTGGAGAAAAGAAATTAATCAAAAGAAAATAATTAAATATTTATATTTTTGACTAAAAATAAAAAATATGATATAATATTCATATAAAATAATGAAAGGTAAATTCAATATGATAAAAAGAATATTAAGTTATGATAATGAGGAAGATAAAAATATATTAGCTCAAAAAAGTCAACTTGTAGATAATATTGCAGATATTCAAGAATTAATTCAAGATTTAAAAGATACATTACATGCAATTCCCGATGCAAAAGGACTTTCTGCAATTCAATTAGGTATTAATAAAAGAGTTTGTTTTTGCTCTTGAGGCGGAGATGAAGTTATTTTAATTAATCCTGTTATTACAAGAACAAGAGGAAATCAAGAATTTTTAGAAGGCTGTTTAAGTGTACCTTTTAAATATAAAAAAATTCCAAGAGCTCAAAAAGTATGGTGTACATATTTAGATGAAAATGGACAAGAACAAGAAATTGCACAAGGCGGCCGCATGAGTGATATTATTCAACATGAATTAGATCATTTTGAAGGAGTTTGTCAATTATATGAAGAAAAAACGTCAAATAATTAAAATAAGAGGCTTATCTATTGGATATACTTCAGATATGGTAACTATTTATAATAGTTATACAGTAACAAGTGAAAAAGCAAAATATGAAATTTGTGAAGAAATTTTAAATAAAATTAAAAATTATGATAGCCAAAGAACTATTAAATCTTTAGTAGATGAATGAGAAGCTCATAATTTTCTTTGAAATTTAGGATTATTTAAAAAACATACTATAGATTGTGATTTTGAAAGTGAGCAATCTAAATTTTATACTATTATATATAAATATTTATCAATAATTGCAAGAAAGGTTAATAAAAAATGGCAGAAGAAGAAAAAATATTAAATTTTGGAACTTTATATGATATGAATAAAAATATAGTTAAACAAAATGAAATAAAATTAAATGAAATATTATTAAATAGTAAAAAACAAATTATTACTGATTTTATAAAAAAATGTAATAATAATTATTACATGTTATTGTGTAATGAAAGAAAAGATTACACAGTTTTTAGATGGGTTAATATCTGTAATGATAATGATGCAAAAGAAATTGCAAAGATATTAGTTGATGAATGTCTTACTAATAGAGGTGAAATTCGTGGAATTGATTTAACCCAATCAAAAGACGCTATTGAAATATGAATGGTAATAGATGATGAAGCTTATGTATATTATTTTTTCCCATATGATATTGCAGTTATTGAAGTAGGAGGTTATTAATGAAAAAAATAGTTAGTGTAATAAAACCATTTACATTAGTTCAAAATATTTTTGTTTATGAAAACACAGATAAAATTGCAACATATACATCTAATTTAAATGATATTCAAAATATATTATTAAATTTAGCTGAAGAATATCAAATTAATAATATTAGTTTAGTAGGTTCAAAAAAATTTTCAAAAGGAATTAAAGAAAAAATAGAACAGGCGGAAATGGTTAAATATAATGAAAACAAATTAAATATAAATTTAATTAATTAGGAGGAGATAATGAAATATTTAATAAATACAACTGAAATTTATAGAGTAAGTTCAGAAGAAGAAGCTACAACTTTAATAGAGGAAGCTAAAAAAGAAAGTGGATATACTTTAAGTAAATATGGAACTCAATATAAAGAAAAAAAACAAAAAGGTGAAGTAGTTGATTATTGGTGGAAAGTTACTTTAGTTAAGAGTTTTAATAATGAACGCGAACCTGAAGTTGATGTAGATATAGAATATAATGTAGGAAGTGCTTTTTAAATGTTTGGAATAGATATACTTGGTAGATATAATGATAAATTAATTAAATATACAAAATTAAATGAATACGCACAAGAGCCAACTAGAGGAAGCGCGGCGGCAGCCGGTTATGATCTTTATGCCGCCATAGAATCTCCTATAGCGATTCCCGCACATTCAACTATAAAAATAGGAACAGGATTAGCTTTTGAATTGCCTGAATATACTTTTGGAGCTATCTTCGCAAGAAGTGGATTGGCTACTAAACAAGGACTTCGTCCTGCAAATTGTGTTGGAGTTATAGATTCTGATTACCGAGGTGAAGTAATGATAGCTCTTCATAACGATACGAATGAAGAAAAAATAATTGAGCCCAATGACAGAATTGCTCAAATGGTATTAATGCCATATATTCCAATAATGTTTGAAGAAGTTGGATCTCTAGAAGCTACAGAACGTGGCGAAGGTGGATTTGGAAGTACGGGGGTATAAATAATAATGGATAATAGAATACAACAAATATTAAAAGCAGAACAAGAAAGACAAAATAATAATATAGAATTAATAGCAAGTGAAAATTATGCTAGTGATGCCGTAAGAGCTTTACAAGGAAGTATTTTTACAAATAAATATGCTGAAGGATATCCAGGTAAAAGATATTATGGCGGATGCGAAAATATAGATGATATGGAAAATTTAGCTATTGAATATGCATGTAAATTATTCAATTGTAAATATGCAAATGTACAACCGCATTGTGGCAGTAGCGCAAATATGGCAGTCTATAGAGCATTACTTAGTAAAAATGATGTTGTATTAGGAATGGATTTAAGCGCTGGTGGACATTTAACTCATGGACATGCTTTAAGTTTTAGTGGACAAGATTATAATATTGTAACATATGGAGTAGATAAAAATGGTTATATTGATTATGATATAGTAAATGATATAGCTCATATAATGAAACCAAAAATGATTATAGCAGGTGCTTCCGCCTATCCTAGAACAATAGACTTTCAAAAATTTAGAGAAATCGCTGATGAAGTAGGAGCATATTTAATGGTAGACATGGCACATATTGCAGGATTGGTTGCTACTGGGTTACACCCCAGTCCATTCCCATATGCTGATGTGGTTACATCAACTACTCATAAAACATTAAGAGGTCCTAGAGGTGGAATTATACTTACCAATGATGAAAAAATTGCTAAAAAAATAAATAAAACAATTTTCCCTGGCATTCAAGGAGGACCTCTAGAACATATTATTGCCGCTAAAGCACAATGTTTTTATGAAGCATTACAACCTAGTTTTAAACAATACCAAATTCAAGTATTAAAAAATATTAAAATATTAGCAGAAGAATTAGCAAATAATGGAATTAAAATTATTAGTAATGGAACTGATAATCATTTAATTTTAATAGATATATACAATTCATTAGGTATTACTGGAAAAGAAGCAGAAACATTATTAGATCAAGTTCATATTACAGTAAATAAAAATACTATTCCTAATGAAACTTTAAGTCCAATGCAAGCCAGTGGATTAAGATTAGGTTCACCTGCAATGACAACAAAAGGATTTAAAGAAGAGGATTTTAAAGAAATAGGAAATATTATTTATATAGTATTAACTAATAAAGAAAATAAAGAAATTTTAGAAGAACAAAAACAAAGAGTGTTAACTTTAACTAATAAATATAAAAGTGATAGATAATCACTTTTTATTTTACAAAAATTTTGACAGCTCTAGAATTTTATGATATAATTAAATATAAAGAGAGAAGGATTTTGTTATGAATAATAAAATAGATATAGTAGTTTCATATTTAGATGATCAAGACCCTATTTGAAGACAAAATTTTAATTATTGAAAACAATATGAAATTATTAATAATATAATAAATCCAAATAGCCCACAAGCTTTTGGAGAAGAAAGAACTAGAAATTGAGACTTTATGCAATATTGATTTAGAGGAGTAGAACAAAACTGCCCATGAGTTAATAAAATATTTTTTATAATTCAAAATGAAAATCAAATTCCAAAATGATTAAATAAAAATAACCCAAAATTACGAATAGTATATCATAATGAATTTATTCCAAAAGAATTGCTTCCAACTTTTAATGGAATGACTATTCATTTATATATTAATCAAATTCCTGACTTAAGTGAAAATTATATTATGTGTGATGACGATTGTTTCTTTTTTAATCCTATAAAAGAAGAAAAATTTTTTATTAATAATGTTGCACAACATGAAGATAATCAAATTCCTTATGGATATTTCTTTGATGGAGATGAATTTCTTCATGTAATGAATAATAATTTTGATTTAGAAAAAAAATATACAAATGAACAAATTAAATATCATTTTTATCATTTACCCGCAGCAAGAAAAAAATCTTTTGAACAACAAATATTAAAAGAAAATTATAATGAAATTCTAAATGCTCAAATAAAAAGTAAATTTAGATATAAAACTAATTTAGATGCAAATATTTATAGCAATATCTTAAAACTAACAAAAAATTGTAATATACAACCAAAAAATACTATGTATAATAATAGTGCTTATATTGCATTAAAACCTGGAATTAATTTCTATAATTATAAAGATAAAGAAATGATTTGTTTTAATGATGTAGATTTAGTAACAGGTCATTTTGAAGAAATAAAACAATCTCTTATAAATTTTTTACAAAATAAATTTCCAAACAAAAGTTCGTTTGAGGTGTAGATATGGAACAAAAATTTTTTAGTATTATAATTCCTAATTATAATAATTCAACTTATTTAGAAAAATGCTTAAAATCAGTATTAAATCAAACTTTTACTGATTATGAATTAATTGTAATAGATGATGTATCAACAGATAATAGCATTGAAGTTATTAAAAAAGTATTTAATCAATATCCTAATAGAAATACAAAATTAATAGAATTAAAAGAAAAAGCCTGAAATGGCGGCAGCCGCAATATAGGAATTAAAAATTCAAATGGAAAATATTTTTTATTTTTAGATAGTGATGACTGATTTTTAAATAATACTATTTTTCAACAAATCTATGATTTTATTATTACTAATAATGAACCTGAATTAATAAGACTATCTTTTGATATATTAACTGATAATAATTGACAATTTACTATATGGTTAAAAGAAAAAAATTTAGATGAATTAGCTAACTCATGTTATGTTGCTTCTTGAATAAAATGTATTAGAGCTGATAAAATGATACTTTTTGAAGAAGATACATTAATGGAAGATGCAATTCAACATATTAAACAAATTGATGTTTTAACAAATTTTAAAGTTTTACAACTTTCCGCAGTTTGTCATAATACATTAAATCCTAATCAATGTAGTTCACAAAAAAACAAAAAATTGCAAAATGCAAAATGAGAAAAGTCAATGCTTAAATTTTATCAAAGTTTATTAGATTTAAAATGCAATCATGATTATTGTGAAAAAAGAAGATTATGAAAAATAGCAGAAGCAAAAGGAAATATAGAACGCGGGGAGGCTTGGCAATAATGAAATTAAGTATAATAACTCCTTATTATAATTGTTTAAACTATCTTCAAAATTTAATTAATATTTTAGAACCTCAATTAACTAATGAAGTAGAATGAATTATTATAGATGATGGATGCCATGAACAAAAGTTAGATAACATAAATGCAATAATAATTCATCTTCCTCAAAATAGCGGATGCGCGGGAATTCCGCGTAATTATGGCTTAGATGTTGCAAAAGGAGATTATATTACTTTTGTAGATGCAGATGATTTAGTTTCAAAAGATTTTATATCTAAAATAATAAATAAAATTAATATATCAAGATTTGATTATTGCTTAATGAGTTGAGAAAAAATAGATAAATCTTTCTATGTAGATGTTACTACTGGAAGGCCAGATTGAAATTGTAGCGTTTGAGGAATTATTTATAATAGAAATAATTTAAAAAATATTCGTTTTAATAATAAAAAATTTGCAGAAGATTATGATTTTAATACCACAGCATTAAAAGGTAAAGAAGAAAAAATTACTGACTATCTTTATTATTATAATAGTAATGAAAATGGATTATCTGCAAATTGGAAAGGATAAAATATGGAAGAAGAAAAATATTATACTAATATATTCTATTTTGATAGAATTAATAAAATAGGTGGAGTAGAAACATTTTTTTATGAAATCGCAAAAAAATACTGTGATAATGATATTACTATATTTTATTCTACTGGAGATTTAGATCAAATAAAAAGATTAAAACAATTAGTAAGAGTAGTACCTTATAATGGACAAAAAATAAAATGTAAAAATGTATTTTTTAATTATAATTTAAGACCTATTGATAACATACAAGCAGAAAAATATTATGAAATTATTCATGCTAATTATAAAGATTTAGGTATTAATCCAAATGTTCATCCTAAAATTGATGAATATATTGGAGTAAGTCAATCTGTATGTGATGCCTTTACAGAATTAACTGGTTTACCTTGTACATTATGTTATAATCCTATTACAATAGAAAAACCTAAAAGAATTCTATATCTTATTTCCGCAACAAGATTAACAAGAGAAAAAGGAAAAGATAGAATACTTAAATTAGCAAAAGCATTAGATAATGCAGGAATTCCTTATATATGAACAATATTTACTAATGATACTAAAGCAATAAAACATCCTAGAATCATATTTATGGAACCTCAATTAAATATTAGAGATTATATAGCAAAAGCAGATTATACTGTCCAATTAAGTGATACTGAAGCTTACTGTTATACTATGATAGAAAGTCTTCTTTTAGGTGTTCCAGTTATAGTAACTCCTTGGAAATGTTTAAAAGAATTAAATATTGATAATAATTGTGGCTTTATACTACCTTTTGATATGAATAATATTCCTGCAAAAGAAATATATGAAAAAAAATTTAATATAAATTACCAATTACCACAAACAAAATGAGATAATTTTATTACTAAAAGTAAAACTACATATCCAGAAGAAAGAAAATGGCGTTATAGAGTTGAAGCTTTAAGAACTTATTTAGATAGAGGATATGTAGATATAGAATTAGGTTATGTTCCAAATGAAGGTTCAAGATGAGTAGTGTCTAAAGATAGATTAGATTTATTATTAGGTGAAAATAGCATGTTAGAGCCTTATGTAAAATTAATTGAGGTGATTAAAGATGAAAATCCTAGCATTGGATCTTAGTACAAAAAGCTCTGGATGAGCATATTTTGATAATGGAGAATTAATAGACCATGGATGTATTACTTCAGCTTCTACTGATTTAATAAAAAGAATATATAAGATGAAAGATGGAATTGCGGGAATCCTTGCCCAATATCCTGTAAGCAAGATTATTCTAGAAGAAGTCAGACCTGAAGGCGGTTATGGAGTTGGAAATACAAAAACTCATCGAGCTCTTATGTGACTTCAAGCGGCAACCGCATTTCTATTATATGAAAAATTTCCGCATATAGATATTGATTATATTTATCCTAGTTCTTGGCGTGCAACACTAGGTATTAAAAATGGAAGAGGTATAAAAAGAGCTACATTAAAAGAAGCAGATATACAATTTGTAAAAGATAAATATAATATCAATGTAAATGATGATGAAGCTGATGCAATTTGTATAGGATTAGCGCAATACAAAGAACAAGATAATAATGAATTCAATTGAGGAGAATAAAAAAAAGAGATGGATTAAACCATCTCTTTTTTATTTGCTATTCTAATTCTCCAATTGCTTTTACATTTGTTAATTGAGGGAATCTATTCATAATCCATCTTTTTGCAGTATCATCTGCAACAATAATTAAGCAATTAGTTTTAACTCCATTAAACATATTATCATATGTATCTACTTTATTAAAATTAAAATTACGAATATCTAAATTAACTAAACTAGTGCAATTAGCAAACATATAACTCATATCAGTTACTTTTGAAGTATTAAAGCTACTTAAATTTAAATTTACTAAATGACTACAAGCATAAAACATATATCTCATATTAGTAACATTATTTGTATTAAACTTAGACATATTTAAATTTTCTAAATAATCACAATAATAAAACATTGTTGCCATAGTTTGTAAATTAGAAGTATCTAAGTTCGCTAATTCATTATTTAATTCATATCCCTTGTATTCTCTAAAAGAAATAAATCTAGGTGCATATGGAGTAACAATATTATCTATTGCTGTACTCATTTCTTCAGGTTTATATTTTGTTTCAGTATTATTTTTGTTACGAATACTATTAGCTACATTATTTAAATAGTCTTCTGTAACTAGTACTTTTTTCTTTTTCATTAAAATTCTACCTCGTCTCCATTAGTAATACTATTAATTGCTTCATCTATTGCCGCATTCATATCTTCAGTTGTAGGATAATCAGATAAATCGACTGTTTGAGTACCTAATTTTTCTCAATCATTAGTATAAATATATTCATCATATAAATTACCTGTTTCATCTTCACTATTTCTTAATAAATAAATAGTAGTGGTACTTATTTCACTTACAGGTAAGCTATCTACAACTTTAATAGCAAATTTAGGAATTGCGCTAATCATTGCATTGACTTCTTCTTTTGTATATCTATCATCAATTAAAGCTCGTAATTCAGAGTCATCATACTCCACAGAATCCCCTTTAGGACCTTTTAGGCTAGGAGAAACATAAATAGATCCATTAGTTAAAGTAACTACTAATTCATAATTATTATTTACTATTGCAGATACTACTCCAACTCCATCTATTCCTTTAGGACCTCTAAGACCTAAATTTGAAATATTAAAACCTATATTAGTATCTTCAACTTTACCATTTAAATTAGCCATATTATGATTCCTCCTTTATACTTTCTGGATACAATCTAAAAATTTTAGGCCCTTCTTCATCATATCCAAGTAGCATTTGTGCAGCAGATGAATCTGGATTTAATTCTATATCATACCAATAATCAGTCGGTTTATTTATTACAGTTCCTATTTTAGAATCGAAGCTTGTGACAGACAAAGAAACTTCTTGGCTATCTTCCTCTACTATTGAATCAACAGACATAACAACTAAATTTTCTTTACCTTCTTTAGTAACATTTAATCTTAAAACATCTCCGGCAGAAAATGTATAAGGATTACCTTCTGGGTCTGTTGCCCCAAAAGTAAGAGTACCTGAGGCGCCCCTAGTTACTTTTAAAGTTGTTCCATCCGCATCTATTTTAAACATAGTATCAGCCTCCTTTTTAAAATTTTCTATTTATATTTAATTTTTATTTAAAAATAGTTAATTATAATTGACCAAAAAAAAAGAAATTACAATTGAGATTGTAATTTCTTAAATACTTTATTTGTTATAGTTATTATTTCTTGTCCATAAGTAGCAATTATATCCGCAATTATTTCTTCTTGTTCGAGAGAAAGATAAATATTATAAGAAAACATCGCGGCATGTACTATTTCATGACAAAGTACTTTCTTTAGCATACTTCCTTTTAAATTATTTGCTAAATATATGATTTTAGTATCATTATCACATGCGCCGATTGTGCGCCTTCCATCCTCACGAATAAAAATTGGATTATGAGGACTTGTAAATTCAACTTTTCATCCTATTCCATTAAATATAAACATTTTATTTTATTTTTTCTGCTAAAGTCATAAGTTTATGAGAAAGAATTTCTTTTTCTTCTGGAGTAGAATCATTAATCATATCCATAACATCTTCACTTAATTCATGCATATATTTTTCTAACTCATGAATTTGTTTTTCTTTTCCTTCATGCATTTCTTTAGATTCCATATACATACGTCTAGATGTTCCACTTCTTCCTTCACGATAATCTCTTGGATATATCATATCATAATCATGCATTCCACGGTCATAAGCACTTCCGTAATACATACGTTCTGAAGATGGATATGCTCTAGTTCTATAATGTCTAGTATCTCCATCCATATACATAACTGGATAATACATTATTTCTTTTTCTTTTTCATCTCTATCTTCCATAGCTTTAACAACTGTGCAATAGTAAATTGTTTCTTCTAAATCTTTAATCATATCTACTACTTCACCTAATTCCGCAGCATTAGTATTAGATAAATCTCCCATTTGACTTTCAACACAAGTCATTAATCTTTCTTTCATAGCTTTTAATCTTTCCATATTACGCCACCCTTTCTACAATTAAATTAGCATTTTCAACTAAAATATTGCCTTCACTTGTATTTTCTACACTAACTTGGACACAACATCCTGCTGGGACATCTATATTCATTTCTCTACTCACATTAAAGAATTCTTCAACTGCTGCAGGTGTAACTATCATATTTGAACTAGCTACAGGTTCTCCATCAAGAGCAAATGCTATTGAAATTGCACCTACTGTTCCACCAGTTGGAACTGCAATATTTCCTCCAAAAGATACTTTAAATCTTGCACGAGGTTGGCAGCAAGTTAGACCTCTTAAAGAAACTAACCCACTACCTTCTCTATGCATTATGGAGTTATTGCCACGTACTGCGACATCTGTAAATAAAACTACTTGGTTTGGCGCAACTGTTTGTTGTGCCACTGCTGTAAATTCTGCCATCTTTTATTACCTCCATTTATTATTTTTTAAATTAAAAATTATAGTTATTATAATATCCATTGCAGCAATAAGGATTTGGTACATTATATGCTGGAACTGGACTTGGTCTTAAAGCATCTACTAAGTATTGATTTTGTGCAGCTTGAGATGCAGCTAATCTTAATCCTTGGTTTTCGCTTTCTAATGCAGCAATTTTATCATTAGTTAATCTTTCTAAGATAGCTCTAGTATTAGCATTTTGATTGTCAACTATATCTCTAGTTTGGTCGCAAATAGCTTGTTGAATTGCATTATTTTGAATTGCTAAGTTATAGTTAGTATCTGAGAAACCTTTTTCAACTTGGTATCTCATATCGCAACAACAGCTAGACATTTGATTACCTAATGCAGTAATTTGAGTTCCAATATCAAAAGTATTTCTCATACCATTAACGTTAACATCATTTAATCCTGCTTGAACTTGGTATCCTAAATTAGTAATACCTCCAGTAATTGCGTTTCCAACTCCGTTAATAGTTCCATTTAAGTCACAAATACCTTGTAAAACACTTGTAGATAAATCATGATAATCGTTACTTAAATCAATTCTAGTGCTTCTCATTGTGTTTTGTAAATCTGAGAATCCCATTTCTTGGTTTAGATCAGCTCTTGTTAATGCTCCTTGTGCGGCAGCACCATTAAAGCCATTTCCTCACCAACCATTTCCTCCAAATCCGCCAAATGCGAATAAGAATAAAATAATAATCCACCATCCATCGCTACCGAAGCCATTTCCAAAGAAACCTCCATCACGATTTCCAGTTGCGGCAGCTATATCCGCTAAGCTGTAACCATTATTTGAGCTAAACATATAAACTCTCCTTTCTTATAAATATATATCTATATCTTTAAAGCTTAAAAAAATTTTTAAAAGCTTTAAATTCTTTATCATAATCCATTCCGCGTTCTTTAGCAATATTACGAACAACTGTTTCTATTTCATTAGTCTTTCCTTCTTTAATTAAATCAGCTAAATTCTGCATAATTGGATTTCCTTGACTAGCAGCCTCATTCACCATATTAGAAACAAGAGCTGAAGGGTCTTGATTTTTAAAACTACTAATTAATTTTAACATATCTTGAGGACTTTTAATAAGCATTTACCTTCTCCTCCTTCGCGGCGGTAGTTGCTTTAGAGATCGGTTGAACTGGCCCTGCCGCAATTATTTTATCTATTTTTTCATTCAACATATTAATTTTTTCTAATAATTCATCTCCGCTGTCTTGTTTAGTTATTTCTTCTGCTATAATAGGTTTATAAGTATTAATTTGAGTAGTTCCATTTCCATTCCAAGACTTTACATAAATTTCACTTAAATCTCCTTTTGGAAAAACTCCAAATCCGCCGAATGGAACTTCATTAGCTTTAACCATATCTATGCTATCAACAACCTTACCTTGTAATCCTATAATTGTAGATTGAGATTGTTGAGGCTGATACATATTTCCATAAGAATAGTTATTATAATAATTGTTTGGATAATAATTCATATTAATCTCCTCTCTTTCTGTTTATATATAAGTTTTTATTAAAACTCATTTTTTAAACTTGTCAAATTTTTATTAAAATTTCATTAATTTAACAGGAAAAATAAAATTTTTAAAACCAATAATCATTTTATCATATTTTTTATTTTTTCTTGCCAAAATAGAAAATTTGCTATAAAAAAATAAGCAAAAAAAAATAACTCCGCAGAGTTATTTTTAAAATCTTTCTAAAGCTCTTTTTGCATTTATGGTCATTGTTCCATTATATTCAAGAGGAATAGAAATATTAGAGATTATATAATCTCCATATATATTACTATTTTTATTATAAACACTAATTCTTGTATTAGGTTCTAAATAAAAAATAGGTAAAGCTTGAATTGTAATATTTTCATTATAACTAGTTTCTTCGTGCAATAGCATCTTAATTTCATTATATGCAGAATTACTAGAACCTCCAATAGCAAGTAAATTATAAATTTCAGTATTAATTTGAATAAAAGGTTGATTTCTATTTTCACATTCAACACGCTTTTCCGCAGTATCTGGTTGACCTAATTCAATTAAAACAAAATCAGGAATATTAGGTTCAAATATACAATTTATATCATTATTACTTATAATATGGGTTCTTTTACCTATATTAGATATACTAAATTGAGATATTAAATCGCTAGAATCAATAAAATCTAAATAATAATCTATATTACTAGGATTATTTAAAACTTCATCTAAAAAATCTCCTGTATAAATAGTTTCTCCATTTTCTATATAAGAATTTTTCTTTAAATCATAGATTTTAGGTCATTCATTTATTAATTCTAAATAATAATTATTAGATTCAAGACCTAAAGGATCTGCTTGGATACCTTGTAAATATAATTCAGATCTTCAATCTGTAGTTTTAACTTTTACAAAATTAGAGCTATCCGCAGCTTTATATGTCTTATCATCTGGATCTCAATAATAAATATATCCAGTATCAATAGCTTGATAATAAGTACCTACTTGTCCAACATTGGCGGAAATAGCAGCATAATTAGTATATTTAATAGGCATTTTTGCTTTTATCAATTCATCATCAGGGTCTTGATAAAAAAATACTTCATATATATTACCTATTTCAGGTTTTTTATCAATAGCTAAGTGATATCTAATAGGCATATCAATTCCATTTAAGCTTTTCTTAATTCCTCATACAATAAAATCATTTTTTATTTTACTATATTGAGGGCTATTAGAATAAGAAGATATTAAATTACTTTCATTAAAATTATAAACTGATTTTCCATTATATAAATCAATTAAATAATTATCTTTATTCATATTTCTTAAATCAATTGTTGCTTGAGTAGTATTTAAATAGTTTTTTATTTCTTGAAAATGAAAAATTCCATTAATATCATAAAAATATTCATAATTACCTAACATATTTTTTATTTTATCTAAAACAGAACAAACTGTTTCTCCAGAATTTGCAGATAATTCACTTGGACAAATAAAATCTTCATAAATATAACCTACATCCATACCATAAGTAAAAGTTTGATATGTATGTCCTGTTGTATCTGCATAATTAGTAGACATTGAATATGTATTACTATCATTAATTAAATATAATGGTGTATCACCTATTCATCTCATTACTTTTTTAATTCTTAAAGGGATATCAGATACAATTATTTTATCTAATGATTCATTTCCATAATGATTAACAACTTCAGTAATAATTTGTGAAAATGTAGGATATTCATATATCCAATCTCCATTTTCATCTAAAACTTCATATCTATCAAATCTAACTGCGGCTGGTAAGGTTCCTCCGCATTCGCCATCTAAAAAACACATTTTATCTTTTAAAGACACTTGTAAAGTAGTTTCTGTAGTAGAACTACTTAATACCGGGTCAAACATAGTATAGATTCCTAATGGATATCAAATAATAGGATGGTTAAGATATTTAGAAGTAAAATTTTTATATCCTACTTCTAAATTTATTTTTTTATTTATTGAGAGCAAATTATTTATATTAGTAATATTATTTATTTGCGGATTTAATAAACAAGATAAATTTAGCGTTCTTCTCATGCTAGAATCTCCACTAATATTGATATTCCCGCCAGTTACTATTCCTTGAATCTCTTGAATAGGTTCTTCTTTTCAATTCAAAACAGTAATTTTTACATATTGGTCTTTTAATTTTAAATTATCTATTTGTATTAAAAACTCTTTATCTTCTAAATATTCATATATTTTTTTCATATTTTACCTCCTAATCATTATTAGTGGATAAAATTTGATAATCTTTGCATTTAGAAAAAGAATACTCATCTATCTCATAAGCAGTAGCGGTAAAATTATAAATTCGTCTACCTAAAGTTTGATTAGGAGATAAATTTACATCTAATATTTTAATTAAAAAATTTCCTTCAGTAGTAGATTTAAATAATTTAACTTCATCATTAGTTAAAAAATCTAATACTAATTTTCTAAACTCTCTTTCATAAACTCAATCATTATACTCATTAATTCTTCTATACTCATTATTATTATAATCATTATAATAAGTTAAATTATTACTACCTAATAATTCTGCTCTTGATGTAAATAAATTATTATCATCTTCTAAACAAGAGATAGTTCCTCCTAAAGGAAATTGAATATAATTCATATTACTATTTCTATAAATAAAAGGAAATTGACTTCCAATAGTTTCTGTATGAGTTTCTCCTAAAGTGCGTTTAAAAGAACTTATGTTTGGATCGAATTTAATTTTTAATTGTCTATCTTTCCCTACTAGAAATATATCATCAAACAATAGCATAAAAGGCTCACCAGATGCGGAAATAGGTACTCCTCTTCCTTGATTACTTTTCTTTTGAGCTAAATATTTATAAAATATACCACTTTCAATAGTATAATCATATCAAGTATAATTTGCGGCGACCGCATTAAATGAACAACTATTTACATCTTCTCATATTGTAAAATTAGTTCTACTAGAAGATCTTCTAATAATTATATCTCCACTAATAGGTTCAATACTAGTTAAAGAAATTTTAAATCTACCATTTTCTTCTTGGGGTTCAACTGCTAAAGTTGCATTTAAAGTTTCTCCACTTCCTTCAGAAGTTTCAAAATAATAAGTTAAAATTTTATTATATAAATTAGCAGTTTCATATTCTAAAGTAAAATAATATAAAGTATCTTCTTCTAACATATAATTAAGAGAATAATTTATTTCATTTGGATCAGTAAAAGTATTTGTATAAATATTTCCGCTATCTTGAAGTAATTCATCTTCTTCAGAATATAATTTAATTCTATAACTTTTTAAAGAATCTTGTTCTGCAGAGTCAGTAAATGATAATCTACCAACTATATCAACATTATTAGTTGGTAATGTTACAACTTCTTCTGGATCAAAATTTTGTAAATCTAAAATAGGTTTACTAATTCCACGAACTAGACATACAGAAGACCATTCTGAAAAATATTGTAAATTAGCGGCAAGTCAGCTATCAATTGCTTGAGGCGTATCTAAGGATACATTAGCGGCATCCGCGCCAGTAAATCTTAATTGTATTTTATAATATTGATTATTCTTAAATCCACCTTGAATATCGCTAGGGAGAATATCTATATAATATTTATAATCAGTAGTTATATTATTATCTTCATTAATATTACTTAACATAATTTCACATGGATATTTAGTATTATCTAAAACAGTTTTATTAGTATTTTGATTTGTTACTGTAATTTGAATATTTTTTAAATTTTCAATATTATTATAAGCAGTAATAGAAAAATATACTCTACAAATATTTTCGCTAGCAACTGTACTATCGACTAAAAAAGCTGGCATATAAGTAGCTACCGCAGGTGGGAATATATTATTATTAATTGCCATATTTTATCTCTCCTTTTCCTCTAATTATTTTATTCATTCTCTTTATTCTTTTTATTTATTACTGAAACGATAGGTAAATCTCTAATATCTGTCATAAAACCATCAATAAAAGTATTTCCATCTTCTTCTTTATAATGTTTGTATCTAGCTTCAATACATTGTAAATTGTAATCATCTATATAACCTAATTGATAACAAAAATAATGATGTTTTTCAGTAATTCATGCTTTAATGTCATCTTTATCAGAAGCAATTAGAATATTCATATTTTTATTAATATTTTCTAAACATTCTTTACAAGATAATATTTGTTCCTCATGAGAAATTAATTTTTTTACTATTTCTTGCTCTTTTGCTTTTTTATCATATTCTTTATCAATTGGAAATCTAAATCTTTTTTTAGCCCAATCATAAAAATCTATAAAACCTTTAATAGCAAAACTTAACATTACTATAAAAATAAGAACTTCTTCAAGGGTGTAATTTTTTAATAAATCTAACATAGTATTTTCAACCCTCCTTATAAAAATTTATCTATATATCTTTTAAAAAAAGATATAGATAATTAAATAGAAATGACCAAATAAAAAAAGAGAGTATATAATTACTCTCCTTTAAAAGTTCAACCTAATGCATGAGCAGTGTTCTTACCTACGATACCATCAACTGTAAGTTTCTTTTTCTTTTGATAAGCTTTAACTGTTTTAATAGTCTTTTTATCATAAGTTCCTGAAACTTTTATTTTTAATGTTTTTTGTAGATGTTTTACATCATCACCTTTGCATCCACTTTTTAATATTCTATCTAAATCATATGGTTCAGTAAAATCACAAGGATTATAAATAAAACCTTGAAATGTATATTTAGCTCCCATATAATAATTTTTAGATTTTAAATATCTTTTAGTATAATATCTGCTTCCGCCATAAGCACTATTAGAAGTAAGTACATCTCCATTATCAAATACTTTTTCTACAAATGCTACATGCCCAGCACCATCATCAGGATTGCCAGCTTTACCTTTTCTCCAACAAATAACTGCTCCTACTTTTGGAGTTTGACCTCTTTTATATCCATCTTTTTTATAAGGGAAATAATTTTCAGCATTACCGGTTGGTAATTTATCATATTTATTATAATCAGTTTTTTCTTGGCTTTCTAACCAACGTCCATGTACCATTCCTACACAGTTAGGTAAACAAGAATGTGTTCTAGTGTTTATTTCCATTGCGCGATTATATCCGCCTTTGCCTGCTTTTAAATAAAACTTATTAGTTTCACTTGGTGCGGAAAGTCTTTCTTTGAATTTCATTCTTACTCCTCCTCTGACTCAGTATCTATAGATTCTAAATCGTCTTCATTAAAAGTATCTTGTTCTTCTTCATCTTGCTCTTTTTTAAATTTAATTGAACCATGAACTACATCATAAGTTCCACCCGCTAAAAGACCACTTAACGCGATAGCACCATTAAAATCTTTAGTAAAGCAGTAATGAACAATAGCTATAATAAGACCTATTCCAAAATTTTGAAATGGAATTAAATTATTATTAATAAAATTACTTTTTTTACTTAAATTACCTAAAATTAATGTTAAGATAATTGTAAAAATTTGAATTAAAGCATCTTCCATTTTAATTTCCTCCTTTATATTCTATAATATATTATTAAAAAAAGAACAAAAATATTAAATAAAATAGACCAATTATGCTTCTGTATTAGATTCTTTTTCTTCTTCTTCTTTAATTTCAGATTCTAATACTTCTTTTTTTTGATTAGCTAAATAATTTTGATAGCTTTCATATATATCTCTATAAATATCTTTTACAATATAAAATACTTGTTCAAAAGATAATTTATTAAATTGACTATTTATTAAATTAGCTAATTCTTGTTTAAATTCTTCCATTTTTTATTTTGTCTCCTTCTAACTACTAATTCTATATAAAACATACACTTTAATTTTTGTATCATCAGCTACTAATGGATTTGAACTATGAGTATTTTTTATAATTAATTTTGCATATGATCCATCTAAATATTGTCCATATACATTTATATATGATGACCTTGAGCCTGAGCAATAGTATCCAACTAATCCAATAGGAGTATAATTTGCTTTTGATATATCAATTGCTAATGTTTCATTATCTCCTGATGCAAGTTCTCCTGTATATGCTTCTTTTGTTTCAGTTATAAAGTCAGTTAATAAAGCATATTTTGTTCCATTGCCATCATATACTTTCCCATCATTTCTAAAAGAAGCAATAGTTGAGCCATTATTTCTTATATATACATAGCCACCACCACTATCTAAATATAAATCTTTCCATTCACTAGGTGAAGATATACTCGCATATTTTGTTGAACCATTGTAAAATTCTATACTTTTTCCTGCAACCATTTTAAGACTATTTGGCATATTTACACTAGAACTATCAGCATATAAAATCCAACCAAGTGAATTAACATATAAACCTCTATTAACGCCCCCACTACCAACCATTAAATCTACATAGTTTTCAGTATCAGATCTTTTAGCCTCTACATAAGGGCTTCCACTTGAAGTAATTACAGTAGCTGTTTGTGCATTAACTGTTGTTGCATTAACTGTTCCTGGAAAATAAGTATTTCCGTTTCCATCTAATAAAGTAATTTCTTTATTAATATTTCCATAAGCATATTGTCTAATATAAATAGGTTCAGTTCCATCGTCACCAGTAGCAATTTCTAAACATCCATCATTTTGAGTCGGTTCTAAAATTCTAATCCAGCCTCCATCATCCCCAGCTCCTCTAAATGAAATTGAATCTTTTCAAATTTTTGTAGTGTCTGCTGCATGTTGCGGAAGTCCTGGGTAAGTAATAGAACCAGTAAGCGCTAATGCATCTCCCTGTACATGGATACCTTTATTAACAGGGAAACAATTTACTCCTACTCCTTCAAGATTCGTGTCAATAAACATTGTTGGTTGTCCAATTTCTACAATTGTAGATACCTCATTTGAAAAGTGTTCAAAGCTATCTTTAGTTTTTGCTAATATTTTTCTTCTATCATCACTATTGACTGTAATAATAACTGGATTAATAATAATAGTCCAATCGCTAGTTAAATCTGTATCTGTAACTCAACTATTATTACTTCATTTTTGAACTAAATAATATTTAGTAATATTATTATCTCCTATTATAGAATAAGTCCCTCCAACAGTAATAGTAACATTAGTTCCATATCCGCCTTCACGTGTCGCGGAAACAGTTGCTGTAGGATTTAAACATCCTATGAATTTAATAGGCACCGTAACTCTATTAGAAAAGCCTCTTGAATCAGTTACTGTAATAGTAGCATTTTGATTTGTACTATAATTAAATGTAGATCCACTTTTAAAAGATGTTGAAGTAGTAGTAAGATTTTGATTAGTACCGTCAAAATTAAAAATTGCACTACTAATATTTGCATATCCTTGCCCTGTTGCTAATCCGCTAGTTTGTCAAATATTCATGCTACTATTATTTTGTACTAATGTATTTGTATTTGAATAATGTAAATCAGTTAATTTTTGATTATTAATTGATTGATAATTAAATTTTGATGTATCAATAATAGGTTTCAATTCAGGAATTGTTAAAGTTATAGAATGACTATTATCAGTTCTATCTGGATATTGAATTGATACATTTATAGTTTTATTAGAACTATTTTTAGTATATCTATATAAATCATCGACATTTCAAGATAATGAACATGAGGTAGAATTAGTAGCAACATTTTTAGGATTAACAGAATTGCCATCATCACTAGTTATACTTTGAGTTACAGTTATTGATCTATTTAAAGGATTATAAAATGTATATGTAAAAGTTAATGTGTCAGACATAGAAGTAGGTAAAGTTACTCGAGATGGATAATTAGTAATAGATGGATAAGGATATGTAGAAAATGTTGAATCATAATAAGTTGCAAGACTTGATTGATTAGGATTTCTTATAATAATTCTAAGATAATGTTCTGTATTAGCAATTAAATCTGTCCTTACAATATTATTTATAGAAGTAACTGGAGAATCATTAATTTTTACTGCTTGCTCATCATCTATTCTATAATAAAAGTCACATTTTTGATCTGTTACTCCAGCATTTAAAATTATTCCAGTCTCATTTATTGATATAATAGAAGGAGAAGTAACTCATTTAGGAGCTGTATAATAAGTATCAATTCCAGTTATATTATTACAACTTTTCTTTTTACTACTTAGAATCTGAGCTCCTTTGCTACTATTATCCGCGGCAGATCCTGTTCTAAGAACTCAAAATTTTATATTTGTAATACTAGTGGATCCTGCTTCGCAGCTTATATTTCAAGTACCAGAAGCTGTGTGAGTACCTGTTCCACTCCAGCTTGCATCAGTACTTTTTAAAGTAATAGTTTTTTCAACTCCATTAAAACTAATATGCGCAACTAATCCGTATGTACTACCTGATCCTAAAGAAGAACTAGATTCAGCTAAATGAGAAGTTACTTTAATAGTTATATTTGCTGTTGTCGCTGTTCTTTTACTATTATTAACAGTCGCATCAACTTTATAATAAGCATATGGACTTCCTGTTGTAGATTTCGTTTCACTTAATATTGTTGCCATCAATTACCTCCTAAATAGAATTTATACCAGTAAATGGTACAAAAGCAATTCCATTATGACTATTATCATTTACAGCTTGCATCATAGTAGAACCAATAACCATAGTATTTACTACTTTTGCATTGTTCATAATAAAATCTGTATCTGAATGTTTATATGTAATAGGATTATTTACATCTTGACTATTTCCTATAATACCGGTATTAGGATTAATTACAGTATGAACAAAATCAGTTCCAGGTTTATAAACCTGAATTCCATTAGTTCCAGATACTTTTGCAACTAATTGACCAGTTGAATTATAAATTTCTAAAACACTAGTATTTTTATCTTTACCAATTTGTAAACTACCATTGACAATACTATCTGCATTTAAATTTTTAACAATAATACTTTGAGCATCAAATTCTCCATCTGTTGTTCAGACACTAGAAATCTCTCCTCAATCATTATTATCATTATCATATAATTGTCAACCAATTCCGCTACTATTTAATACTAATCTACTAATAGGTTCAGTTGCCTCATTATTGTATTTAGTAATAAAAATACTATCTTTATTAATAGTTACAGTACTTTTCCCATCAGTAAAACCATTTAATATATCTCTTGCCGCATTTAAATTAGTATTCAAAATATTTGTTGTATCTCAAGAGGTATCTTGGTAATGACCTGAATAGAATAATTGTTCACTTCCAAAATAAGAAGTCGCAGTTCTTACTCATAAATAATATCCATTTTGTCAAGTAGGTTTAAAATTAGTTCAACCTATGTCAGAATCGCTTGGCTGCTCTGAACCTTCAACATGTTCATATAATCCCAATTGTTTTGGATTATCATAAGGACTTATATTATATAATTCATATTCACCTATGCTATTATTATACCAAAAATATTCTGATTTTTCAACAGTTGTATCTTCAGTTAATCTATATTCAAATACCATAATATATTGAGTATAAATTTTATCTACTTTTTGACTTGTCATTAATAATGGTTCGGTATAAGTAATACCTATTTGATTTAACCCTCCTACTTTTTGACAAGACCATAGAAATTTTCCAGGCTCTAGCTCTGGAGCAATACTTGTTCACTCAAAAAGATTAATTCCTTGAACAGGTTCATAAGTATAATAATCTAAATAATAATAATTTGGATAATTTATTTCCCAATCTTCTGGTTTGCTATTTAATAATTCATACACTCCACTAAGTAATTTATAATAAGTATTAGCTTCTCATTCAGGAGCATGTTTTATATCAGGAGTTTCTGGAATTACATCATATTGATTTGTAACTGTATAAAGAGTTCCCATTTCAATAGAAGTACTTGAAACTTCTTCAATTCTATCTAAACCTATATTTAAAGATTCATTTTTTATTACGTCAGATCAAGAATAATAAGATGGAGAACCTGCAATATAATATTGGTTACAACTATAATAAGTATAATTTTCAACATAATTAGGAAAGACCAAAGACCATTGATCTGGTTCTCTAGATTCAGAAGTAACTACTATAGTAGGTTTGCTTGGAATTGGACTATCTTCATATAAATGATAAGGAATATATCCTATATAAACTTCTCTTGGATCTCCACTTCTATCTCCATCATAATTTAAATAAATATCATTATCTTCATCATAATAATAATAATTTTTATTTTCTATAAAAGCTGTATCTTGAGTTTGGATTAAACTTGCTAAATAATATAAAGGAGTAAATGAAATAATATCATTTGCGATTTGATCTACTGCCTCTTGTAACTCTTCTGTTGTGACAAAACCAGTTGCATGTACTTTTCCATTTTTATCTACTCAAAAGTTACCTGAACCAAAAGTAATATGTGGATCTGTTAAATCTATTTCTAAACCATCCCCACTAGACCACATATAAACATTATTTTCTATAATAGTATCACCAATTTCATAATCAGTTCCTTCAATTAATTGAGTATAATTATTACCTATTTTTTTATAATAAACTCTATTTGCAGCATATTTTCCACTAACTTGAATTTTATCTATTTCAAAATTTCCTGATCTCAATACCGCAGTATCTGAACTTGGATCCATAATAATTTGACCTGCGCCAGTTTTACCAAACTTTGCAGATCCATCTTTAGAATTTAATTCAATAGTTCGTGTGCCAAAACTGTATCCAAATAATCCTACTTCAGTTTCATTTGAACCAACTTCTTTTACAGAACCCATAAAAATACCAGTAAAACTATTATCATTTTCTTTTTTACCAGCTCCAATTTGAGGTGCTAAAATAACGCCATTATCATTCTTATCTATAGAAATATGATTTCCATCTCACTCATTTAAAGCGGCATTACCATATCTATTAAGCAATAGATGAATAGGAATATGAATTGCGGCAACCTCAGCATTACTTGTATTAGTAATAGAACAAACAAGAGCCGTCGATAAACATTCTCCATTATAAGTATCTATAGGTTTATATTCTTTTTGACTTCTTTTTAAATTTAAATTATTAACTAATTCTAAATTAGATTGATTAACCCAATTTTCAGCAATAGGATCATATACTTGACCCTTAACATTTCAAGTATAGTTAACTCTATAAGAATTTTGAGATAAATTACTAATATCTTCTTTAATACCATTTATTGTTTTAAAAATTTGTAATTCAAAAGGTGAAGTAACATATTGTGGATATCTACCATCTGCATTATAAAAGACATATTGAAATCCACTATTTTTAACTAATTTAATTTCATATCCAGTCTCTGCAGTAGCAACTAATACAGGAATTGTAGTAAAATATTTAATTCCATTATAAATAACTGTTGCTTTAACTATGTCTGCGGAAGCTCCATCCCCACTATATTCTGAGTAACTGAAATCGCCATCCGCACTTATTATAATATTAGTTGGATCACTTATAGTTGTAGTATATTTATTTTTTAACACACTTCATTGAACTGTAGTATATTTATTTTCTGTACTATTTCCTGAAGCATAATTATCAAAAATTTTATCTCCATTATGTCATAATTGTACTCTAAATCATTTTGCTGTCACAGAAGGAGTGAAATTAAGATTTCCATTGCAAATCATAGGATAATCTATTTCTTCATTTGTATTAGGAACTATTTTACATACAAAATCAGTTCCATTAGCGCCATTTTCACCTTCTTTTAAAAATGTTAAATTAGTTTTAGTAGTTAAAATTAAATCTTTATATTTAACAATTAATTCAATATCATTATTAATATAATTTATATTATAATTATCTTTAATACCATAAAATAATTCTAATTGATTTGTAACTATATCATTTGTATATTCATGAGTAATAAAAGTATTTTCACTAGGAATTTTTCAAGTAATATCACAATTACTTAAAACTGTATTACTAAGAGCTTCTCCATTAGGGTCATAAATAGAAAAACTTAAACTAGGTATTTTTTGTGGATTCTCTAAACTTTTATTAGTTGGAGCTATTCCTGCTTCATTATATTTAAAAGTTTGAGTTCCATCATTTATTATTAAAGTATATTGTTCTTCTTTTCCCACATCATTTAATATTTTAATTGCAGCAGTCCCTATATAAATGCCTTGATAATAGACAGAACATTTATAAGTAGCAAAAGCAACTATTTCTTTAACTAATAAATGATGTATTTTATTTTTCTCTATTCTAGTAATATTTTCATATTCTTTAATTTCTTCTTGATATTCTTCTAATTGAGATTGACTTGCGGCAGGCATCGCTGTTTCATCTGCGATCTCATCTAAAAGATCTTCATAATCAGATATTAAATCTATATACTCTTCATTTAAAGTAGTAGTTTCCGCTAGTCCAAAAAAATTATTATTGTTATCTATTTTTGCTCATGCATAAGTATAATCATTTCCAGTTTGTTCTATTTCATTAATTTTGCATGTCAAATTAGGATTACCAATATCATAATAAAATTGAGTTCCATTATCTGATTCAATAGTAATTTCATAGTTTGAATCATAATTTATAATTGTAACTGTTTGACTTAAAATATTATTATTATAAATTGCTACACATTTATAACTAGTTCTTTTTGCGGCCACGTCTTGTTTTTTAACTGTTAATTGATAATCCATAGGAACTCATTCTACAACAGCATCATTAACAATAGTAGCAGATTGAACTGTTGTCGAATCATTTAAACATCTTCAACCTTGGCCTCCATATGAATGATATTTTTCGCTACTTGATGTAATGCTATTATCTTCAACAAATCAATAGTAAGATAATTTTTGAGCTTCTGGATTTATATATTTATCTTTCACTCTAACAAAAGCTTGAATAGTTCTTATAGAAGAACTTAAATCATTTTCATCAAAATAAATTCCTTGCGGAGTCACTAGCTTCATTCCATATGAATCTAGTTCAGTCTGAGATAGAACGTGGCCGCCGCCTATTTCTAAATCTTTAATAAATATATCCGCTTCATGTCCAACCTCTTGATTTGGAAAACCTAAACAAAATAAATAAATTTTATTGATATATTTAAAATTTTGACCATCAATATCAAATATTCCATTTTGTTTTTTATAATTAAATAATTTATAAGGATTACTTTCAAATTGATTTATATCTAGAACATAAGATCTTATAACTTCATCTTCGGTTCCATTATCATAAAATGCTAATTCATAAACAATTCCATAATTACCTCTAAATCTTTGTTCTATTGGTAAATTTGTTTTAATTTGAGCAGATAATTTAATAGATTCTGCATTTTTTAAATATGTTTCTAGGCCTTGAATATCTAATTCTAAAGCATTGTATTCACCATCTTTTTCATATAAAACTTTTTCCACAGTATCTTCATATGAACATAAATTATATTCATTTTGTATAGTAATACAATTATTTCCAATAGCTTCAAATATTTTTCCAGTTTCTACTGAAGCAATATAATTATCGCTTAATTGATCCACTGAACCTAATATTGTTTTTTGACGAGTTCAATCGTTATTAGGAATTAAAACATATACTTTTGAACCTTTAGCAAAAGTAACATTAATATTATCTGAATAAGCATAAAAGTTACTATCTTGATATTTTACAATGTATTGACCTAAAGTAGAATCAACACTTTTAATAATTGTTGCTAATATTGTTTTATCAAAATTCGCATTATTAATTTTATTATCAACAATTACTTCAATAGCATCAAGAATTTTATTTTCATATTCCATATTGCTACATCTCCTTTTTTCTCTTTATTATTTATAATTTTCCTTTTAAAAATATTATACATAACTACCCAAAATAAAAAAGGTAGTTTAATAATAAAACTACCTTTTATTAGCTCTCATACTTGCCATATTAACTAAATTATTTAAAGCATTTTCTATTTCTTTTGCATCTTTTACCCCAGGGAAATTAGCTTCAATATGTACATTTTGTTCTAAAGGAGTGCTATTAGAACCTGCGGCTGCAGTTGCTAATCTATTCATATTTGCGCTACCTATCATAGCTGTAATATTTCTCATTATACTAATTGCATTTAACATATTTTCAGTATCTTGAGCATTTAATACTAATTCTTTTTGGTGTAAAAATGCTAATTTACCAGAATTATTTCATGTACCAGTATATCCTCCAGTATCAAATCCTTTTGCTTTAAATTTTGCTTTAGTAGCATCATCAAGGAAACCTGAAGCAGTAACTCCCATAGCAGTTTGGAAAGCAATTAAAGCTTTTTGAGTTTCAACATCAAAACTTCCTAAAACCGCAGGATATTTTTCTAAAAATCCTAATTGTTTTAAAGCTATCTGAAGAGCATTTACATCTGAAGCAAGATAAGAAGTCCTTAAATCTCCTTGGATATCAGAGACTTTTTTAATAGAATTTTTAATATTATTTACAGTATTTCCAAAAAGACCAGTGTTTATAGATGGAGTAATAATTGAAGAAGCACGTTGAGCAATTAAAGTTTCATTACTAAGATCTTTAGTCGTATTACTTCCTGTAGAACCTTTAGGTAATTCTACTTCTTCCGCAGTGCCATTTAAATATATATTAGCTGCGGTTGCCGCATCTATAGCATCTTGTTTAGCTTGTTGATATTTTTTACATAATGCATCTACTTCATTTTCAACTTTTTTAATTTCTTCTAGTTGAGTATTATAAATTTTAATTAATTCTTCATTTCCTAAAATTAATTTATTAATTTTTTCAAGAGCTGGATCTAAACCTGAAATAATTTTTTCATAATTTATACTAGATTTTTCAGCTACATTAGCTAAATCTTGTTCATATTTTACTGTTGCCGCATCTATTTTTTGAAAAGCTTCTTTATAAGTTTCTTCTAATCCGCCTTTTTCTTTTATAGTATTAATCATTAATTGAATTCCAGAAGTTCAAGCTGGAACCATTTTTTGAGCAACTGCTTCTGCACCTTGCTCTATCATAGCTAAATATTCTTGACTATTGTCATCATATAATCTAGAATATTCTTCAAAAGCTGATTCCGCCAAATTAAGACGAATTTGTTCATTATCTGCTACTAAATTATTAATTAAATCTCCATACTCTTTTCTAATTAAAGCTTCTCTATTAGCTCTTTCAGTAGGATCATTAATTTGTGCAGCTTCAAACATCTTATTTTGATATTCAGTTCATAAATTAGATATAGTATCTAAATTATTTTTATATTGATCTTTATCAAAATTATATAATGAATTATATAAATCATTAACTTCATCTTTTAATTTATCAACTTGAGCAGTATCCGCAACATATTCATATCTATAATTGCCTTGACTATCTCTTCTTAATCTCATTTTTGTTTTATTTTGTTGAGCTTCTTGAAGAGCAATTTCTTTTAGCATTAATTCATATCTTTTATTAGCTCTTTCAATATCATATTTAGTTAATTTATCTTTATTTTGTAAAATCTTTAATTCACTTTCCATTAATGATTTAATTTGTCTTTGAGCACTTATATTATATGTTTGATCTAGTGCTTCCATATATTTACTTTCAATTTTTTGAGTTTCAAAAGCTTTATTAATAGTATCTAGATATTGATCTGTACTTTTATTAATTAGGGTTCATTCTTCTTGAACATAATCTAAACCTTTTCCATTAGTTAATTCATCATTTAAAGCTTTGAAAGTCTTATTAATTGTATTAAGATAAATATTTAAAGCACTTTCAAAAGTAGCTTCAGTTAAGCTATTAAATTCTTGTAATTTTTCTTTATATTTTTCAGTAGCTTGTTCTAATGCTTCTTCATTATCTCCTGCCGCTTCCATTTGAGCTTCTCAGAAATCAAGTTCTTTTTTTAGGAAATCTAATTGACTAAGATTATTTGCATGCTCTTTTTCATATAATGCTTCTAACTTATCATAAGCTTTATCTCCATATCTTAAATTAATAAGTTTAACATCATGTTCTATAATAGATGAAATAGCTTCATAATATTCAATTTGTTTATCAAATTTATCTGCGGCTTGATCCATCATATCTAAACGAGCTTGTTGAATTTCTTTTAATTTTTCTTCTCAATCAACTAACTGACTCATTAATTCTTTTAAGTCTTTTTCAAGTCTTTCTTTTGCAGTGGCCATATCTGTTCCAAATATCGTAGACACGCCACCTTTTTGCATTCTTTCTAATTCTTGTTTAGTTATTTCAATAGATTTTGTTAAAACATCTATACTTCCAGTACCAACATCATTATAATAAGTTTTTAAATCTTTAAGAGTTGCTCCTGCATTTCCAAGAATATCATCTTCATCAATAGTTAATTTCTTTTTAAATTCATTCCATTCTCTTTCTGCTTCTTTTGTATCTAAATGTATATCAATTGATGTATCAAATTTTAAAATTTGATCTTCAACTATTTTATCTAAATCTTCAGTATTATTTTCATATAATTCTGGCAAAGTTTCAGAAATATAAACATCATATTGTTCAATCCATGAAGCAACATTTTCAAAATCTTTCTTTCTTTGTTTCATTGTCTTTTCATATTTCTTTTGTTGCTTTGCACTCATTTTATTATATTTATCAACAGCTTTTTTAGCTCTTTCATAATACTTATTATATAATTCAGTATAATTTGCTAAAGTACCGTCATCATTAAATAATGCACCTTTTGTAGCTAATTTCTTTTTAAGTTTTGAAGTCTCATTTTCAGCAATCTTAATTTTCTTAGAAGTAATTTCTACTTGCTTATTTAATAATGAAATTTCTTTATTTAATGCTTCAATTAATTTTTTACCAAATAATTTATTTTTTTCTCTTTCAATTTTCTTTAATTGAATTTCAATTTGTTTTAATTCAATATTAACGTCATGATAAACATCTAATTCTTTTTTAACTTGTTCAGTTTTTTGTTTTGAAGCTTTGGATCTTCCTCCTCCGCCACCGCCACTTTTTCCAGTATCTTTAGGAGCTTTATAAGAAGAAGTACCTTTATATCTAGTACTTACTATTTGAGGCATTTTTACTATTTTTTCGGCACCCACGGCACCTGCAGCAGCTGCCGCAAAATCTGGAACTTTAACTTCTGTATATTCTATTTTAGCTTCATATCCTATTCCTGCTAAAATTTCATTCATTTGTTCAGCAGTTATTTTACCTTGAGCTAATAAACTATTTGCCGCAGTTATAAATTTTGTATTGTCAAGAGATGAATTAATTTTTATTTTTTTGCCATTAAATTTTTTAATATATTTTTCAAGAATATTAAAATCTTTTTGTAATTCTTGTTCTCAATCTTTAGTATCAATATCTCCTAATTTAAATAAAGCCATTTCTTTTCTTAATTTAATTATTTTATCAGTATCACCTTTTAAAATATCACCTAAATCTTTAAAATGTTTTTTAACAAAATCATCAGTAAGATCCATGTCTAAAACATCTTCCATGGCTTCTTTAACTCTAGTAAATGCTTTTGCGTATCCTACAGTTTTAGTTTTTCCTTTTTCAAGAATTTTTTCATCTTTTTCTCAAGTCTTATTTATTTTTTTCAAAGCATTATTAGCGATAAGAACATATTTTGCAACCGCCTCAGTTTGTTCATTATAATCTTTTAATTGTTTAGTTGTCATATCAGCGGCAACTTTTTCACTTTTTAAATTTTCAACAAAAGTTTCAAAAGCTTTGTCACTAATATCAATATTTTTATTTTTAAATTCAGTTTTTACTTCAGCAGTAATTTTATATTTTGCAGCAATTTTTTTAGCTTCTTCTAAAACTTTTTTTAAATTCCCTAAAGATTCTACTCTATCTACATTAACTATATATGTTAAATCATCTTCATCTAAATCATTTAAAACTTCTTGAACTTGTTTTTCATATTCTGATCAATCGTCTGCAAATTTTTCTTTAAAGAAATCTTCAGCTCTTAATCTTTGCATATTAAGTTTAGTTATAGCGTCTAAACTTTCATCTAAACTTTTATTTATATCTTTTTCTGCTTGCTCATTTGCATCATCTAAAAGAATACCTTGATTAAGATAAAAAATAGCTTGTTCTTGTAAAAGTTTTTCTCTGCTTTGTTTAAAAGTTTCATATTCTTGATTTAAACCTTCTTTTTTCCTTGCTATTTGTTGAGCATTGACTTCTCCTTCTTCATAAACTTCTTCTTTATATTTTTCAACAGTTTTACTTAATGAATTAATCATATCATTAACTTGTTTATAAATTAATGTAGATTTTTGTTCACTGTCATTAGTATCATCTATAGCTTTTTTATATTTTGTTAAATCATCATATAATCGAAGTATATTTCTATCAGTACTTGTAAAATCTATAACTAAACCTAATGATTGAATATTCTCATTAATATTTATTCATTCTGATTTAATATATTTAGATAATTCTTCTTTAGCTTTTAATTCTTTTTCTATTTGTTGTGGATCCATTCCATCTGCAGAAGCTATTCCAAGTTGTAACATATTAGTTGGTATGTTAAATTGACTTCCAATAGCCATTGTTTCTGTCCCACCATAAGCCTTAGAAGCTCCAAATTGATTCATTGCTTTTACATTTTGACTTCTTGCAAGAATTCTATTGCTTTCTGTTGCAGTTTTTGCTGCTTCTAATTGTTTATCTTGATATTCTATTAAAGCATCTGTTAAAACTTTATAGTCATTGGTTAAAAGTGCTGTTCTAACATCTAAATCTTTTCAAGCATCTCCTAAATCATTTGATGATTTTACTACATCATCAATAGTTAATTTTCCTTGTTTATATTGATCAATTAAATCATTATAAGAATCTACTAATTTATAATTATCTTTTGCATTTTTTATTGCTTGGTCATTTTCTTCTTTTTGTTTTTTAACAGCTTCATCCATTTCTTTCATAAAGTCTGAAATTTTAGAGTAAATTAAAGAAATGATTCCAATGGCTGCGGTTAATCCAAGTACTGCAGTTCCTAATGCAGAGACTCCTTTTGCAGCTCCTGCACTAGCAGTTCCTAATCCTTTAGTCGCTGTAGTTTCAGTAATTAATTTTTTAATTGCGTCATCTGAAAGAATAATTCCTTTTTCTTTTAATTTAACTTGAACTTCTTCTAAAGAAATTTCTTTTTTTAAATCTCCTTGTTTAACTTTACTTAATGTCTGTCTAACAACTTCTTGAGCAATTTCCTTTTTTTGTAAAATTTGTCTAGCTTGTTCAACAGCTGCCAAATCTTTATAAACTTTTATAATAGAAGGTACTACCATACCTAAAGTCATCATTGTTTGAAGTATTTTATCTCCAAAAGTAGCATTTTTATCAGACCAAGTTTGAACTAATGAATTAACTGAACTTCAAGCCATAGCAAGAGATGATAATGAAGCAGTTACAGTTGTAACTTTTTCAGATACAGACATCGCGCGTTCGCCATATTTAATAATATTTTCAAATTCTTGAGCTAAACCGCTTCCGCCCATACGCTTATTTTCCGCACTCTCTCTAGCTCTTTCATATTTTTCTTCAGCTTCAATTTTTTTATTAATTCCATCCACTTCATTTTTTTGTTCATTAACAATTTCTTTAACTTTTGTAAGTATTTTTTGTTTTTGAATATAATTAAGTTTGGTAAAATTAAAAATTTGATTTTCTCCTTGGAACTCATCTTTTAAAGCTTGTAATTCTTTACCTTTACTATTATTAGCTTTAAAAATAATACTTTCAATTTCTTCATCTATTTGTTGAATTTCTTGTCTAGTAATTTTTTCTTTCTCATAATATTCAAAGCTATTTTTCAATATATTATAACTTTCTTCTTGTAAGTCTAATTCTTCTTTTGCATTATCTAACATTTGATTGTTAATTTCAGCAATTTCTTCCATTGAATTTTTTCTATCTTTTAAATATTGAGCTGCATCTTGATCTCCAAGAGCCTTTTTTAATTCTTGCTCTGCTATTTGTTCCATATATACAGCTTCTTTTTCAATAGAACCTAATTGGACTTGTAATTGAACAGCTTGATTATATTGTTCTTGAGTTAATCCTTTTTCAACTTCTTGTAATTCTTTAGCATATTTTAATTGAGTTTCATTTTCTGCTAAATAAGCAGCTCCAATAGCTTGTTGATTGCCCTTTGCTTCTCCTAATCCTGGAGTAATTGCGGAACCCGCTTGGATAGTTCTAGCTTTTTGTTCCAACATCGCAATATTTTGTATTGCTTTATCTTGATTTACTAAATAATTAGTAATTGATTGTGATAATTGTTTATTAAATACATTAGCTAAAATTGCTCCTAATCCAGCTAAACTCTTAAGGCCTCCTCCAAAAGAATCTACAACGTTATCAAGAGTTTGAACAAAATTAGTTAATAAATCTATTCCTGAATGCACCTCTTTATCATCAATAGCTCCACTATATAAATCTTGTCATGTCGCTTTTAATTTTTTTAAGTGAGCTTCAGTACTTTCCATATAAATATCTTGTTGTTTTTGTAATTCTCCAGTTGCATTTTTAGATAAATCAATAGCTTTAATATATTTATCTCAGTTATCAAATAATGCTAGTAAATTATTATATTGTCTAGTTCCCGCCATAGCTTGAGATAATGCGACTTGTTGTTCTCTAGACATTGTTTGCCATTTACCACCAATTTCTTCAACAACTTTACCCATATCACGAAGTTTTCCTTCGTTATCTAATACATTAATTCCTAATTGAGCCATCTTTTCAGTATAGCTACCTAAAGTTGTTTCGTCATCTAAACCAGCTTGAATATTACTCATACGAGCATAAATAGTTTTTAATGCAACACCAGCTGATTCTGGAGCTTGTCTTGTAACAGAAATAATTGTTGATAATTGAGCATTTAATTGATCTATATCTACGCCCATTGAATTTGCGGCAGCCGCCACTTTACTCATACCTGTAGATAATTCTTCTAAATTAGATGCTGAGTTTGCAGCAACTAAAGCTAATTTATCAATATATTTTTCAGACTCTTCTGCACTAACTTGATAACCATTTCATACAGCAGTTAATTGTTCAGACACTTCAGCCGCAGATTGACCAGTTACATTTGCTGCTTTTAAAGTTACTTCTGCTCTAGCTTGCGCTTCTTGATCACTTAAACCTTGTTGATAATAAATTAAAGCTGCATTAGTATAATCTAATGTACTAGTACCTAAACGTTTAGCAGCCTCATTCGCAGTAACCGCAAATTGATTCATTTGATCTGTTGATTGTTTAGTTACTATTCTAATATTATTTAATGATTCATTTAGATCTTTAGAATAATCATATGCTTTTTGAAAACTATTTGCAAAATTATTTCAAATACTAGATGAAATACCGTAACGAATAGTATTTTTGAATGTTGTAGCCATTCTATCTAAAAATGCACTTGTTTGTTTTATTTGTGCAGATGTTCCTAAAATAGAAGAACTAATTGCATTAAAAGCATTTGCGCCAGCAGGCCCAATAGCGGTTAATTGAGTTTTCAAATTTCCTATATCAATATTACTTTTAGCAATTTGTTGTGCAAATCTAGTTACATTAACAGTACCTAAATCTTTATTGAAACTGTTATTTAAAATATTGGATAATTCTCTCGCGGATTGAGCAGCTTTTTGTAAACCTGTATTAGATTCATTACCAATTTTTGCAGCTTCCGCAGATAAACTTCTTAAAGCTTGATCTATTTCATTTCACTTACTTTTATCAAGAGTATATCCAACTTTTATATTTATATTTGCATTCGCCATAAGTTCCTTTTCCTCCTTTTATAATCCAAATAAAAAAATCCCTTTTCTTACTTATTTATGTAAAAAAGGGATTATCAATTAAATTAATTTGACCTTGCTAATTAAATATCTCTATTACCATTTGCTGCTTTTGCAAAGTTTATTACTTCTTGATATTTATCTTTATCAAAGTTATCTATAATATTTTTAACAGCTTCTGCTTGAGCAGGTAAATCCGCAATAAAACTTTCTATTAATCCACTAACACTTAATTTTTGTCTTAATATAGCTTCTTTAGTATCATTTAATAATGTATATAATTCATTATATTCACTTTCATCAAAGCCATTAAGAAAAGCATCCATTAATCCATTACTTTTTAAACAATCATATAATTTACTTTCATCTTCTTTTTGTTTTTCAGTAAATGAAATATTTGTATAGCTATAAATTAAATGTAAATGAAAATATTCATCAAGTCTAATTGGATTATAATATCCATTTTCTAATGATTTTTGTAAAGTAATCATAATTAAATCATATTTATCTTCAATAGGTAAATAATTTAAAACATTAATATCACAATCATTCCATTTAAATTGATAAGTGCTATTATCTACTTTTAATTTCATATTCGCATAACTAATTGCTGTCATAAAATCACTCCTTTTATTTCTTATTTATTATAACATAGATTTTATTTTATGTCAAATTTATAATACTCATTTAATCCAAATCTATAAACTAAATCTTGAGTAGAATAAACATTAATATCTCCGCCTTCAAATGCTCTATTTACTAATAAAAAATCTACATTTCTAAGTTCATCTATATCATTATATTTTAATCCCATTCCAACTAATTCATATACTTTTTTAATTCTTCCATATCTAGCATATAATTCCTCAACTCTTTCTTGTTGTTGATTAGAAATATATTTATCTTTTCCAGGCTCTGGATGTCGTATATAATAAATTCCTGCAGAACGAATATGATCTTTATTTTTAGTTTTTGAAGCTACATATTCTGCTACTGCGGAAACAGCTTTTTGAGGATCTGTACCTCCTAATTCAATAGATCCACCAGTTAAATAAGATTTAATAGAAAAAGAACTATCTTCTAATAATTCTTTTACTTTTGAAATTTGCTGATTAGGTTGTCCATCAATAGTAAAATTAGTTTCTGCTTTTCCGCTTCCGCCAACGTCAATTTTTCCTGCTCTAGATACACCAACTTTTAAATAAAAATAAGGAACATTATTTTCATTTACTCTTTTTATAATTTTGCTTTCAATATTTTTTACCTCATTTAAAGTTTCATCATTAAAAATTTTTTTAACTAATTCTAAAGCACTTGCTTCATCTTTTACTCCTAAATTAATATAAGCGGCTCCAGTTGCTGTTCCAGTAATTTTATCTTGCTCATCAAATTTAATTAATTTTTCTATTTCTTTTTCAAATTCAATTCCTCCTGAAGAACCTTTTTCTACTAACATTGCTTTAGCATTTCCTCCTAAAAAGAAATTTAATAAAGGTAAATCTTTCAAATAAGCACCTAATATATTTGCAGAAATAGTTTTTTGTAGAGGATTTTTTTTCATTTCTTCCATAGATATAATTTTTAATTCTCTAAAAAAATCAGTTAATAAATCAGCATCTTTTTTAGTTCTTTTACTGATATGATGACCTCTTCTTTGATATAAATATTTTTCTATTAATCTAGCTCCTTCTGAAATATTACTTTTCTTATTATAATATGTTCTTCAAATATCATATTTTTGACCAAATATTCCTCTGTTAATCATAATTACCAACTCCTAATAAAAAAAGAGAGGGGTAATCCCTCTCTTAAATCTATTCTTAATACTAGATAGATCCAGCTTCTCCATATTCAACATTAGAATCAGCTTTAGATTCTGGCATTTCGAATCCAGTTCTATGTCCCATAACACTATTTCTAGTTGTAGTTCCTGCAGTTGCATCTTCAATAGTTTGAATTACACATAATACTTTATGTGTTCTATCGAAAGTTGTATATCCTGGGAATGCATCCATTGTGAATGAGAATGTACTTGGATCTCCTGTAGATGCCATATTAAATGTAAAGTTAGATTGTACTTTTACATTTGGTAATGTAATTTCAGCAGGCATATCTACACCATCAGATTGTCTTCTGAATAATGTACTAGCTTCAACATAGTAATATCCACCAAAGTTTTCAGCATCAATTTGTAATTCAGAGATATCTGCAGAACTCTTAACTACATAGAAATCTACAAATACAGTTTTTCCATAATAGCTACTTCCAGCTCCAGTTAAAGTTTTTCCTGAAGTTGATAATCCAGTAATTAAATCTCCTGTAATAGAACCATCTTTTTCAGTAACCATTACGAATACTGGTGCAGTAGCATCAATTTCTTCTTCAGCTCCTAAAGCATCAGTTAAATCAATAACTCCATCATCACCTACATAAGCTTGAGATGTTACATGAACATGAACTTGTTTAGTTGCATCTTTAAATAATCCAGCTCCAGATAAGATAGAGAATCCAATTGGAGATAATAACGCATCTTCTACAGTAAAAGTTAAAGTTTTTTCACCTTCCCAAGCGATTAAACGAGTATTACCACGTCCTCCTTGAGCATATACTGTAGTTGCAGCTCCTTCAATAGTAGAAGTAGTTGCAGAGTCAATGTAAAGTACTGGTTGTCCAGCTTTAAAAGTAGATGTTCCGATTTTAGTTTCAGCTTTTGCTTTAAAAACTACATTAGCAATCTCACGTACTCCGAACTTCATAATAAAATCCTCCTTATTTTATTTATAATTAATTTGAATGAATATCTTTCATTCAGTCTTCAACTTCCTTTAAATCCTTTGCTCCAGCCATTCTTGCTTGGAAATTTATATCATAAGCAATTTTTAATTTATACCTTTCAAATTCATCTAATAATTGATAAACAGTATAATTCATAAGACTATTTATGTCTTTTTGCTCTCCTATTGCAAGAATAGAAATATAACGACTAAACATATCAATTTTTTGATTTGCACTTTCTTTTAATTCTCCTAAAGTTTGATGTCTCTTTTTTAACTTATCTGCAATTTTTTTAGCTAGATCTCCAGTTGGGTTATATTCATTAGACTCAACACCAGTTTTTAAAGGAAACATCTGATTAATAATATTTTTAAAGGCATCAAAATTTTCATTATTAATCTTATATTCTTCATTATCTTTTTTTAATATAAAAGCATCTTTTTCAATACTAATAATATATTCTGGAAAGATAAGAGCTAGAACCATTTCTACGCAATTCCTATTTTTTTGCATTACCGCATTACGCTCTTTTAGTATTGCTATTAATATATCAAAATTACTTACATTTTCTAAATTGACTTTGTCCTCTTCTAATAATAAGTTTTTAGAAAAGTTTAACATTTCATAGCCAGTAAAAAAAGATTCTTCTCCTATATATGCGATTTCTTTAATTGTTGGTTGATGTATTGTAATTTGAGCCTCTATAAAAGGTATATCATTTTTTGATAATAATAATAGTTCATTAATCATTATTTTCTTTTGGCGGTAAACGATCATCATTACCATGAATTGCTCTATAAGAAAGAGAATATCCAGCTAAATCTTCACTTATTACTAATTCATTACATCCTAAAAAATTTAATTCTCCAATTCCAGTTAATTTTGCATTGTTTAATAATCCATCTATATAACCTGCTATTTTAATAGGTCTTTGTCTATAATCACCGATATCTCAATAGTCAAGATGGCATAGAATATCAAAAGTCAATGTACAATCTCTATAATAAGGATTTTCTTTATTTGGAGTATAATTATCTGAAGAAATAATAATATAAGCTTTTACTTCTTCATGTTCAGGCATTCTAATTTTTGGATTTAATTTTATATATCCTTCTTGAATTAGTTTAGCTAAAGTCATTTCCGCAATTTTTCTTTTATAAACTTGACTTTCAGTATTATCTAAACAATCTTTTGTATTAATAACTAAAAGTCTTTTTAAACTATCACTATGTGGGAAGCTCTCAACAAAAAGAGCTTTTAAAATAATTTCAACATCTTTTTCAAAACTTAAAAAAGATGATTCTAATGGAATTGTACTACGAGTATCTCTTTTCATATTTTAACTCCTTCTATAATGATTGAATTTTAACATTATATTTAATGTCATCTTCATTATCTCTTTTATATATTAACTCAAATTCACCACTACGTCCTGAAATAATTTCAATTTTTATTTCAAGATTATTTTGTTCTAATATTTTTACTTTTTTACTACTTATAATTCAACTTCCATTATCTATATTATTAATTTTATAAATAGCAGTATCATATGGATATAATGCGGCAGGACCTGATATAAATCCTTCATTTGAGATTGGTTGAACATTATCTACCTTTTCCGCATCTTCTTTTTCTTTTTCTTCTGCTATTGTATTTTTAAATCATTCTTTTAAATATACAATAATAATACCTTCCGCATTTATACTATCAATAGATTGAACTTCTCATGGTTCTCCATTAACTTTAATAATACTATATCTATGGAAAAATGCTTCTGTTTTATCATCTTTAGTAATATACATTTTTAATGTATAATCTGGTTCAGTTCAAACTATATCTTTTTGTTTTTTTCAATCTATTTCATTTACTTCAGATCTTGCTGCATAACATTTATATTCAATATTATTTATTAAAACAGTATATCTACATCTACGAATTTCAGCTCTAAAATAAGCTGTTTCTTCTAATCTTTGTAAAAATACTAACCAATCTGAATTATTTTCTTTCCAAGTAAACACATCTCCTGCTTTTATTCCAATTGATTCTATTTTTTTATCTTTTTTATTTAAACAAATATCTTCAAAAGGAATTGATATAATTTTATCATCAAAGGATGTTTTTAAATGGTCTGGATTAATTAAACATCTAAATTCTCTTCCATCTACCAATATTGCGGTAGCACTTTGATAAGAATATAATAAAGCTTTTTTTAAACTCTTTAGCTTATCTTGATTCATTCTATTTATTTGAGCATTTCCGCCACTATATTGAAGACGAGTACTCATATCTTCTAATCCTGACATGTCGCAATCGCCTCCTTTAATGAAGTAAGCAAATTTAAACATTCAAAAATGCATCTTCTATAATCTAAATAATCTTCATCATTTTGAAAAGAAAATAATCCTTGCATTTTACAAAGCAAAGGAAATAAGATACTATGATATTCATTTAATAAAATATCCATTCCTGATAATTCTTCTATTATTGTTTTTAATGGCGTTTCTCAATCAATAGCTTCTTCTCTATTCGGTAATAATTTATATGTTTGATTAATTATTTTTTTTATATTATCTATTACAGCTTCTTTTTTTATTTCCGCTCCAGTTTCTATTTTCATTATAAAACCTCCCTACTACTAGGGGATTTTTCCATAATACTATTAAAAGTAGAGCGCATAATTCCATTTTCATCTTTAATTCTTCTCTTATATAATCTTTGAAGATGGAAACCTTCTCTTTCATAATCTTTTTTAAGAGCTAATATTTTAGACATATGATTAGCTTGAGAAGTAAATTTAAAATCACTTCCGCTATATTTCATTCTAGTATTTTCAACACTAGCTAATTGTTGACCTAATCATTCTACTATCATATATGTTGAAAGAATATTAATTTCTTCTGCTGTTAGCAAATTATTAAAATATCCGCCAGCATAAATAATTGCAGGCACTTCTTCATTATTACTTTCAACACCTTCATAAGTATCTACATCATCTACATAGCTTTCTTCATAATCAAAAATATCTATACGAGGAAACTCAAATTTTTGCATAGCAGTTTTTAATAAATTTTCTAATAATCTAAAAGTATCTAATTCAGTTAACTCCATATACATATCATCTGTTATTTTTGATAAAAAACTATCATAAACAATAGAAAAAGGTGTAGTTGTTATTTCTGTCATATTACACCTCCATTATTTTTATTTTACTACTTTATATTTATCTACCGGTACTGTAGTTCTTCTTCCTGTAGGGGCAGCGGCAACCGCTTCTTTTTCATTTAATCTACGAACTTTATTACTTTCTTCCATTTTTTCTTTAGTTTCTTCTTCAATCATAATTGCAGTATCTACATTAAATCCAGTCATATCTAAAATAGCTTTTCTTTTAGCTACATCATTTAAAGGTAGCTCTACCGCTAATTTTTTAAGTAAATCTATAGTTCCTACTGGAGCATAATCTAAACAATCTTTTAAAGCATCTAAAGAACCATTTATTAATAAATCTTTTATATCTTGTTCTGTATAAAAGTATTCAGGCTCTACTGAATGAAGAATTTCTTTTATTAATTCTTCATTATTTATTACTAAATAATCTTTTAAAAGAACTTGTCCTCCAGATATATAAGATAATTTTCTAATTTCTTCCGCAGTTACCTCTTTTGTTTCATAAGCCTCGAATACACGAGTTATATTTAAATCAGGGATAGTATATCCTATACGTCCATTATCCCTATTAGTTATTTTTATAATTTCTTTGTTATCAATTAACATATTTATATCTCCTTTTCTCTCCTTAATAAAAAAATAGGAAGGTTAAAAATCTCTTTTAAAAAGAAACTCTTTAACCTTCCTAAAATATTTAAAATGTATTTATATTACATTGAACCAGGTATTGTAACAGTTTTTGTTAAAGAAGTATTTCTATAAACGCAAATGTTATTAGTGATTAAAGCACCAACTCCAAGTTTTCTATAAACTTGAATTTCTTTAGACCAATCATCATTTTTTCTATCGTCAACAAGAGTTTGTCCTTCAAAAGCAATTTTAACTGGTTTTTCATTTGATCCTGCTGGAATAATCCATGCATAAGCTGGATCAATAACTTTAGTTGTATTAGTTTCATCAACTAAAGATTGATTTAATACAATTACATTGTGTCCTTTATAGTTAGCTAAGTAACCATTGTTCCATTTTTGGTCTTTCATATTATCTGAAATCCATCCTTCAGCTGGAACCATAGTTGCCGCAAATTCATAAGTACAATAAATAGTTGCTTTTCCATAGCTATCTGCAACAGAGATTAAACTATCCATAGCTGTTTCATTAAATCCAGCTCCAGCATATTTATTGTTAGTTCCTAATTTATTAACAGCACCGATTAATGCTTTTTCAATTTCTAAATAGATAGCTTCATCTAATCCTTCCATAACAACATCTACTAATTCATTGAAATCTACTCTACCATCTAAGAATTCTTCGATAGATACTTGAGCAGCTCCTCCGAATGCAGTTGTTGGAACTTCATAAGATTGTCCATCTAATTTAAATACTTCATAAACGCCAGCTAATCCAACTTTAGTAATGAATTGTTTAGCTCTTCTTCTGGCTGAAGCACTTATTTTTTGTCTGAAGATTGCTTTATCTCCTTGTTTTACAGTAGTGATTTCTGCAAATCTTCCATATTCTTCTAATACTCTTGTAGGTAATACATCATCAATAACTTGTTCTACTAATGCAAAGATAGTATGTTTGTTTTGTTCATATAAATGATAATTACCTGCAATTTTATTTAATTCATTTCTTAATGTTTCATTAATTTCAGCAGCAGTAAAGTTTTCACCTTCAAAAGAATAAGTAGTAGAAGGTTTTGCATTACTTGCGATTTTAGCTAATTTTGTTAAATCTTTAATTTCCATAATTTATTTCCTCCTTATTAGTTTATTCTTTGAAGTTTAACAGCTGGTTGTCCATCTGGCATAGTGTATTCTTTAACTACTTGCCAAATCATTCCTGTCGCAACTGCATTATCTTTTACTAGATATCCTGCTGCACCAACTTTTAATTTGTCTCCAACTGTTAATTCAATTCCTTCATATTCTGCGTCTTTTGCTGTATTAGCAGCACCTACACAGTTTGTTGTATAAATATCTCCAACATTTGTTTTAAATAATCTTGGATAAATTTCTTCTCCAACATAGTTCTTTTTAATCATAGCAAAATCTTTATATGAATCTCTTTCATCATAAACTTTTACTTCATTAAAAACTAACATGTCTTCACCTTCACCAGTAAGGCTAACTTTTCCACCTGCATAATTATATTTTAAGAACATACCATTTTCAAGAATATTGATTGAACTATCTAATGGTAATTGAGCATAAATTTGTCCATTTCTTTGTGCAGATAAATGGTTAGGTTCAACTTGTCCAAAACCTGTTCTTTTAATTGTTGTAGCCATTTTCATGTCCTCCTTAATTAATTATTCTTACTATCTCTAGTATTTTTTAGCGCTTTTAACCACGCTGGTGTTACTGCAGATTCTTCGTCATTCAAACTATAAGTTGTAATAACTTCATCTTCTACTTTATTTTCATTTTTATTTGATTCCTCTGAATCAAAATTAACCTTTTTTCTAACACAAATTACAGATAATTTTGCTTCAATTTCATCAAGAGAATAAAGAGATTTATTTTCAATAACATCTTTCTTATCATCATCAGATAACATATAGAAACTATTGATTAAAGCGTCTTTCTTTTCGTTATCTACAGCTTCTTTAAATGTTACTAATTCTTGATATTTTGTTTCCATTTCCGCATAACTAGCTTTTAAATCTGCTAATTCTTGTTCTAAAAGAGAATATTTTTCTTCTTTATCATCTTTTTGATCTTCTTCTTTAGGTTCAGATTCTTTTTCTTCTTCTTCTTCTTTAGCAGTGAATTCTTCACTAGGTTGAGTAGCTTCAATAGAAATATCAGATTCTTCTGTTGAAATAGTTTCTTCTGCGGCAGCAGGTGCCTCTTCTTCAACTGTAGCCATCTCTTCAACAACTTCAGCTTCTTCTTCAGCTACTTCAGATGCTTCCGCAACTTCTTCGATAACTTCAGTTTCAACATTTTGATCTTCTAGTTCCATTTTGTATCCTCCTTTTAACGCAAATTCTAGATCTTTTATCATAGTAAATAATGTCTTTTTAAAATTATCATCTATTTTAGTAAATGATGAACTAACTTCTGGTGCGGTAATGCGAGCTCCTTCGAAGCAAGGCTCAACATCACTACCTAAGATGCATAATTTTGAAAAAATAGCATCATTTATTATAAAAAAGTCCATACCAGTATTATGGTTTGTTGCCCAATGGCCATCTAAAGTTTCTTCTTCTAATTCCATTGATTGAGGACGTCCTTCATTGATAGCTAAATTAGCCTCTTCAAATTGTCCAGTCCATAAATAACCAGTTGTCATAAGATATTCTCTTTCAACTTGATTACCAAATTCATCAGTGTCATTAAATTTTTGAAACCATACTTTCGCGTCAGGAGCTACAAAACCATAAGGTTTAGTAAGACATTCAAATTTAATGCCTTCCTCATCAAATATGACTTTTTCACCATGATCTCTAAAATCTTCTTTGTCTTCTTTATAATATCCAACAATAGGCGCTCCACGTAAAGTTTTAGCCATTTCAGTTGCTACTTCTTTAGTAATAAAACTATGGTTTCTATTTTCCCCTAGATATAATACTTTAATTTCACAACTGCTCATTAGTGGATTAATTTCTAAAGGTTGTAAATTAATAAACTCTGGAGAGTCTATTGTCGCTATTGATTGGTGCATCATAACTATCTATCCTTCCTTTTTTCTTTTTCCACTTATTTATTTATAAATAAAGTGGTAAATCTTTTTTCTACTTTTGTCCTAAAAATTTAAGATTGACTCTCTTCATTCATTAAAGTTTTTTCTGACTTTTCATCATCAGATTTCTCAGGTCTTCCGCCTGTATCACTTTTATTTTCATTATTTAATCTATTTAATACATCACTATTCATTGTACTAGACATCATAGGTGGTATAAATACATTAACTAAATCTAATATATTATTTTCAAAGTAAGCATTTGCAAGTATTGTACTTTGAGCTTGTCCCATTGCAATTTGAGGTAACATTTTACTGAAACCAACTTGCATTTGTTCTTTATATGTTTTTGCCATGTCTTGGTAATTATAAATTGTTGTTGTTAATATTTGAGCTCTATAATAATATTTCTTTGGTTTTTTATTATATTTTTCAATCATATCATTCATAAAACCTTCAAATTGTAAAATTAAATTATATAATGATGCTTCATCATTACGTATTGATTTTTCAAGAGCTATATTACCATCTGTATTAAATTGCATTTGAGAAACACCGGCTTCATTATAAACAGATCTTTCGACCCTTTCTAAATCATCGGTTGTTGCGGTACTACGATTATCACCCATATTCGCAACTTCTACATCCGCAAAAGTTGTTAAAACATCTATTCCAATAGCTTTTTTAAGCATTGCTACTGCATTATTATGTAATTGTTGAGCTTCATCAACATCAAAAATTAAATCTCCATTTTTATCAACTGGCATTTTTTGAATAATAATCTTCAATAATTCTTGAGCCATTTTTTTCTTATCTAAATCTTTTGCTTCATCTAAATCTATTAAAGATGGAATCACAGACATAAACATTGGAGCATCATCTCCATTAACATTGAATTTTAATGAGCTCGCAGTGTCTAATAAATACCATCCTGCAGTGTCTCCTACAAATTGAGGAGGTAATTTACCTTCTTTATAAAGAATATAACCTTTTTTAAATTCTGCTGGAAAAGCATTTAACATTTTTATTCTTTGAGTCGTATCTTTAAAAGCTAAATCAAAATATTTCATATTAAATTCTATTGCTGGTCTATTATTTACAATAAATCTAGAGCGGCAATAGTTTACTGGAAGCTCTTGAATAGAAATTCTATTTTGAGAAGGAATTAAATATCCATAATAGCAACCATTTTTAACTACTTTTAAAGCAATTTCTCCAAACAATTTTTTAAGTTCAGACTTGTCTAAATATAATAATATTTTATAAAATTCTAATAAAGCATTATCTTGGTCTTTTTGATTTGCAGTTTCTTCATTAATATAAGGAGTTACCATTCAATCATATCTGTACATGTATGCCATATATTTACATAATCTAGAATAAATACCGCTTGTTTCAAAATAAAAATTAGATATTTCACGCATCTCCGCATAATCATTATCATATAAAGCATTTAATATTGCTTCTTTTTGAGTTAATCTTGTATTAACTTTACTATAGCTTCCTAAATCTAAAATAGCATCTTCTAAAGTTTTTGCTCCTATTTTAATCTTAGAAAAGTCAATAGAAATAAAACCTTTAGAATTTTCTGAATTATTGGCGCTATCATCAAAAGACATATTGAAACCTTTTTTCTTTATTTCTTCTTTTCTATTTATCAAGATAGACACCTCACTTTTCTATTTTAATATCCACCTTGTTTATAATATAAATTCATAATATAATCATATGTAATTTGACCTTCTTTTATATAAGGTATTTCAAGTAATATAATATTATGTTGTTTACAATACTCTCTTTTTTTCATATCATTATATTGTTGTTTGCGGAGACCACCATATCCACCAAAGACTGACTTAGGCTCATAATGTTGGATTCCTTGATATTCAATTAAAAACTCAATCTCTCCTTCATCATCAAATACAGCGAAATCAAATCTTAATGGATTTCCATTTAAACTCACTAGCCCTGGGAAAGAATATTCTTCTTTAAAATTTAATCCATTTTTTTCTAGTATTTCCGCAATTTTAATTTCCCCTCTACTAGCTCTCATATTAGCCTCCATTGAATATTAAAATATTTTCTATATATTTATAAACTTTCATTTAATAGGATAAGATAAAAATGTCCAAAAATTTAACTTCCTGATCAAAATACCATATCCGCAATACTTGTTTTCTTTCTTCTTTTTTTTCTATCTTCTTCTTGTTTAATATAATACATACCATATTCAAAAGCTGAAAATTTATCTTTTTTAACCCCTCTATTAGCTTGTTTTAAAATAATATTTACACCTTCATTTTCTTCTACTAAATTTAACATTTGCTCTTTTAAAATTGTAGTTTGAGTAAAAGGCATTAATTGCTCATTTCTTTGATCACTAGTCATATTTTGTCCTACTTTTGTAGACATTAATTTAGTTTTCGCTTGGTTTTCATCAATTAAAAATTTAACTTTTCCGCTATACATTTGAGTTTGTACATAAGTATGAGCTTCAGTATTAATTGCCGCATTTGCTTTAATTAAATACATTGCATCATTTTCAACTTCAGGGCCACGTATTTTTTTATATTGTTCAGTTATATCTTCGCTAGTTCCGCCAGAAACGCCAAAGGCAGGTAAAGATTCTCCTGTTTCTGGGTCTACTTGAGCTTTAGTCATAAAATCTACGAATCCAGCTCCAACTCCATTGGCATCGATAGCAATCTGTCTAGCCTTGTATTTATAATATAATTTTTTAACATTAATAGCTTGATTTTCAAAATCTTCTGCTTCATAAGTATATAAATTAACAAGAGATTTTAATGCAGATCCTTGTACTTGCGGAGTTACTTTAAATATACTAACTTCAGTTGTACATTTAAAACGACCAACATCTACTCCAAGGATATAATATTGGGCTTTGCCATTTCTTCCGCTTGCTTCATATTCAGGTTGTAATAATACTCTATGTTTATCAAATTTCTCAGCTGAGAAGAAAGCATTCTCTGCATCTCCGCTCCATTCAGATTCATATTCACGAGCAAAAGAACTATCATTATAAGTTCCATCTAATTTTAATCCTTGAATGAAGTTTTTAGGTTGTAAGCCTTCCATAACTGGAATTCTTCAAGTTCCACCAAGCATAACCGCCTCATCAGGATTAATAATTTGCTGTATTAAAATTTGAATTAGTTTATCATATGAGAAAGAGTTTTTCCATCCTGCAGTAGTTACATATATCTGAGATTTATTCGCAACTTCCTCTTCATGTCTTGAACCATCTGAAAGACGTCTATCAACAACCATTGTTGGAATAATTACTTCATTTAATTGCTCTTGATCAATTAAGATAACTTCTTCCATTAAACCACCAGTAGCACGTTTACCACGGGAACTTTGTTGAGCTGCCATTATATCTAATTTACTACCATTTTTAAAAATATATTCAACCATATTTTTACTAGCTTTAGTTGCACCTCTAGATCAATCTATTTCATTTTTTAATCCAGGAATTAATCTACAAAGCTCATCCGCTTTTTCTCTAGCGATTCCCGCCGCTTGTTCTTTACCACCAGTAGTAACAAAGAAATGCGCTCCAGGATATAATACACAACGTAACATTAATACTAATACAGCTAAAAATGATTTTGAATAACCACGTGGAAATGTTGCATAAGCATATTTATGACGCATTACCGCCCTTAAAAATATTCTTTGATAAAAATATAATTGAAAATTTTCTGGGTTACTTCCGCATAAAAATTCAACAAATAAATCAGGATATTCACGTCAAAAGGCAACATAATCCCTTATTTTAGGTATTTGTGATTTTATTCTTTCTTCAGATAATCCTATTTTATTTCCATTATGACTTTCAGATAAAGCCATTAAATCAGCAAGAGCCATTAGTTCTCACCTGCCTCATCTAATTGCTTTTGTTCTTCTATATTTTTATAATATTCTTCAAAATCATTGTCTGTTAATTCTACAGTTTCTTGATCAACACTTTCTTCCATTTCTTTTTGAATTTGAATTTTCTTTAAAGCATTTTCAATCTGTTGTCCAAAACCTAAATCTTGAGTTACTAATTTTTTAACATAATCATTCATATCTTTTAAAGTAGCATCCACTTTATCTTGAGGTATGTCTGTTGCATATCTAGGTATAAATCCTTCTCTTTCACAAAGGGAAATTAATTCTCCAATGCTGTCTACATATTCATCTTTCTCATCTTTATTCTGAGCAGCTGTAAACTTAGCACTTTTTCTTAAATCATTATATACTCTTGATAATCTTTGATAACCTTCAATATCGCTACAATCCAGATATTGATTCATTTTTAAATTAGTTTTACAAATTAAAATTAGAGTGTTAATAGTATCCGCATCTTGAATATCAAAAGATTGCTCCATTTCTTTGTAAACTCGCTCCATTTCAACTCATTCATTAGGCTTATATAATCTACCTCATTTCATAGCAAGATAAACCTTATCTTCATCAGTTAGTTCTGCACCAACATCCACTAAAAGTGATTCATCTATAAAATTACTTCCATCTCCATAAGGATTATTGCTTTCAGCAGGGATTTCCGCAGGTTTATTTACCATCTCTTGGTATTGAGTTTCCGCGCTAGTTAATGTTTTATATTGAGCTTCTGAAATATCTCCGCTTTCTAATTTTTCTTTCCAATATTTATCTTGTTCTTCTCTTTCTTCTTCAGTAACTTTGTTTTTTAAATCATGTTCTTGTTGAAGTAATTCACTATCTGCTCATCCATAAGTTTTTCATTGTTTTAATTTCATAGCAGATAAATATTTTCCAAGAACTGAATTTCCTTTTAAATTAGGGTTTTTAGCAACCGCTTTATCTCTAATAAAATTTCATTGTCATGGAGCATAAGGTACATCTAAATCTTTTAAAATTCAGGTAAATGTTTCTGGGTCAAAATTATCAACATGTAAGGTTACACAATCTTTACATAATTCAAGTCTAGTTCCATCTTTTCTTTTGTAAAAATCATCTGCATTTCTAACCCTACTACACTTCATACATAATTTTTTTCCTTCTAACATAAATTAGACCCCCTTTTTATTTTTTAGATTGCGGCAATCCTTACATAAACTATAAAAACCATCTTTAGAAGTATTATTTTTTGAAAAGAATTTATTATGAGCTAATTTCATTTGTCCGCATCTAGAACAACGTTTTCATTTTCCATACTCTTCAAAAGTATAATGCCAGATTAAATACTCTTTCTTCGCTGTTTCTGCAATTAATTTTGGAATTTTTTTGCATCATAAAGAAGATAAATATTCAACAGTATAAGTAGTTTTAAATTCATCTAATAAAAGTGATTGGATTTCCGCATTTGTGCGGCCATCAATTTTATGAATAACAAGTTTATAATATAAAGGATATTTATCTTTTAATGTTAAATCTACTAAATTATCTAAATCTTGCATTAAATATCAAAAATCAGATGTAAAAACATCTCAGCAATCCTCTTTTAATGCACTATAATTAGCAAGCAATGCCGCAATATGTTTAGGATTAAATAAATCTATTAGACAAGAGCTAACAGGTTCTCCATTCTCATTTATAGTAATTTTTTCATCTAAATCTATACGAGTTACATTTCTAAGCCCTTTTCCTGAAGCTGTAGATCCACTTCCAATAGTTGGATTCAATAAATCTTTTATTAAATATTGCTCTTGACGCATTTCAATTAATCATTTTTTTAATTTATATTTTCTTTTTCCTGTTGCCGCATTAGCCATTTTTTCAAGGGCAGCAATACTTTCTTGTAAATCTTTTAAATCTTTTATTTTTTCTAAATCTTGCTTTGTAATTTCTTTTTTATGTGTAAATAATATATTTTTATCTGGTTCCGCAAGCGCAACTTGTCAAAAATTATCTTCGTTAGTTTCAAAAGCAGTTAAAGCATTTTCTAATGAAGTTTCATGTTTGTCTATTGTTACTTTTCTATTGTCTGTTAAAATTAATTTTTGTTTCTTTTCTTCAGGAGTCATGGCAGAAATAATATAATTAGATATTTTTTCTAAGTAGGCGGGATTGCGTAGCATATTTTGTGGTAATGTCTTAATTAAATCGTGAGTATAGTTAGAACGAGCAGCCGCATCCACCAATGAGTAATCTAGTTTTTTATATTCTGACATAAAAATCCTCCTTTCATCTTATAGAAGTATTATACCAAAAAATTTTCGGAAAGTCAAGAGTCTAAAAGCATAAATTGATTTTTAATTAAAAATATAATATAATATAAATAATAAAAGAAGGTGGAAAATATGAATAATAATTATTATCAAGTTATAGAAGGAAGTGAAATGTATTATCCATGGTATGTTCACAAGTTAGAAAATGATATAAAAGTATTGAGACAATTATTAGAATGAGCTTATGAATGTGATTTTGGTTTTGACCAAATTGCGGCAGATGATGATTTTGATTTTGATAAATTTTATGAAGAAACAAAAGATATGAATGGTATAGATAGTATGCTTTATTATACAGAAAGGTGGATGGATAAAAATGAACCAGGCTGAAGATCGTAAAGCGGCCATTTCCGCACGTGTAAAAGAACATTATGATTATTTGGTTGCCGCAGGATATGATGTAGTGTTTACCGCATTGCAAGGAAGTCAAAATTATGGATTGGACGAATATACTGATGACTATTGTTCAGATGTAGATACTAAAAGTATTATTTTACCATCTCTTGATGATTTTATTAAAGCTAAGCAACCTATTTCCGCAGTAGAAATTTTAGATAATGAAGAACATGCTGAGGTTAAAGATATCCGCGTAATGTTTGAAATGTTTAAAAAAGAAAATATTAATTATATTGAGCTATTGTATAGTGATTACATTGTGTTTAATCCTAAGTATGAAGCATTAATTAAGCCAATTTTTGAACACCGCGATGAAATCGCTACCGCAGACACCGCACAGTTTTTAAGATGTATTGCGGGAATGGCTTATGAAAAAGATAAGGCGCTTTGTCATCCTTATCCAGGAATTATTGAAAAAATTGAGAAGTATGGATATGATGGCAAACAATTAAGTCATTGTGCTAGATTGCTATTGTATATTACAGATTTTAGTAATGGAAGACCTATTGCTGAATGTTATAAGCCTGCGGAAATGTATAAATTAACTTTAATGAATTATAAAAAACAGCTTGATGAGAATGGCGCGGAGATGTCGGTTGATGAAGCACGTAACCGCAGCGCCGCATATGTTGAAGAAATTAAAAATTTAAAAGATGAATTAATTGAAGATGGCGATTACGGAGTTGATAATGCGGCCGCGTTATTTCTTGATGAAATTAAAGAAAAGATACTAAAGTTTAAAATCACAGAAGAAGTGTTGCTCTGCGAGCACACTAAATGAAAAAAGTTATGTGATAAAATGATTTATTCAGATGAAAAATTTAAAGTTGCGGAAATGGCAGCTATTGAAAAATTAAAGGTGCAACCGCAAGATAATATTTTTGATTATTATAAGGAGAATAAAGATGAAACGAAGAATTAGAAAATCGTGCAGCTTGCGCAGCACGCTTGCAATGCCAAAAAGCTTATTACCTAAACCAAGTAAGATAATTAAAAGAGGTATATATGCGTAGCTCTGCGAGCACGCAGTGGGAGCGAAATGGTAAGTGCGGCAACTGGTGGAAATACAAAACCAAGAGATTACAAGAAAAGAATAGAAAAAGGCAAATATTAGTCGTATTTTGAAATGGAAAAATAAATTTGAGAGTGATGTGACGTGGCAATACCTAATTCCAAAAATTTTTTTCTAAATTTCCCAAAACATTACCCCCAGGTCTACAGAAAGCAATTTCTTTTTTATTTTTAATCGGATTGTCTAGGGTGGGGACAATCCGAGATGTCAAGTAAATGTAAACTTTACAATTTTTTATTTACATTTTCTAATGTAAAATAAATGTAAACAATTCATAAAACTTATAATTTAAATACATTAGCACTTATTTATAACAAATGCTAATTATCTATTTAAAAAATTTTATTTAGGTAGTAAAAAATAAAATAATACTTAACATTAATTACTAGGCTAATGACACACGTGGTTAAGTTGTATGCAAATAAAAAAATAAAAAAATTTTTAAAAAACTATTGACTTTTAATTCTTTATTTGATATAATTAAGATGTAAATAAGGAAGGAATTAAGTATGAAAAGTAAAGAAATAAAGTTAAGTATCTATGATTTAGAGGTTATTATTAAAGGACTAAATAATGAAAATAATAAAGCAATTGAAAAGAATGATGAAAGAGAAACTAATTACATCACTAGTCTAATTTACTATTTACAAGATAATTTAGATGAATTAAAAGAAGAAGAAGAATAAAAACTTCTTTTGTTATTGATTAAATTTTAAAATAATAAATAAATAAATAAAATAATAAAACAATGTAAAGAGATAATAAAATAATTAAATAAATAAAAACAATAGAAAAGAACAAATAATTAAATAAAACAAATAAATAATTAAATAAAACAAATAAATAATTGAATAAAATAAAAAAATAAATAATTCAATAATTATTATTTAATTAATAAAATAATATTCTAAAATTAAAAATAATTTTTAATATTTCTAAAAGAAAAGAAATGGAAAAGAGCGGAAATGCATAAGCGCAACTACTTGACAAACAAAATGTTAAGTTTGCTAAAATTATTGAAAACAAAAAACTTTTATGATATAATTATAATATAAGATAAAGAAAGAGAGAGTGATTACAAATGAAATCAAATCAAGTAAAGAAAGGAAATAAAAAACAATTTAAGTATGAAATGATAGAATTAATTATTCTAACATTATTAAATATTAATTGTATTACTTCACACATAATAAGAAATGGACTTCAATTAGATAAAATAATGTTTGAAATAATTATCTATTTTACAATTACATTTATGTTTTATTACTTAATTAAAGATATTAGAAAAAATCCAAATCAATGGAACTTAAAAGAGCTATTTAAATAAAATAGCTTTTCTATTTGTTGTATAATTTATTTGTATCAATTAATAAAAATAAATAAAAAAAATAAATAAATTTTAAAAAAACTATTGACATTAATTGATTTATTTGATATAATTAAAGTGTAAAAAGGAAGAGGTGCTACCTATGAATAAAGTAAATGAATTAAAAAAAGAAATTGAAAGATTAGAGAATTTATTATTCTCACTTGATATGATTGACACTTGGAACCATGAAATTGCAAATGCATATAATAAAGCGGTTGCAGACTTAAAAAAAATAAATGAAGAATTAGCAGAAGCAATAGCTAATTGCTAATTTTTTTAATGTCAATTTACACTTACTTTACATGCGGCGGCCCGCGTTTGCGCATTTTGGGCCGATCCGCAGTTTACATGTCAATTTACAGTTTTTTGACATGTAAATTTACATGTTAATTGACAGTAAAGAATCCTAAAACTTTGCACTCATTAGGCAGATCCTTTACATGTAAAGAAAATGTAAACTTGACATGTCTTATTTTTGTAAAGCAAATGTAAATAAAATTTTTAATATTTTTAGAAAAAAATAATACACAAGAGAAAAGAAAAAATAAAAAAATTTTTAAAAAAAGTATTGACAATAAAATAATTAAATGATATAATAATAATGTAAATAAGAAAAGGAAGTGTTAAAAATGAAAAAAATTAATGTAGCAAATGCTAAAAAAATTATTAATGATAATTCAGAAAGTGATTTAATTATTGTATCTAAAAATGATATTAATAAATTGGATAATAGAAGTAAGACTTTAAATTTGTATCTAGTATCAACTCATTATAAAAATAGTAACATAAGAATAATTGATATAACTTATATTGAACATCATAATAAAGTTGATAATGATATGATTAAAAATGTTTATACAATAGTTGATTAATTCAACTATTGTATAAAAAATAAAAAAATTTTTAAAAAACTATTGACAAAATAAATAATAGTATGATATAATTATAATATAAGGAAGTGAATAATATGAAAAAAGTATATTTAGATATGGACGGAACAATAGCAAATTTATATAACATTAAGAATTGGCTACCAAGATTAAGAAATGAAGACAAAAATATATTTCTTGAATGTGAACCTTTAATAAATGAAAAAACTTTATTTGAGCTATTTCCATCAAATCAATATGAAATAATTATATTAACAATGACACCTATGAATTGTAGCAAAGAATATCATAATCAAGTTATAGAACAAAAATGTAAATGGTTAGAAATATATTTTCCAAACTTGAAAAAAAGAATATTCAAAAGATATGGACATAATAAAAACTTAAAAAATTGCGGAAATGCTATATTAATTGATGATAGCGAAGTAATAAGAAATAATTTTAAAGGTATTGCTTTAAATCCTGCAAATTTATGGTAAATAGTTAAGTGTAAACTTAACTATTTTACTTTACATTTACTTAACAAGCGGCGGGCCGCTCACGCGTGTTTTTTCTCGCTGCGGCCCGCCTTACACTTACTTGGCAGATCTTTGACATTTTCTTTACAATAAATAAAAATAAAAAATTTTATTTTTTTTCACAAAACCTATTGACTTTTTTCTTATAGTATGAGATAATTATAATGTAAGAGAAAGAGGTGCTAAGTTATGAAATTATACTTACAAAAAAATTACAATGGAACATTTGCTGTTGCTATGGAAAATCCTAACAAAAATGAGATATTCCCTTGTGATTATATTGTTCTAATGGACGAAATCCGCGGGACAATACCTTACAAAACACTAGTTGACCTAGTTGTTGAAAAGTTCGGTTGCAAAAAGTTAATTTTTGACTTTTAACAACCAATTCCGCTAAAAAGTTTTAAAAAACTATTGACAAAAAAATGCTAGTATGCTATAATAATAATGTAATAAGGAAGGGAGTGATTAAAATGGCAAAAAGAAAAGTTCAAGTTAAAAAACCAATAGTAGACAAAAATGCAGCTCAATTCATGAGAACTGCAGCAAATCTTGCTAGAAAGGGTAAAACTAATAAAAAGTTAAATGGCAGAAATGCTAACCTAAAAGCAAAAAAATACGCATTAGCGTAATTTTTTTTGTCTTAATTTAGTACAACACAACCAGGTGTATCGCGGCGGCGCATGTGCGGATGTGACGCGCCGCTTTACATTTACTTAACACTTTTTAACGTTTTGTTTACAAAAAAATAAAAATAAAAAAATAAAAAATTTTCATAAAACTATTGACTTATTAATTAATAAATGATATAATAATAATGTAAATAAAAGAGGTGGAATAAATGAAATTAACAAAAGAAAAAATGAAATTAATTAAAGAATTTATAAAAACAATAGATAAAGATATTAAAATTAGGCAAAGCAAAAAATTTGAATGTGATATTTATGAAGAAAAAATATATATAACTACTAAAAAACCTCAATATTTTTACGATTGGCTATTAAGTAAAATTGATTTTAAACCTAATTGGTTTATAATTGCTATTCTTCACGAAGTTGGACATATAATGACAAATACCGAGGAATTACAAGATAATAGGGAGATGCTATATGGTTTATATTCTCTTGCTTATAAAACAAAAGAAATAAATGAAAAAGAAATAAATTTAAAATATTTTGAAATACCTGCGGAATATGAAGCAACTATGTGGGGAGTTGAATTTTATAAAAATAATTTTAAATTATGTGAAGAAGTTGCGGAAATGCTTGGTATGTGGGACTAAGACCGAGCTCCGCCGCTTTTTAATTGACAAAAATAAAAAATTTTAATATAATATAAATATAAAAATAAGATAGAAAGGAAAATCGCACTAATGAAAATTTATGTTTTAATCACTAGTAATGGTGAAGTTAGTGGCGTTTATTCTACAAAAGATAAGTTAATTGCGGCAACCACAACTATTTTTTCAAATCTTGAAATAGATAGAGTAGAGATTTGAGAAACTGATACTGGTTTTGTAGATTATTTAAAACTAACTAAAAAACAACTATTACTATTGAAGATTAAGACACTAAAAAGCACTTTCCATTAAGGATTGTGCGGTGTCGATTTTCCAAAGACTAGATACCTTCCAAAAAAACCGCGAGAAAAAATGCATTTCCGCGGTTTTTAATTTTGTCCTAAAACTTACGAGCGGCTCGCACAGGTTCGGCGCGAGCCGAAATTTCTATTATACCATCTTTTTAACATTTTGTCAATAGAAAAATGAAAATTTTACATAATTTTACATTTCCTAAAACCTTGATCCTAATCCGACACACCAGGGTACGTTGTTAGAAAAATACTGATTAAAAAAATTTAAAAATTTTTTAAAAAATGCTTGACTTATTTTTTTATTTATAGTATAATTAAAATGTAAATAAGAAAGGAAAAGTAAATAGTTAAAAAAATATTAAAAAAAATAAAAAAAACTATTGACTTATTTATAAATATTTGATATAATATTTATGTAAATAAGAAAAGCAATAGTAATAAAAAAAATAAAAAAATTAAAAAAACTATTGACAATAAAACTTATTTATGATATAATTAATATGTAAATAAGAAAAGTCAAACTTATTTACAAATCAGTTAAAGATAAAGGAGAGTGATTAAAATGACTGATAAGAAAATGACAAAAAGAGAGGTACTTAACTATATGCTTGAAAAATATTCAAGTGATGAAATCGTAGTTAGTTATGGTACTCACGAATTAGAATTGCTTGATAAGAAAAATTCTAGCAAAGGTGCTACTAAAGTGCAAATTGAAAATGGAAAAGTTATGGAAGTTATCTATAATGAATTAAAAGCACTAGATAGAGCAGTTACAGTTAGCGACTTAATGGAAAATAGCGAAGTTATTAAGAATTATGCTCTTGAGGACGGCACACCATTAAGAAATCAAAAAATTAGTGCTTTACTAAAAAAATTAGTTGAAAGCAAAAAAGTTATAAGAACTGAAGATAAGAAAAAAGCTTATTTCTCAGTTGCTGAATAGCATTAAGACTTGACATGTAAAGTGTCAAGTCTTTATTTTAAAATAAAAATGATACACCTGGTTGCGTTGTATTTTAATTTAGATTTGGCGGAGCCTTTGCGGCCGCAAAGGCTTCGATTTCTCTATTATAACATACTTTTAGGTTATTTGTCAAGACTTTTTTTAAAAAATTTTTTAAAAATTTTTTCCCTAAAATTATTGACTTATTTTTTTATTTATAGTATAATTATAATGTAATAAGAAAGGAAATAAAATGGATAGTAAAATTTATGTAGTAATTTTTCAACAGAACGAGCAACAAAAAACATATCTAGGAACTACTTTTAATTACAAACAGGCGTTCGCTATTGCTCAAAATTTTTTAAGTCAAAATCCAAATGTAGAAAGCAAACAAATGTTTGTTAACGAATATTTTTTAAAAAATATTAAAAAAATAGTTGACATTAAAAACTAAAAATGCTATAATAATAATGTAATAAAAAAAGAAATAACATAACTTGCTTAATTAAAAAAATGTTAAAACTTAATAAAAAAGTGTTGACAAATTAAGCAAGTTATGATAAAATATATATGTAAGTAAGAAAGGAAAGTGGTAAAAATGGAAAAGAAACTTACTAAAAGAGATGTTATTAATCAAATGCTACAAGAAAAGGTTATTCAAGAAAATGAAGTTTATAGAACTCATTTAGAACATGAACTTGAATTACTTGATAGAAAAAATTCAAGCAAAGGTTTAAGCAAAACTCAAATTGAAAATGAGAAAATTGCAAATGTTCTTGTAGAAGAATTAAAAGCAATAGGTAGACCTTGCACAGTGAGTGACTTAATGGAAGAAAGTGAAGTTGTAAAAAATTACAAACTTGAAGATGGAAATCCATTAAGAAATCAAAAAATAAGTGCTATCTTCAAAAAATTAGTTGATAAAAATATATTAACAAGAGTAGAAGATAAGAAAAAAGCCTACTTCTCTGTAAACTAATTAATAACATCTAAACTTGACATAAAAAGTGTCAAGTTTTTTATTTTTTAAAAAAAACTATTGACAAATCTTTTTAAATGTGATATAATGGGCGGTTTGCGGCTGCCGCAAACCGATTTTACTATTATACCACATCTTTGGTACTCTTGTCAATAGTTTTTTTAAAAATATTTTTAAAAAATTTTTCCTAAAAGTATTGCAATTATTTTTTATTATGATATAATTATAATGTAAGAGGTGATAAAAATGAAAGAATTTAAAGAAAATGGAAAAGTTATTGAAATAACATTAGATAGTGGCAAAATTGTAAAAGTATCTACTAAATGGGTTAATGATACAATAGCAAAATTGGATACTGATATTGAAGATGTGCTATTAATGTGGCTTGAAGATAATGACTATTTAATTAATATAGAACAAGAAGAACTTGACAAAGAAGCAAAGGGTATTGTCAAAACATTAGTTAAAAGTGAAACAGCAAAGAAAAAAACTCCAAGAGAGAGAGTTTTAAAAGAAAACCCAACAAAAGAATTAATTATTCAAACAATAGTAAAAAGTTTAGAAAATTTAGCAATTTCTAATTTAATTATAGAAAATAAAGCAAAATTAATAACTTTTTCTATGAATAATGAAGATTTCAAGATTGATTTGGTGCAAAAACGCAAACCCAAAGAAAAATAGTGTAAAATTTACACTATTTTTTATTTATTTTTACTGTAAATTTACATTTTCTTTACATTTGGCGGGCGGCCTTCGGCTATTTCCGCCCGATTTACACATTATTTACACTATTTTGACATTTATTTTACAAAAAATTAATTTGAAAAAAATTAAAAAATTTCACAAAACCTATTGACTTATTTTTAAAAAGTAGTATAATTAATAATGTAAGAGGTGATAGTATGAAAGAAAAAATATTAAACTTAAAACAAAAAACAAATGCTAACATAAAAGATATTAAATGGGTAGTAGAAACTTTTTCAAATGAAAATGAAGAACAATTATTTAATATTTTATACACTCACTGCCTTATTAATTTTGGGAATAAACAAAAAACTTTAAAAAGTTTTAAAAAAAGTATTGACAAATAAATCTCATTTTGCTATAATAATAATGTAATCAATGAAAGAAAGGGAATGATTAAAATGATTAAAAAAGTTGATTTAAAAAAAGAAAAATATTTAATATTTATTGATACTGAAACAATAGGAACTTTAAATGTTAAGGAAAGCGTTTTACCTTTTGAAATAGGTATGAAAATATTAGACACTGAAACAAATAAAGTTGTTAAAGAAAAAAGTTATCTAGTTAGAAAATTCTTTAATAATAAATACATAATGTTATCAACATTTAGTGCTACAAAATATCCTGACTATTTTGAAAAGTTAGACAATGACAAGAGATACAAAACAATGAGTGTTAATGATATCTCAAAAGATATTGAAAAAACTATTTCAAGATATGCAATAAAAATAATGGTTGCACACAATGGCAATTTTGATAAAACTGCTATGGCAAGATTATTTGAAGATTTTGGAGTTGATAATCCATTTGAAAACATTGATTTACTTGATACAATGGAATTATCAAAAGTTATTACTTTTTCAAAAGACTATGCTAATTATTGTATAGCAAATAAAGATAGATTAAATAGTGTAAAAGATAGTTGCTTTATTACAAATAGTGGTAGAGTTAGAACTACTGCACAAGCAATTTATTGTTATCTATTAAATAATAGTCAATTTGAAGAAGCACACACTGGACTTGAAGATATTGATATTGAAATTGAAATTTTTAAAAAATCAATGGAAATGCTAGGAAATACAATAGTAAGTCTTAACACTGCACCAACTTGGCGTGATTATTCAGTTGTAATTGAAGAAGAATAGCGGCAACCGCTATTTTTATTTGACCGAGAACTTTACATGTAAATTGACATGTCAACGGGCCCTGCTTGACGCAGGCTGCCCGATCCATCCATCAAAAACCGCTATATGGAATTTTTTCATGGAACTTTTGACTTACTATATACTTACATTTTTCCTATAATGCGGATCCAGGTAAAAGATTTTCACTTGACAAAATAAAAAATTTTTGATATAATATAAAAAAACAATTATTTTATAACCGATCGGGTTACCGGCAGCCGCATAAAAAATAAGTATATGCTTCTTATAAATAAAACATTATACTTACTTGACAAAATAAAATATTTATGATAATTATTATTATTATAATAATAATAATAATACTCTCCCATTATATTATAATATATTTTTATTAAATTATCAACAAAAGCAAAATGAGCTTCGATTTTTTATTTAAAATGCAAAAGAAAACGATAAGGACAAAATAAAAGAGATGGTTGGACTGGACCCGGTCCACACCACTACCACCATTTACATCATTTAATACCATCTTTACAATTTTTTATTCATTTTTGTTTAAATTTGTTTGAAATTAATACTTTTACTTAACATCTGAGTATTTACATAAACTTATTATCTTCTCCATCTCATTCTCTTTCTTTCTTTATTTTAAAATCCATTAAATCCGCAGGACTAATATAATCTAATGTATATTTAGGTTTAATTATCTCTATCCATTTATTTAATATTTCTTTTATCTTCTCTTCCTCAATATCTATCTTCTCTAATATTACTACATTCTTATCCCAATCTATACTTTCTATTTCATCTATCAATCCATAGTTATTTAATTTAATCATTTTTCAATCCGCATCTTCATCTATTCAATAATCTGGATCCCAATCAACAGGCTGTAAATCACTAATAAATACTATCTCTCTATCTTCATTTAACAATCCATATATTTTTGTTTTATTCACTTTATTACTTCTCCTTAAGACATTTTTAGACACTTTTTATATTTTTTCATCATCACCAAAGCAAAACAATTAATTTTAGACATTTTTTATATTTTTTCATCATCAACATATATATATAATATGTTGGTGATGAAAAACATTTAATTTTGTCTAAATTTCCTTCGATATAAACCCATTTACATCTGCGGTTGACCCTAAACAATAAATAAAATCTCTATCTTTAATCATTTCTTTATGATAAATAACCATATTATTTTCTTCAAGTAATTTTTTACTTTCTCTAATATTATATTCACTTAAATTAGTAAGTCTTTTAATATCTTCAACAGTATAAGGTTCTGCATTTTTAAAATATATCGCGGCAGCTATTATTTTTGTTAAGGGAACTCAATCTCTTTTATGGTTTAATTCTGCTATCTCATAGCTTTTTTTAATTACATCTAATTGTAAATCTACAATTTTCTTTTCAGTTTGTCTGCGGAGACCCATTAAAAAATAACCATCAGTATCCTCCGCAAAAATTATATGTCCCCTATTTTTCAAATTCTCTACCCCTAATTGAGCGGCTTTTAAATTTGCAGGAGTAACCCCTTTTCCAAGATATTCTACTAACATTTTATATGTCCCCCTAAATGCAAGTTCAGGTTTAACCAAAAGTGCAACTAATATCATAAATTCTCACATTTCTAACCCTATTATTTCTTCATCTACATAAAATAATGTATTTTCTTTTTCTTGATATAAAGTTACCGCTCTATTTTTTTCATCAAGAGATTCAAAGTATTCTGCGGCAGCACCTCTCCCTACTTTAATTATATTAACTCCATATTTTTTTAGTATATTTTCTTGAGTTCTTTTAAATTTGGTTGTTAAAGTAGTTTTAGATATATTATATTTATCACATATTTCATCAATAGTCATATTTACCTCCTATTATAATATTAAAATTTAGACAATTTTATTGTCTAAAAATGTCCTTGAGGCAATAGGTCGAGAAAGTTTCATCCCTTCGGGATGAAATATCTCTCCACAATAGGCAAAACAATTCCATATATTTTCATTTTATTCGTATGCGGCGTCTCTTACTAAAAGACCTAAAAAAGAGGGTTTTTAATTATTGCCCTCCTCATTTTTCTTCTTTCTTTTTTGTATTAAATCAATTTTGAATTCTTCACCATTTAAACTAAAAGTAATTATTTTTCCTTTATTTTCTATTGCGGCAGCTACTACTCCATCTATATTATTTATGCATTTGAATATCTTCGCGATTATTTTTTCTTTAACTGGATTTTCTTTAATAGTTCTTACCCTTTTTGCTTTTTCTTTTGCCTTACCGTCTTCTCCTCTATGTAAACTAGCTAATACTCTATTTTCTTTTGCGGCAATGCATAATTCTTCTTGGTCCTCATTTATAATATAGCCTTCATCTTCTAACCAAGTTAACACAGCTTCGTCCATATCAATTTCTAATTTATTCATCATAGTTTCTAAATACTTAGTAGAAGCTTTTACTACCTTTCCATTCTCTAAAGTAATAATAACAACTTTTCCATCAATAACATATTTTTCCATAATTCATTCACCTTCCTTTTAAAAATAAATTTTTACTTTTTAATTTTTATATATTTATTATATCATATTTTTAAAAATTTGTCAATAAAAGATCGGTAAAATGCGGGAGTCGGTTCGCGTAACTTTTTCGAGCCGATAGTCTGATCGACCAATCGCTTCCGCAATTTAAAAGCAGTGATTATCTCGAGTTTCACTGCTTTTTGAAGATTTATATATCTCCTAAACTAATATATAATTCAATTCAGATGTCTTCTCATCTCCGCCTTTCTTATTGAAAGGTTCCGCTTAAGTCAAATCACACTCTGTGGTGGATATACAGATACTCTCTCCTTTGTATCATAGGGTTTTCGGCTTTTCTAACGAAAAACTAAGCAAATAGATATTTATTTAGGATTAAATATCTTATTGAATAGATAATCAATTAACACTTCAATTATCTACTCAAGAAGGGATTTAATCCCTTATATTATTATTCAGCTATTGTAAAGATTACTCTTTTTCCATCAACTGTTCTTACAGCTCTTCCAGCTTCTACTAATTTCTTAATTAATGCTGAAACTTTTTGACTTGAAGTAATTCTTTCGTCAGCTCTAACCTTATCAAAGATTTCACTAACTGTTAATCCTTCAGTTCCTAATGCATTAAAGATAACTTCTACTAATTCAACATTTTCTTTTTGAGTTTTAGTCATTCCACTTCTTTTCTTAGAGTTTAATTCAATTTCATGATTTAAGAACTCTACCATTTCTGCAGAATCTTCTACATTAGCTCCTTCTACTATTGCAATTAATCTTGCAAATTTTTCATTTTTAGTCATTTTTCTTTCTTTTTCCATTTCTAATCACCTTTCCTTTTTAAAATATTTTTTTTGAAACTATTTCGCTGCGGGAACCACTGCTTAGTGGAGAAATGAGCCTCGTCACGAGTTGACCATCTCGTAAGTTTCATTAACAATTCATTTCTTTTCTTTTCTTATTACATATATATTATATAATAATTTTTTAATTTAATCAATTCACTTACTCTTGATTGAGGAAGTGAGTTAGAGAACTAGGTATAAGTTTTTTATTCTCTATCTTTGCATGCGCTCCTAGTATCTTAATACATTTATAATAATTATATATTTTTCATTTACATATATATTATATAATAATTTTTTAAATTAATCAATTTATTATTCTAATTCGCTATCAAAATCGCTTAATATCTTGAATTTAGGATTAGCATCTTCATCTTGGCAAATAAGATTATATAAGTATATTTCATGCTTCACAACCCTTGTTGCTTCATCTATTGTATCATAATCTCCTACTAAATACCAAGTATTTTTTGAATATATAACATATCCATCTGCATCAGTTATATCTTTTTCAGCATACTTATAAACTTTCCACATAATTAATCACTTCCCTTTTCTTATTTACATATATATTATAATATATTTTTTTAAAATAATCAATTATTTTTCTTGATTTGCTCTATAAATAATTAATTTCTTTTCTATTTCTGCAAGCTCTTGTCCTATTTTATTAAGTTGGTCGTCATCTGCTTTTATTATCTCAAGCATTATTTCATGAAGTCTCTTCACTATTTTTACTTTCATAAATTCAACTCCCTTCTTTTATTTACATATATATTTTAACAAATTTTTTAAATAAAATCAATGCGGGAACCCTGGACCAGATCCATTTCCATTTAGATCTAGGTCCTTCCGCTATTCTAATTCAATAAAATCATTATATGAACAAGTATGTTTATCATCTAATTTTAAATTAATATGATAATGTCCAAAATAATGATGGTCAAAATCTATTTTATTAAACATCTTATCTAATATTTCTTCAGATTTATGACTTACATCTCTTAATTCTCCGCCATGTTGACATAAGAAGCCTCTGTTTCTATGAAAAACGCTATAAGGACAACAATGAGTGAAAACATAGTCGTAATGACCGGCCACCTCCGCAATATCTTTTTCAGTTATTTGCTCTTGCGGCCACCAACCAACATACTCTATCCTCCACATTTTATCAATACTATCAGCTCCGCCCATACATAATGCTCTTTTGCCATTAATATTCAACTCTAGCCCTCTTGGACAATAGTGTATATGTTCACTATTGTCATATATATCATCTTTTGCGGTATTCCAGCTATCAATAATATCAAAGTTTTCATGATTACCATCGATCCAGTATAAATGAACTCCATTACAATATCTTTCATAGTTAGCAATAGTAGCTTTAGCATCTTTTTGGTCTTTATCCCAATAAATACCCATATCGCCGCAAACTATAATATTACTTTCAGAACCTAAATCAAATTTCCAAATAAATTGCAATATTTTAGTTAAACTACCATGACAGTCACCCGTTACAAAAACACGACCATTTATAGTTCTCATAGTAATCACTTCTCCTTTCTTATTTTACTTCATATATATTTTCTTCAAGTATTTCTTTTGTTACAACTCCTTCTAATTTCCATTCTTTATTAATTATTTTTGTTTTCCATCTATCTAATTCAGCTTCTGTCTCTGCAATTCTTGGAACTATTATTCCTCCATATCCATCATCAGGGTCAATATCTACATATAATAAATCCCATGGTTCTATTAAATCTAATATATTAGAACTTGATTTAGTAATATATCCTTTCATCTGTCCTGTACAATTTATGCTTTCCCATAATGGATTTTGAGGTTGTTCATTATATTCAAATATTTTTATTATTTTCCTTTTCGAGTTCTTGCATAATCTCCTATTTTCATATTTATCAACTTCTTTCCTTTATATAAATATTATATAATATCTTTATTAAAAAATCAATGCGGCAATATGAGCTAAGATTTTTTACTTAAAATGGACAATGTATCATTCAAATAGCAATTTAACAAAATTAGAAGCAAATATATTAAATTTTATTAAGCAAAAGAAAAACCAAAGAATTATTTTTTTCTTTGGTTTCTTGATATATCATTGAAACTCAAAACAATGAGTGTTATTTTAAAAAAGATTTTTGATGCTCCTCACATTAGAAGTAAAATAGAGTGAATTCCAGTCCCCAGAGAGTAAAGAGCCTTATATGAAGAGCTACCTCATATTAATCTTTACCCACCCATAACTGAGCTAAATCTGCATAAGATTGATACTTACTACTTTCACGGGCATTTAGGCAAATCGGTCGAAATTATCGCATTAAATTTCGCAAAACTTTTTCATATTGTGCAGCTTTCCGCTACTTGTACTATTATCCCATTTTATACTGCGTTTCCGCATTCAACTGCACTATTGCTTATTGGTCTTGACGGAATTTTCTTTCTCCACACACCCTATACCCACCACAGGTACCAGGTATTCCGCTTTACACACCCACTGGGCTGTCAAGATTGCAACAATAGGATAATATACCTTATTCTAAACTATTCCATACTTCCACCACTGATACTATTTTTATGCTATTAACATATCGCGGGAGCCAGTTACCCGATCTCCGCATCTCCGTCCATTTAAAGTTCCCACTCTAAATTATGAAGTTAGCACCTTGTGTCCATACCTAGCTTGCTATCGCTAGGTCTTTCATATGGTTCAAAAATCTGTCAAAGAACAATTTATATCTATATAAAAGATTTTTAAGGATTTTGCAACCTCCGCACAGTATTAATTATTCACAGGACTTACACCAATATACGATATTATTTTTATTATATCTTTTATAAACTAATTAAGTAAGAGGCTCAGGATATCCTTTTTATCCTCTATTCTGCTTTACGCACCCTGATTAAGAAGGTTGTCCTATAACAAGGAATTACCATTTTTATCCCACATTACCTACAATTTTACCCACAGTCTCTGTCACATACTAGAACTTAATCAGTATGACGGGATCGGGCCCGCGTGAGGAATTCTCATATTGGTTGCCTCAGGTAATCAGACCAATAATTAAGTGAACTTATTGCCGTAGTTTTTTAAGGAGAACCTCTGTTTAAGCATTACCCTGTTCACTTAGTGGGTTTCACAAACTCCCAAATTTTATTTATTTATTTATTTTGTATATATATTATATAAAAAATTTTTTATTTTGTCAATTTATTCTTTTTCTTCTTCACTATCATTACTATTTGATTTAGAACTTAAAAAACTTACTTTATCTGCGATAAGTGTTAATTTGCCATCATGGTTTTCTAATCTAGCCTTAACTCCTACAATGTCGCCATTTCCGCAATATTCAAATACATTATCAGCAATTCCATTAGTTAATAAAACTGGAACTAAATCGCTATCATATTCTCCATTTTCATTTTTATAACTTCTTGGTATTGCTATTGATATTACTTTTGTTTCCTTATCAAGTTCTTTAATTCTACCTACTAATACACATTGATTTAACATTTTTCATTCCCTCCTTATTACATATATATTATATAATAATTTTTTAAAATTATCAATTAAAGCATCTATGGAATTGAACCAAGTAGCCCTAAAGCTCGATCGCCCTGATTTATTACAATTTCCATATTGCTATTGTAGGATATCACTAATCTATATAAAGGAGAGCCTTTCACTCTTCCATCACACCTGTGCGGACAGGATATAATCCTAATATTCCGATACTTCGATGCCTCTATTTTCTTCCGTGCGTTTATCTTTCGCCATTTATATAGACCAATAATATCTTCGTCTGAAGCATATTATTCCTAGCGAGAGTCGGCTACTAAGTAGCATTGGTTTCTTTATTTAAAGACGCTTTACCATTTACTCTCTATTTGATTATAAGGTATGCCATTAAATAATTATTGCGCGGGCATCAGAGTTCCATCGAAGAAAGCCACTGATTAGCTTTTACCTTTTAATGACCATCACTTCGATTGCTAGTTATATAGGTCATTATATCAATAATTATTTAATGTCATATCTTATAACTCTCAATGCAGACCCAACCTCATCTCCACAGTCCGCTGCCTGTCCATAAACCAATCAAAACAGGGTTTCCTTTTAATAATATTTAACTTTGAAAAATTCGGAGGCTCGCCGTCTAAAACTTATAGCCTCAATTTACAGGTCATGACTCCTGATCCAGCTAACGTATCTTTTCAATATCCATCATTGAATGAAGTTCCGCTCACTTTTCTCTCTATTAACATTGCTTAAGTTTCTTAATAGTTTATCTTGTTAAATTTTTAATTTATATAAATATTATACAATAATTTTTAAAAATTATCAATAACATTTTTAATACCAGTCATCAACTTCAAAATTTGCTTCAACAAATCTTTCATGAGCTATATTAATTAAATAATCATCAATAAAACTTACAATTTCAGTACTATCATAATATTCATTTTCTAATACTTCACTCATTAATTCATCAGCTGCATCAGTATATTCATCTAATCCTATTTCTCTTGCTAACATAGCTTTATATAATTCCTTAAACTCATCTACATTTGTTTCACTTTTAAAACTATCAAATAATTCTTTTGCTGTCCATTTAACATTTTTATTCATTTTTATCACTTCCATTTCTTTATATATTAATTATATAATAATTTTTTTAAATTATCAAATAATTTACTATCCTTAATAAATAATTTTAATACCTCAATAGACTAAGTTTAGAGCTCCCTCTCTACTTAAAATCCCCACCCTCTAACTATAATAACTTGCGTTCTCCATTTCGCCACCACGCCCGAAGGCCTGGGTTGGACTCGAACCAACATATGAGTTTTATAATTAGCTTTCCGCTATATTTTATTAAGGATAGTTTATATGTTTAGCTGTAAATAAAGATTACTTCTTTAATTTACATATATATTATATTATAATTTTTTAAAATAATCAATTAACACATAAATTGTTTTAATATATCAATTATTTTATTTAGTTCTTGTGTATCTTTAAATTCATCTAAAAGTGCGGAAACCATATCTTGGTATCTATTTAATTCTGCTTGGAGCTGCTCGTTTTCTACAAGAGCTTTGGTTAACATATGATTTAATTCAAGAGCATCTCTTAAATCATTTGCGGGAACCGGTTTTTCTTCTTGGGACGCGGTCGTTTCCGCATCTTTTTTTGAATGTAGAAAAAGGAATACAAAAAATCCATATAAAACAAAATATATTAATATTATAATTATCTCTTTACTCATGTTTATCATACTCTCTTTCTTCTTCGCTAACTTTATGACTAACTATACAAGCACTTATAATAAATAAAATAATTATAATTAATCCTATTAAGCCTATTATTTCCATAGTTACCACCATAAACACCAATGTATTAATTTCAATAAATCATACATTTCATTTTTATATGTTTCTAACTTCTCATCATAAATAAAATAATCAACTTCATCACTTATTAAATAATCAGTTATATCAATTAATCTATTTAATATTTGTAATTGAGTATATTCTTTATTATTATAATTAAATTTATGATATTCTAAATTTACAATAGACTTACTATCATCTCTGTAAATTTTTAAATGCTCATTTATCCATTTTGTTAAATTATAATCTAAATTCCAACATTCTTTTTTAATTGTATTTTTCGTTACTATTTTCATATTTTCACATTCCTTTCTTTATATTAATATTATATAATAATTTTTATTAAAAATAAAATAAACTGCGAAAATGGCAGTTTATTAATTAATATCTTTATATCTATTACTATTTAATTTATCAAGCATAACTTGAATTCCGCTTTTACCTTCTAAAATGCTTTGGAAAATTACTGGACTACATCCACTTACGAAAGTAACGCTATCATCTTGTGCATCATCTAGAATTAAATTATGCCTAGCCGCAACATTCCAATACACTAATCTAGGCATTTGCAATCCCGCATTCTCCCATTGCTGTCTAATGGTAGCCATTTCAGTGCGTCTTCTCCATTCATCACGCCAATAAGACCCATTATCAATTTCCATATCTGAGATTACAACTAATTGATCTGGCATATCCGCAGCTTCAATTTGATGAGTAATATACATTTCAAGTAACATATCAAATACCGCAGTTAAATTAGTATTTTCGCATAGGTTTTGTTCATATATTCTTTTAACTCTATCACAAAAATCAATTCCTTCAATTTCAATTAATTGAGGTCTACTAGAAAAACTAATAAAATGATTTTTAAATTCACCAGATATTCTTTCAGCGCAATATATACCAAGAGAAATAGCTACATCTATAGGTTTAACACTACTCCAAGGAGTGGTCATAGAACCAGATGTATCTACTATACACATAGTTTTACATTTTTTGCCTTGTAAATAATCAATTTGATTAGTCCAATATTTATTTATTGCAGCTCTTGCTACTTCATCTAAGTTTAATTTATGACGACCCCAGCCTTCATATTCTATATTATTAGTTACTTGTTTAACTATTTCATATGGATATAATGCGGCGGCGCGGACCTTAGTATCTTTATTCTGGATAAATTCCGCATATTTCTCTTTAGTCCAATCATTATGAGCAAATGCATTTTTATATATTAATCCAGCTTTACTAGGTATTTGCGTAAAGTTAATTTCATCCCATCTATTGCTAGACATCAATGTTTCAACTATATTAATTCTTTTTCTTAACATAGTTAACATATTTCTATATGCTTTATGAGATAATTTAAAAGCTTTTCTTGTTTCATTAGCTAATTGTTTTGTTTCAATAGCAGAAGCATTTTCAGATTTCAACCATTTTGCTAGTAGTGAAACACCTTCTTTTGAATTTTCAGATAATGAATTAATATCTTTTATCATTTGAGAATACATAAAATCATATGCATCTGCGGCAACTGGTGTTTTAGATAAGCAATATAAATCATCCCATCTACCATATTCAGGTATTAAATCTAAATTGCGGAAAGCCGCCTCTTCATCATTTTGAGCTAGCCAATTATAGCATACGCGGAAGAACCTACGTTCGCCTTGCCCGCCTCTTATATCTCTTAAGTAGAACAAACATCTTAAAGCTAGAACTGGATCTTGTTCATATGCCTTTTTAAATAATAATATACAGTCTTCATCACTACGACTGCGGTATGCCCCACCTAGTGCAAATAAATCATAAACTGCATTTAATGTAGATTTATGTGCGATCCCGCCATTTTCAGTTTCTGTATAATTAGTTTGTTTCTTTAATACATTAATAAAATTCATTCTAATCCTCCTTTAAGTCTTTTGCAAGACTTTTATTATAATAATATTATACAAAAAATTTTATTAAAAATCAAGTGTATGGACAATTTTATATAATTTTATTGACACTTCCGCAATATAGATTTAGAAAGGAGAGGTGCATTTTTTATGGCATATAGATTAGTAAGACAAGGAGGAAAAACTGACTATAACTATAAGGAATATTATTTAGATACTTATAGTGATTTAGCAAATGTTCCTACTATTGACGCTTGTCCTGGAAGCGTTGCTTATATTTTAGATACAGGGAAAGTTTTTATTTTAAATAATAGTAAAGAATGGAAAGAACAATAAAAGGAGGGATAGACCGTGGATATCGTAACGTACGCTTTATGTAATAAAAAAGCAAAACAATATACAGATGCAGCAATTAATAATCTACCTAAAGGTATAGTATTTAAAGGTTCAGTTAATTATTATTCTGATTTACCAAATAATGCGGAAATAGGAGACTGTTATACTGTTTTATATTCAGGTACATCTGGATCAGATCCATCTGGAATTGAATATGTTTGAGGTCTTAATACTGAAACTAGTACAGAAGAATGGATTGCTATTGGGCCAGACTTATCAGATTATGTAAAAAATACTGATTATGCAACAAGTAGTGTAGCAGGTGTTGTAAAACCAGGTTGGTATAATTTTGAAGTAAGTAGTGGTGGAAGACCTTATCTAAACTCAAGAACATATGCTCAATATCAAACTGATGAAAATGGTTGTTTTATATCAAAAGGCACACTAGAAAATGTAATAACAGAAAAAGGTCTTGTAAAAAATACTGATTATGCGACAACTTCAACTGCTGGTATAGTAAAAGTATCACCAAATGATTATGGTATAAATACCACTTCAAATGGAATTTTGTATTCTAAAAATGCAAATTATAGCGATTATACAAATGCAAGCAGTAATTTTACAATTAGTAAAGGAACACTTGAAAATGTAATAACAGGTAAAGGTCTTGTATCTAATACTGATTATGCAACAAATGTAACAGGTGGTGTTGTAAAAATAAGTAGCTATTATGGTACAGGAATATATAATGATGGTAAAATATATGCAACAACATATACTTCTAGCCAATATGATAGTGCTGATGACCACAGTTTTATTAGTAAAGGTACATTAGACAATGTTTTAACTGCAACAATAGGTGATATATCGAGTGTATTAGATACAATAAATGGGGAAGTAGTTTAGGAGGTGGATTATGGGAACAATAAGTGATAAATTATTATCCATAAGCTCATCTAAATCTGATTTTAAAGAAATACTTCAATATGCTAATCTAGATATAACTGATGACACTACATTTAGAGAATATGCGGAAGGGGTATTTAATGCTTATATTAATATATTAAATAATCCAAATGATTTATTTAATGTATTACCTAAAAATGCGGCGGCTGCAGGTACAAGTTTAAATATATCTGAAACTATTGCCGCACCAATGCAAATTACATTAAATCCTAGTACTTTAGAACAAGAAACTACTACTGGAAAGAATTTATGCTTTAATGCTGATTATGAAAGTGCAAATACTGCAAGATTTAGAATTGATAAAACTAATCTTCAAAAAACAATTACATTATCTTATATTTCAGATGTGACTTCATCAAATGGAACTATTTATTTATTTACTGATGGAACAAATAGAGGCTGATTAAGTGTAACGATAGAACAAGTAGCAAATACAAGAAAATATGTAAATATAACTTTTAATGATACAGTTTGGAATTATATACAAGAAGCTACATATGTATGGCTTACTTCTTATGCAGCAAATGCTGGACATGTTGCATCTACAGCAGTAAAAGAAGGACAAATTGAAAATGGAAGTATAATGACTAATTACGAACCATATACGGGTTCAATTCCTGCACCTAATCCGTCATATCCACAAACAATACACACTATATCAGGTGATAATAGTATAACAATATGTGGAAAGAATTTGTTTGATGATAGTGAAAAAAGCAATACTTGGGTTGCTCTTGATGGTAGTATTAGTTCTATTGATGAAGCAAATATAATTAAATATAAATGTCAAAGTGGAGATACATTTTATTTAAATGCAACTTTTGATGATCCTAATTCTAATTCGATTATTGTAATTGCTTTTTACGATAGTGATGATAATTTATTAAATAGATATGTTAATTTAAATCAAACAAGTTTATCATTAAATAAAACTGCACCAAACAATACAGCTTATATGTATGCAGGTCATTATTCGATAATACCTACAACAATTATGTTATCAACTGAAAATATAGATTTTGAACCATATCAAGAACAAACAGCACAATTAAATTTAGGAGTAGAAAACTTATTTGATAATACTATTTCAACCGCAGCTTCAAATTGCACAAAAAGTAATGGTATATTTACAACTTCTGCACTAGATGATTGGAACTTGTTTATTATTGGTTTAGGAAAAAATATTTCAATTAAAGAAGGAGAAATATTTTATATAAGTTATGATATAAAATTAAATAGTGGTGATACAAAAAATCTAAATTATTTTGGTAGATTGGCTAACAATGATAATAGTGGACTTACTGACTTTGGAGAATTAGTAGGAACATTTTCTATAAGCGATAAATATCAAAGAGCAATTTGGAAAACAACAGCAACAAGCAATTTTACTGCAACTAGAATGTTAGTCCAAGCAAGTAGTGTAGTAAATAATCAAACATTTTCATTAAAAAATATTCAAATAAGCAAACAATTAGGAAGTTATACTGAATATGGAGAAACACCAATAGAATACTGCAAAATAGGTAATTATGAAGATAAGTTTATTAGAACAAGTGGAAAGAATTTATTAGATATAAGCAAAGTTGTAAAAGGAAGATTAGATAGTGGTGTAGTGGGTTATGAAAGTAATACAACTGCTCTAACTTATACTGATACAAGTTTTAGTTTTACAACAAATGCAAATTATAGGGGTTGTGTAAGTGATTATATTGATGTAAACAATGCAACAAACCTTACTTATTCAACTACTACAATAAGAACAGGAATAACAAATAATATGTCTTGTTATGATAAAAACAAAACTTATTTAGGAAATGCAACAGTATCATATTCAGGAGATTATATTGTAAAATATACATTATTATCAAATACTAAATTTGTAAGAATAGAATTTAATTTAAATAGTTTAGGAACTATAACAATACAAAACTTTCAATTAGAATTAGGAAGTAGTGCTACTGATTATGAACCTTATGGAAATGGAGCATGGTACATAAAAAAGAATATAGGTAAAGTAGTATTAGATGGAAGCGAAACATGAAACAGTAACCAATCTACAGAAAATGAAATAAGATTTAATTCTGGTGTATTATTAAACAGAAGAACTGGTGTTAATAATACAGGTTATTGTAATTATTTCCAAGTAAGAGCTGAAAGTTATCATGAAGGTATATCAATATATAAAAATGATAACAGTGCATATATATGGGTATCAAAATCAATAGCAAGTACAACAGCAGAATTTAATACTTGGTTATCAAATAATAACGTAATACTATATTACATACTAGAAACTCCAACATATACACCAATAACAGGAACACTAGCAAGCCAATTAGATAATTTATATAATTTACAATTAAAATCATATGATAGTATTACAAATGTAAGTCAAACAAATAATGATTTACCATTTATAATGAATTGTATAACATTACAAGATTTAGAATAGGAGGAGTATTATGGGAACAATAACAGATAAATTAAATTATTTAAATGAAACTAAATCACAAATAAAAACAATATTGCAATATGCTAATTCAAATGTAACTGATAATACTCTTCTTAAAGATTATTATAAAAATTTATTTGACGCATATATTAATATATTAAATAACCCAGATGATTTATGAAACAATTTACCTAAATTACCTACTGTAACAGGAACAAATATATCAATAAACAATACAATAAAAGCACCTATGAAATTAGAATTAAGTCCTAGTGAATTAGAACAAGATACTACAACAGGAAAGAATAAATATAACGCCACAACAAGTGAAGCCACAGCAGCAGGAAAAACTTATAGTGCCGATACAACTAAATTCAACGTAAATGGAACAATAAATTCAGAAGGTTTTATTAATTTTAATTATTTTACATTATCCGCCGGGACATATACATTAAGTTGTAAACTAACGAAAGGAAGCGTAGAGAACAGATTTTATGTTGCATTAGCAGATAGTAATAATACTGAATATATTAGTAGTTTTGAATTGAAAAGTTCTAATAATTATACCTTAAGTAAAAGTTTTACAATAGAAGAAGATAAAACATTGAGATTTAGATTGTATGTGTTTACAAATAATGTTTTTCATAATGCCGAAATAAGTTATCAAGTAACTACGGGAAGTGCTGGTGATTATAATTTTGAACCATATACAGGTGGAAATCCTGCACCTAATCCAGACTTTCCAATGGAAGTAAAAGTAGTAAAAGGTGATAATAGTATAAAGGTAGAGAATAAGAATTTGTTATCAACTAATTCATTTACTATGACAAAAGGGGTAAATAGGACAAAACAAATAGACTTTGCAACACCAATACCTGCAGGAACTTATACAATAAGTTGTAAGATTATAAGCAAAAGTGGACTTACTTCTAGTCAAGGTTTAAGTTTTCAATTAATAGATGGTAGTGTATCACCTAGTGTAAATAGAGGAAGTTTTAATCCAATATTAGATAGTTCAACAAGCCCATTTAGTTCAAAAAAAACAACAACAGGGCAGTCAACACACTTATATATTTATTTAAACAATAGTTTAGATGATAGTGCAACAATTACAATAGATGAATTAATGCTTGAAAAAGGTGAAAGTGCTACATCATATCAACCATATCAAACACCACAAACCCAACTAATCTCATTAGGAAATATAGAATATTGCAAAATAGGTAATTATAGTGATAGAATATTTAAAAATGTAAGTGGTGATACTGATTATTCAAGTGAAAGAGATGAGGGAGCATGGTACATAAAAAAGAATATAGAAAAAGTAGTATTAGATGAAAACAGTAATATAGTACAATATGATACTAATGGAAGATATTATATTAATGGAATAATAGGACAAAAAGGTAGTTCAGGAAATCCAAATGCTATGAGTAATTATTTTAATGGTAAGTTTGCTGTTGAAAATGGTGTTATATTTGTTAGTGGTGTAGATGGAAGTATAACTATGATAAATACTGCATATCTTAATGACTTAGCAGGATTTAAAACTTGGTTAGGAACAACAAATCCTATAATTTATTATGTTTTAGCTACCCCAACATATACAAAAATAACAGGAACTTTAGCAAGTCAATTAGAAAATGTATATCAAAAAATGTTAAGTTATAAAGGTCAAACAAATATATTACAAGTTAATAATGATTTAGGATTTAATATAAATGCTAGTGCTTTATTAGATTATAATAATTGACCATCTTCAATATAAAATAATGCGGCGGCCGGTTAAGTCACACAGATCTAGAATAAAGATCTTTGATCGACTTCCGCATCTTTTTTATTGCAAAAAAAATAACCGGTATCCGCATCAACGGATTCCGGTTTGAAAGGGAATGAATGAAATCTAGACAAGAAGAATGTTATCAAGACTCTCGTATGATATATCTACACATTCCGCACTCGATATATCTTTCTACGTTAAGTTAATAACAACTTAATAAAAATGTTAATCAGTACATTTTCCTATGCTTAATTCTATTGCAGTTATCTTGTCTAATTACATATATATTATACAAAAATTTTTCATTTTTGTCAAATATCAAATGGTAGAGTCACTGGGAATCGAACCCAGATTAAGGGTTTAGAAGACCCTTGGTCTATCCATTGACCTATGACTCTAAAACAAATGGCTATTTATTAAATAATTTTATGACTTAGGTCAAGTAGAGTTTCTCCAAAGTTACATTTCATTACTGAAAAGCGCTTTCGCTTTAAAACTATGATGCGGAGTCTCCTGCCGCATGACTTGATTACCACTTAGTTCATACTTTAACTCTAATAAATATCGTTCTAGAAGTTTTCCTTAACAATAATTTGTTTTTATTAACTAGAATAACGTGCCATTATATTTCTTTTTTAAAGTATTAATATTATTATTATATTCTTTTAAAAATTTACTTAAATTCATCATTAATTCTATCTTATCTACTTTATTTATTTCTGCTTTTTCTAAAGCAATTAAAACAGTCTCTATAGCTATTTCTAAAGACTCAACTTCCATATTTTACACCCTCCTAACAAAATTATGGTGGGTGCTGAGGGGATCGAACCCACTAGAATCACAATGATACTCGATTTACAGTCGAGACCGCCTCCTTAACGGTTTACGCACCCATTTTTTAATTTTTGAATTTGTTCATTTATTTTTAGTATTCTACACATATGATAGCTAGTACCAACTACAGATAAAAGTTTTATTATTCTTTCTTTTTCTGCTTTTAATTCTTCTAAAGTCATTTTATTAATATCTTTTTCCATTTTTTACACCTTCCTAAATTAATGGTGCGGGTTTAGGGACTCGAACCCCAGACCTCATGTTTGTAAGACACGCGCTCTAACCAACTGAGCTAAACCCGCATTATATATCTCTAAATGAATAGAATATTCATCTGCACCTCAATGCACTAAGTAGAGATATATATATTATTATATTATCAACTTTACCATTATTATCGCATTTCTTTGATAATTACATTCCATCTAAGATTTTCACTTAGCCCTGAGTCTATATTGCCATAGAACTAGTCTTTAGGCTTTCTCACCGCCACGCGCATGTATAGATACAAAAGCAATAATATAAATAATAAGTATAGATAAGAAGACTTGCACTTCTATTTCCGTGTATCAAGCGGAAGTTTTACTTAAACTATATCTATATATTAAGCAAATATTATTTGCTTACTTCTAATTTGCTTAAATATTTTTTAGCTTGCTCTCTTGTTATTTCTTCATTTCTCATAAAGAATTCTAATAAAAATGTTTTAATTTCATCTTCTTTAATAGATTTAATTACTCTTTTAACAGCTGATTTATTATTTCCCCATTTCTTATAAAAATAAGCAAATAAGAAACCTAATTCTTTATCAAATATATCTTCTTCATCTCTTTTACTTATAGTTTTAGTTCCATCTGTCCAAAATATTATTGTAGCATTTTTATTAATAATATATTTTTTAAGACGACTATAATCATTATAAGAATTCAAATTACTAATTGAGCTTCAATAAGTATTAAAAGTAATTTTTGGTGTTGCAGTTGTAGTTGTAATATACATATTCTATTTCTCCTTTATTTCTTAAAATGGTAGCGGTGGTAGGACTTGAACCTACGATCTTCTGGGTATGAACCAGCTGCTCTAGCCATCTGAGCTACGCCGCCCATTTATTAATATCAATTTCTTTTTCTAAAGTGCACTCATGCTTTAGATGGCGAACCATATCTTTTTTTAATATATTTTAAACCTCATCTAATTTGAGTAAAACCATTAGTTCTTCAGTCAGACCCCGCACTTCTCATCTTTCTTCCAGGTAATGCTTGAGGAATACCATAAGCACCTGAATATCTATTATAAGATTTATAATTTCAACCGCTTTCTCTATTTCATAATTTAACTAAACATTTATAATCATATTCAGTTCAATGATATTTATTAATTACTAAATTATGAGCATATTGCTTATATTTAGATTTGCTACCTTTTACTTTTATTTTCTTTATTTTTTTAGTTTTTTTCTTTTTAACAATAGCAATTGTTGATTTCTTTTTCTTTTTAGCTGCGGCAATGGCTGCTTTGCGCTTCGCATTGGCTAGTTTTATTCTTCTTTGAGCGAGCATTTCCGCATCTCTAATTATTGTATTTAATTTCTTTTCTTTTGTTTCTTTATTCACAACTGAAATTATTTTTTTAATTTTATAATTTTTATTTGTATATTTTTTTATTTTATTTACAAATTCTTTACATTGTTTTTTATTTTTAAAAAAAATCTTTTTATTATTTACTTTAATAGTATAATAAGTAGTATAAAAACTATATTTATTTACTATTATTTCATTTACTGTTGTATTCAAATCAATTTTATAATTATATTCTATATTATTCTTTTGCATATTTTGATTAATTTTATTTAATTTATAATAAACTTTTTTATAACCTTTATTAATATAATAATTTTTTTTATTTTCTAAAACTTGATTTTCATACTTTTGCAATGTAATATCTTCATTTTGATGCATAGTAATATTTACTTCTTTTATGAATATTATAACAGCAAGTATTATAACAATAAATGAAAATATACAATCAATTATTAAATCTTTGTTTAATTTCATAAAAATGCCTTTCTATTCTTAATTAATGGTGGGAGCGGTGGGATTCGAACCCACACGCCTTTTTACGGGCACCGGATTTTAAGTCCGGGGTGTCTCCCTGTTCCACCACGCTCCCATGGTGGCTCCAGGCTGAATCGAACAGCCGACACCTAGATTTTCAGTCTAGTGCTCTAACCTACTGAGCTACAGAGCCAAATTAATGGTGCGGGATGTAGGACTTGAACCTACACACCTTTCGATATGTGCTTCTAAGGCACACGCGTCTACCATTCCGCCAATCCCGCATGGGGTGAAATAAAGGTATCGATCCTTTACCTTCAGGTACACAAGCTGACGTGCTGCCATTACACCAATCTCACCATATTATTATTCACTATTATCAGCAAAAGCTGAACAAATATTATGCCAATCTTCATCATCAAACATACCACATATATATTTTTCAAATAAATTATAATAACATATTTTTAAATATAAATCATTCATTTTTTCTTTATATACTTCTTCAATAGGTAAAATAGTATAATTAGATTTTAAACTAATAATTTTTTCCCATACTGAATTCATAGTTCTAATACCCCTATTAGTCATTTCTTGTCTTATATAATAAGCATAAGAAATAAAATTATCATAATCATAATTTAATACAAAGTTTACCAAAACATGATTTGGAGTTCCATTCTTTTGAATAGCCCCTGCAATAGCAGATAGTTCTCTCCATTGTGCTTGTAAATGCATATTTGGTAATGCTTTAATTAATTTTGTATGCCATAATCTCATTTCTTTCACATCCTTTATTATATAATAATTATATCATATATTTTTATTAAAATCAATAATGGCGCGGAGACTGGGATTCGAACCCAGGCGCCGGTGTTACCGACCTAATAGTTTTCAAGACTATCCCCTTAAGCCAGACTTGGGTATCTCCGCATTATGGTGGGCTGTCAGAGGCTCGAACTCTGGACCCACGGATTAAAGATCCGTTGCTCTACCTACTGAGCTAACAACCCAAAGGTGACTGAGAAGGAGTTGAACCTTCTAACCTCTTAATATAATATTAAGTGTTCTATACCGATTTTGAGCTATCCAATCTATATGGCGCGGAGTACTAGATTTGAACTAGTGGACCGAGAGTATCGATCGACGACTTAGCAAGTCGCTGGTTTAAGCCAAACTCACCCAACTCCGCATTTAATCAGTTATTAATTTTGAAAATATTTCATATTCTCCAACTTTTTCACTTGTTGAAATATTTAGAATATCTCCTTTTTTAGCTTTAGTTCTAGTTAATGATAAATCTTTTAATGAGTCATTAACTACCTCTTGAAATTCTGACATTAATTCAGTACCAGAACCAACAATAGAGAAATTAACAGTTGGAATATCATTAACTATAATTTTTTTATCAAATTTTGCTACAAAATAATTTTTTTTCATAATTCATTTCCTTTCTTATTTTATATTTATATTATAACATTTATTTTATTAAAAATAAAATATTAATGCAGCAGCCGGTCATCCGATTATTCATCGAGATTAATGGTACTATGACCGACAACCGCGCATTATATTCTTATGGCAGGGGATGAAGGTTACGATCCCTCGAGTTGCGATTTGGAGTCGCACAGTTTTCCAATTAGCTTAATCCCCTATATAAAAGAATAATTACATATTATTCTTTTCCTTTATTTCTTCCTGCATAAGTTTCTGTAATTGAATGACAATTTGGACATAAAAATCTTAAATTTTCTAATCTATGGTCATTATGTTTTCCATTAATATGGTCTAATTGTAATGTTAATTTTTGATTTAATCATTCTCCTGTATTTTTGCAAAAAGCGCATTGATATTTTATTTTTCCTTCTTTTACTAATCTTTCTTTTAACCTAGTAATATTTTGATAAGGTGAATTTTTAATTGGCAGGGGCTGTAGGATTCGAACCCACACCACGGGGGTTGGAGCCCCGTCTTTACGGTTTTGCTTACCACTATAGTTTTCACTACCTATTAAATATTTTAGTTTGTGGTCTGGAGTACATCTTCACCATATTATTTTATAACTTAGGTGTGTGATTATCTACTCTCTACGGGCTAGATTATTCTATTCCCTCGGTATTGCCAGTTAAGGGTTTACCGATATCATCACATCCACTTATAAAGTTTCCTCTATAAGGCTCCATCTATATTAAAGACCGCTGTGCTACCGTTACACTAAGCCCCTATGTTTTAAATTTATGGCGGTGCTACGGAGAGTTGAACTCCGACCTTCCGCGTGACAGGCGGATGTCATAACCGTTAGACCATAACACCAATTAATGGCTGAGCTACTGGGATTCGAACCCGGAATAAGCGGTTAACAGCCGCGCGTGATACCATTTCACCATAGCTCAATATGGTGACTCCGCCGGGATTTGAACCTGGAAATGCCGCCGTGAAAGGGCGGTGTGTTAGACCATTTCACCACGGAGCCAAAATAATATTAGTTAGGACTCACACCTAAATCTTACCTCTCCGCGAGGTACGCTCTGTACATTATATAAACTTCTGCAGTGTTTATATAATGGAATATTACACTTTTATTGCTTTCAGTCTCGAGAACTCTAAAAGGTGTCTCTCTTCTTAAGCTACTAATTTAATTTACATATATATTATATAATTTTTTGAATAAAAAATCAATTATTTTTAAATGGAGCGAGCGAAGGGATTCGAACCCTCGTCCTAGGTTTGGAAGACCCACATACTAGCCATTATACTACGCTCGCATTTATATATAATAGATATAGGAAAGGTGGGAGTCGAACCCATAAAGCACCGCCAATCGATAGCCCCTCCCTATATCTAATTATAAACTTAAATGGTGCCGGGTGAGGGACTCGAACCCCCAGTCTACTGATTACAAGTCAGTTGCGATACCAGTTTCGCTAACCCGGCATAATGAATACGCGGTATGCGTATTCGCCGCTCCTTTAACACTTGGTCAATGAGCAAATTATAAGTGGCAGTCCTATAATAGGACAGATATTCGCATTTTTAAGAGGGCCACTATTTCCATCTTAAATTTTTCTAAAGCGATTGTAGAGCCATACTCTCTACTCGGCTAAGTTTTTTTCGTCCTCTTATACCACTCAACTGGTGGGATTCTTCGGGGTCACACTAGAAACCGAATATTAATTCGTTAAAACCCCAGAGTATGTTTATAATTGACTGTCGCGGCAGCCATTTACCTTCAACCAGCCATGTGCACTCGGTCGTCTACACCATCTACCGCTATTAACAGGATTTATTGTTAGGTCAATTATTATTTTTATATCAAGACACAATAAGGATTTGAACCTTTTCAATTAAGTTTTTGCAGAACTCTTTTTTACCATTTATGTTTTGCTGTATGTGTCTATTATTCAGGTATTGCTGCTTTTTTAATTACTTCTACTTTAAATATATATTTATAATATTTAAAAGTAATAAATTTACCACTATTTATACTAAATTCAATATTACGATTAGTAAGTGCTTCCGCAATAATTTGAATTACTTTATCTTTTGTTTCATCTCTAAATGCTTTTTTATTATCATTAATAAGCATTTCCGCACCTTTTTTCATTTTTATATCATAAATTTTATTATCTATAAAAACTAAATCATAAATTCCATCACCAGACATAGAAAATTTCTTTTTATAACTGCCTTCAGGAAAAACAGATTGTAAAAAATCTGCTCCAAATGGATATTCATAATCTCTAAAATCATCATATTTACCAAAAAAAGGTCTACACATTATTATCACTTCACTTTCTATATATATTTTATAATAATTTTATTAAAAAATCAATAAAAATATATAATAAAGAACTATGCTATAAATTTACACCAGACCACCTGTTCTTAATAAGAAGGAAGCATCTTATTTTTAAATTAAGAATAAGATGAAAAACTTATATATCTAAAAATTAGATTTTTTATTTGGTGTCCCTACTAGGATTTGAACCCAGATCCCATGATCCGTAGTCATGTGCTCTATCCATTGAACTATAAGGACATTTATTTTATTATTTTATAAAATAATTGGTAGAGAGTCAGGGATTTGAACCCTGGGCCTCCGACGTATCAGATCGGCGCTCTAACCTGCTGAGCTAACTCTCTATGGTGGACCTGACGGGAATCGAACCCGTGTCCTAAAATAACACTATATCAGACAATCTCATTCTTACATTACAAGCTTCACCATACATCTATATGGATCAAGGTGACGATTCGATCCCTATCTCATTATGTTCACCTACGTTCAGAGAAGGTCTTAATTGTTAAGTTAATTCGCAATAGTCAATCCAATTAAGAAAAAATCTTCTATGCGGCAACCCTTGCTAGTTAATACGACTATACTTTTTCTGGTTGCTTCCCGATACTTATATAGAAGTTGCTTAGCACTACGCGAATGCTACACAATTAAATGTGAATAAAGATTTAACCTTATTAGCCATTTTTGAAAAAATATTTCCGTTTATTTTTGTTTGTGCCTTTAAAGTAACTGCCTACTACTTGTATTCTGATACCATACCATTCTAGTCGAACCCAAAACAAGCCCATAAAATAAATGCGGCAGCCGGTCAACCGTCCTTTTATCAAGACTTATCAGGCTATGACCAGCTGCCGCGCATCACATATAATAGGAAGGTTGTTGTGATATAAGTAGCCATAAGTAAGATTTGAACTTACATTTCCATAATGGTGTTTTACATTAAACTATTATGACATTGGTGGACAGTGAGGGACTCAAACCCTCGACCTCCTGAGTGCAGGTCAGGCGTTCTATCAACTGAACTAACCGCCCAATTGGTTGTCGGAGCAGGATTCGAACCTACAAAATGCTAGAGTCAAAGTCTAGAGTGTTGCCATTTCACCATCCGACAATATGGTTGCGGTAGGCTGGATTTGAACCAGCGACCTCCGGGTTATGGGCCCGACGAGCTACCAGACTGCTCTACTCCGCGATATTAAGAAGCGTAGTATTAGTCGGCCCTACGCAAGGCTTGGTTTCATGTTGCTTTTTTTATGGGGTTAGAACATCACCACCGCAGTCTCCCCAATCTTTTTCATTTACAAATATATTATAAAATATTTTTTTAAAATAATCAAATGTTATTTATTTATCAATATTTTATTTATCAATTTTCACAGAATTACCCAATTTCCTATATTTTTTACCACTGCCAGCTGGATGTTCTTTTACAAAAGCTGCAGCTTTTTCTTTTAATTCCCTTCCAATAGCAGTTAAATATTTAGTAGCCATAGGATTTCTTTTTAATTTTTTATTAGTTTTACCTTTTCTATCTAAATTATGTTGAGTAATACTATATTGAGACTCTCCTGAGCCAGATTTACCTTTTTTTCTTTTAGCCATTTCTATTCACTCTCCTTTTATTTACAAATATATTATATTATAAAAATTAATAAAAATCAATAGTAATAATAACATGCGGGAATCGCTTTACGATCTGGATCTCAGGTCGATGTAACTTAAGCGACTGCCGCATACTCATTAATATATTTTATAATTATATTCATAAGTAATAATATATTAATATTTCCTTTATTATTTTTAAATTGAGGTTTTAAATAATAATAAATTATTTCTTAATAATATTATTAATATTCTTATAAAATATAACATACAAGAAACTATTCACATTAGATTATATTAGATACAGTCTTTTGCTGTTTGTTTCTTTTAAAATATATAATAAGTTTATTATTGAGAAATTAGTTTAAACATCAACGCCGCGAGAAGGCTTCCTCATGTTGACCTGGAGGTAGGAAAGGGATTTGAACCCATGGATCGCGGAGTTGCAATCCGCTGCCTTAACCAAACTTGGCTATCCTACCATAAAAGGAATAATAAGATTAAAAAATAATATGTTTTTTAAATTTATTCAATTACTATATTTTTAGTTTCTTTTTTTAATTCTTTTTTCTTATTAGGAATTGTTATATATAACAAACCATTTTTTGCTGTTGCTTTAATTCCAGCTAAATCTAATTGAGTTTCATCAAGAGCAAATCTAGAATTTATTGAATATTCTTGACCTGTAATAGTATCTTTTGTTTGCCCTTTTATAGAAATAAATACTTTACCATTTTCACTTTCATTAGTGATTTTTAAATCTTTTTTATCAATACCTAGGATATTATGAGTAATAAGCATTTCTTTTTCACTATTTTTAATAGTATAAGGGTGCATATCTTTTTCCTCTCTATTAAATTTATAAGTTTTTTTATCCCAATCTAAAGGGAATAAAGTATCTATAAAAATATCATCTAAATCAAACATACTAAGACCTCCTTAAATAAAACATCTTATTATTCCTTTTCATATTAAATTGTATCAAAATTTTTATAAAAAGTCAATTTCCGTACTATAGCCCAAATGTTTCCATTAATTTTCTAACATTATCTTTTTCTTCTTGAGATACTTGCGCAATTGGTTTAGGTTCTTCTGAAAAATTAATCATTTCATTATTAGATTCAATAGCACCTGGAATTGCTATATCTCCATTTGGCTCTACATTTACTTTTGCGCAAGTTAATGAACATTTTAATTGAATATCTTCTCCATTTTCTTTATAAGGTATGCGAATATCCTTTTCATAAATAAAACTGCCTGGAAACATATTTAAAATTATTTCAGTTACTTTTGCTTTTGTTTCTGCTCCTTTTAATGCCATATTTCATTACTCCTCTCTTTTATTGTCTATTTTTTCATAAACACCTGCTTTTACATAAAGATCTGCCTTTTCTAATGTTTTTGCAAGGTTTTCAATATCTTCACACATGCGGCAAGGCGCTCCTTTAAGACATTTTTTCCCGCATTTTATTCTTTTATCTACAAATCTTGGAATTATAAATTTATTGTCTAGTTCAGAATCAAATCCCTTTATAATTTCATTTAATTTTCCAATTCACTTTTTATCTTTACAATAAATTTCATAATAAGTATCAATTTGTTTGTCAGCATCATAAAATTCAATAATATCAATATATTTAGAATATTTATCTATATCTTCAGGTCTAATAAAAAAAGTTTTTAATGGATTAGATTCTTCCCATATAGTTTGAGAAATATTAGGATAAACTCTAGATTGAACTTTATATTTAGCAGCTATTTCCGCAACTTTATCTAATTCAAAACCTAAAATTCCTATAATATAAATATCACTAACTCCTCATTCGCATAATCCAATAAAAGTTTCTCAATTATCAACTTCTGTTTCAAAAAAATATCTAGAAAATAATTTTTTATCTTGTTTTATTATATCATAATATTTAACTGATAATTTTAAATATAAATTATTATATTTATTTAACAAATCTTGTAAAAATTTTATATCAACATCTAAATTCTCAATATATAAATTAATTCTTTTATTAGTATGTAAATCTAAAAAATCTAATAAAGTGTTATCTTTACTATTATATTTAATAGTTCATTCCGCAACTTCATTTATATATTTACTTTTTTCTGTATCTCTATTATAATTAAAACAATAGTTCATAAATCCTCCTATATCAAAAAAGTAGTTTAGATAAACTACTTCATCTTATAATAATTATATCATAAATTTTAATATTAGTCAAATGTGAAATTACAATTAATCCAATCTAATAATTCATGTTCATCAGCTATTGTAATTTCACAATCATAAATATCTAATTTATTCATATAATAATTTAATATTTCTAAATTAGTATTAAAAGAAGAAAAATCTTTATATGATTTTATATCTTTAATAATTTCATTTTTTATTTGATTTTTAAATTCATCACTAATTCTAATATGACTACGAATACCTTCTGTAAACATGTCTCCTTCAAAGTCTTTACTAACATCAAAAGGATTATAAAAATTATTGCTCATTTCCACACCTCCTAATCATTAAATCCAGCATAATCAAAAATAACTGGAGCTTTTCCTATATATCCTATATTTGGACTTCTTAAATCAGTTATATCATATTCTTCAATAAATTGTTTTAGTTTAATATAATATTCTTCTCCATAATAAACATATAAATCAGCTTCCCAAGAAGTATTAATATAATCAAAACAATGTTCATCAATAATATTAGCAACTTTATTTTTATCTTCTTCTGTACTAGAAGAATGACTATAATCATGTATAGATTCAAGAGGCTCAGCAATTTCTTGAATATAAATAGGATAATTATTAATATATTCAATTATTTTTGTTTGTAAGAAAGCTTGCTCTACTTTATTTTCAAAAGCTAAATTATATCTATTTGACTCTTGACTACAATAGTCCCAATATTCATTACCTTCTTCAGCTCCGCATAATTCATACCCATCACATAATTGAAATGGAATTTTAATAACAAATCCTAAATCTGGAAATATTAATACTCCTTTTGTAGCTCCTGTCCCAACTTTAAATCTATATTTTGAATATTTTTCCTTAAAAATTTCTACTACTTTTTCATCAAAATATTCTTCTTCTAATTCATTAAAATCACATCTTTCAAGAGCTTCTAATATATCTTTTAATTCATTTTGATATTTTTCATATAACATTTATTCATCACCTCTTTCATATATAATTATTATATAATTTTTTATTTAAAAAATCAATAAGATTTCATTTATTTAGGATTTGATTTTTTATAAAATTTTTTATATAATAATTTTAAATATAAAAAGGAGAAAAAATATGAATGAAAAAGTATTAAATGAATATAATAATTTAATAAAAAAATATGGAGAAAATCAAATATTGTTTGCGGCAGCCGCAGGTCCAGGATTATTAAATTTAGAATCAAAAGAGAATATGCAAATATATTATTGTATAATTCCAACAGAAGAAGAATTATATAATAATAACCCATTACCGCTAACTGCAATAGATATACGAACATTAGTAAATTTTATAAATGATAAAAATACTTTTATTTATGAATGGCTATTATCTCCATATAAAATAATAAATCCTAAATATGAATATTTATTTAATCAAGATTTATTAAATACAATTCAATTATTATTTTTAAATAATAATAAAGATATTATAAATAATATAAAAAATATAATAAAACAAATAATAATAAAATCTTTTGATTCACCAACACAAGAGCAAGAATTATTATCAATTATTACAAATACAGAAAAGAAAGTTTTAAAATATATAATTGAAGATTTTAATAATGAAATAGAAGGAGATGTTAAAGTAAGCCAAGCTACATTAAAATATAATATTTCAACTTCTGTATTTAGAACTCTATTTTATAAATTAAAAAATTATAATGTTGCGGAAATCGATTCTCGCGGTGTCAAAGGTACTCATATTAAATTTAATAATTTATCTAATTTAAAAATTTTAATTGATAAAAATAATAATTAATATTATAATAAATATATAAAATTAAGAAAGGAGAAATGAAATATGATTAATCCAGGTACAAAACAAAGAGAACTAGCTTATGTAGTAGCTATTGATGCAATAGAACCAATAGAAGGTTCAGATAACTGTGAGGCGGCAATAGTAGGTGGATGGAAAGTTATGGTTAGGAAAGAAACTTTTCAGCCTGGAGATAAAGCAGTATATTTTGAAATAGATAGCAAATTACCTGAAACTGAAACATATGAATTTTTAGCAAAAAAACATTATAAAATAAAAACGCAAAAATATACATTTGGAGGTCGTGGTAATTTTATTAGTCAAGGACTTTTAATGTCTTTTAAAGATTTTAATTGGGATAATGATAAATATGAAATAGGGGAATTTTTAACTAAAGAATTAGGAGTTACTTACGCTATTGCTGATGATAATAAAAGAAAAACTTCAGTAAATAAATACGCAAGAATGAAACAAAGAAATGCTAAATTATTTGCTAAATATAATTTTTTAAATAAAATATATGCAAAACCATTTGGTAAAAAAGTATTATTCTTAATTTTAGGAAATAGACATGACGCTAAAGCTTCCTTCTGGCCTGAGTGGGTAGTAAAAACAGACGAAGAAAGAGTTCAAAATCTACCTCAATTATTTCCAGGTGATGATACTGAATGGTTTGTAACTGAAAAAATAGATGGAACATCAACTACATTTACAATGAAAAAAGGCAAAAGAAATAAATATGAATTCTATGTATGTTCAAGAAATGTAGTTTTTGATAAACCTGACAAACAATGTTTTTATGAAACAAATGTTTATACTCAAATAGCTGAAAAATATAATATGGAATTTGTTTTACATAACTTATTATATACATCAGGAAATGACATTACATTTGTAACTATACAAGGAGAAACATATGGTAAAGGAATCCAACAAAGAGATTATCATATGGACGATGTAGATTTTAAAGCATTTAATTTAATATTTGGACATAAAGACGGCAGTATAGAAAGATTAAATCCAAGAGAAATGACGGACTGATTAGATTTATATCAGATCCCATGTGTTCCTATTTTGGACGAGCATTTCCGCCTACCAAATACAATAGATGAAATGGTTGCCTATGCAGATGGCAATTCTGTTATTGATAACGATTATAGAGAAGGAGTAGTATTAAGAACTTATGATGGAGTTAATTCATTTAAAGCTGTTTCAAATACTTATCTTTTAAATAAAAATAATCAATAAAGTAGATTATTAATACTTTATTGATTATTTTTTTATTTTATGATATAATATTATATATGAAAGGAGTTGAATAGAATGGCAAGAAAAAATCAAGAGATAACAAGTAGTGATTTCTATTGTACTAAATGTGGAAATAAAGGACTTCCTATAGTAAGAACAAAAGGTCATCAAAGAGAGCCAGGTCATTTAAAAAAATTATATTGTATTTATTGTCAAGAAGAAGTTAATCATGTAGAAATTCGAGAAATAGGCGGATATGATATAAATGATTTTAAACAAGAATATAGTTTAGGCAGATTTGTAGATGGAAATAGAATAGATATTAAAGATTTACTAATTTGTTCTTGCGATAAATGTGAATATAATATAAATGGTAAGTGTTGGAATTCAAATTATTCTAATGATTGTAAACATAGAATTAAAGAAGGTGATAATAATGAGTAAAATGTATGTCGTTATAGGAGCACCAGGATGCGGTAAGAGTACCTATATTAAAAATCATAAAAAAGAAAATGAAATTGTTATATCAAGAGATATAATTAGATTTAATATGCTTAAAGATACTGATGAATATTTTTCAAAAGAAAAAGAAGTGTATAATGAATTTATTAAACAAATAGATGCGGCAATCGCTGCTCAATCTGACATATGGGTCGATCAAACCTCTTTGAACGCGGCTGCCCGCAATAAATTATTTACTAGAATAAAACAAAAACCTAATCAAATTATAGGTATTTATTTTACTACACCACTTGATATTATATTACAAAGAAATTCTCAAAGAACTGGTCGTGCATTAGTTCCTGAAGATGCTGTAATAAATATGTTTAATGCATTAACTAAACCTACTTTTGAAGAAGGTTTTACTGATATATGGGAGGTAGAATAAAATGTGGTTTTTTGAAGTGAAATATGGAAATAATTGTTTGATAGGCGGACATTTTTATTCACGAGAAGAAATGTTTGAATGGTTTAGCTCTCATTTAGCTTACTATACTTTTGAAGATAATTTTTATGATTTACACATTTGGGAAACAAAAGAGGAGGAAGAATAATGAAGAAAATATGTAGAACTATTAAATTGAAAAAATATCAAACTGATATAAAAGAAATATTAAATAATATGGGTAATGAAGATAAAAAATATTATATTTTATATGCAGATAGTACATATAATTATGTATGAGGGGTAGGAGAACTTATTAAAGTTCTTGAACAAGATCATATTCATGAAGTTAGATGTATTTTTGAAGAAGCTGATAAAATTTTAATAGATAGAAATATAATCATAAATACAGATGAAATAAAATAAGGAGGTTATTATGGAAAACAAAATTTGGTTTACTAGTGATTTACACCTAGGTCATCAAAAAGAATTTCTTTGGGGCCCAAGAGGTTTTAATTCTAGCCTAGAACATGATGAAACAATCATCCAAAATTGGAATTCAGTCGTGGATTATGAAGATGATGTCTATATTCTTGGAGATTTAATGCTAGAAGATAATGAATATGGTATTAAATGTATAAATCGCCTTGCTGGAAATATTCATATCATTTTAGGGAACCATGATACAGAAAGTCGTATAACCTTGTATTTAGAACAATGCCCTAATGTAATTGAAATTACTTATGCAAAAGAATTAAAAATAGGTAAAAATTATTTCTTCCTATGCCATTATCCAACTTGCGTAGGAAATTTTGATGATAATAAAAAAATATGGTGCCTATGTGGACATAGTCATACTAAAGATAAATTTGTAGATATGGATAAAAAAAGTTATCATGTCGAATTAGATTGTCAAAATAATTATCCAATAGAAATAAATGAAATTATAAAAGATATAAGGAGGTTTAAAAATGAAAATTCAAATGAAAACAATAGCATCAGAATATAGTGAAGAAACAGGTTTATCAAGTGTTACAATAGCAACTGATATTGGCTTAATTACTGGATATGCTTCATTGCACCCAGAAGATGCGGAAATAGCTTCTCGTTATGCGGGTTGTCGTTATGCGGAAATGCGTGCTGGAATTAAATATATGAAATCTAAAGCAAAAATTGCTAAATATCAATTAGAACCATTAAAAAGAATATATAATGAATTGACAAATAAGAAAAATTATGATATTAATAATAAAGGTATTAAATTATTAGAAAAAGAAATATATACTCTTGAAGATGATATTACAACTTACAATACACATGTACAAACCCTAAATGAAAGATTGCAAAAAGCTATTGAAACAAGACCTAATATAGTAAAAGATATGATAAATAGAAAAAAAGATAATGAATAATTATCTTTTTATTTGAAAGAAAGGTGTTTTATATGATAGAAATATATGTAGATGGGTCAGCAAAAGCAAATGGTAAAGAAAATAATTGCGGTGGCTTCGGTGTATGTGTCTTAGTTCCAGATGAAAGTAGAAAAAGCGGTTTCCGCATTGATTATACTATATCTAAACAATTTAATAATGTAACTAATAATCAAATGGAATTGCAAGCAATCATTTCCGCCCTTAACTTGACTCAGTCTCGGTACAAAAATAAAAAATGTATCATCAAATCAGATTCAGCCTATTGTGTTAATATGTTTAATGATTGGATATATAATTGGCAACGTAATGGCTGGGTTAGACAGAAAAATCAACCTATTGAAAATTTAGATTTAGTTAAACAAATATGGGAGTATTGTAAAATAGAATGGCCTAACTTTACTGTTGAAAAAGTCCCAGGACATTCAGGCTTATTAGGTAATGAAGTTGCTGATAGCTTAGCTACAGATAATCAAACAAAATTACATAAAATTTTTGAAGAAAATGAAGATTTATACGATATGGCATTAAATTTTGACTTACAATAAAAAATATGTTATAATTTTATATATAAAAAGAAAGGAGAATATTAATGGACAATAAACTTTATAATAAAGATTCGATAGAATCTTTATCTCCTCTTGAATTTACTCGTCTAAAGCCAGGAGTTTATGCCGGAGATACTACTTATTCGACACAGCTTTTAGTTGAAATAATTTCTAATGCTGTTGATGAATTTAGATTAGGTCACGGTAATCAAATAGATATTTTGATTAACAATGAAGAAAAAAATACTAATATAACAGTTAGAGACTATGGACAAGGATTTCTTGTAAACGAAATGCGTGATGATGGAAAATCTATTCTTGAGGCCGCCTTTAGTGTTTTAAATACTTCAGGTAAATATCGTGAAGACGGGACTTATGAAGGAACTTCATTAGGTTCTTTTGGTATCGGTTCAAAAATCACAACTTTCTTATCTCATAATTTAGAAGTAACGACATATAGAGATAATAAATATGAAACTGTTATTTTTAAAGAAGGTGTATTTCAAGCTAGAGGAACTGGTAATTTAATTCATCCAACTGGAACTATTGTTAAATGGACTCCAAGTGAACAATTCTTTACTCATACTACTGTTGAAGAAAATAAAGTAAAAACTTTATTAAATACAATAAGTTGTTTATGCCCTGGGTTAAAAATAATTTTAAATATTAATGGCGTTCAAACTGAATACTTCTCAGAACATGGACTTAATGATTTAGTTGATGAAGCTGTTAAAGGTAAAGAAATTATTATTAATAGATTTAATATGAAATATGCTGAAGGTAAAGAAAAATTAGATATGGTATTAACATATACATCTAATTATTCACTTATACTTGTTCCATATGTAAATACAGGTTTGACAGAAAAAGGCCCACATATAACTCAAGTTAAAACTATAATTACAAGAGAATTTAATAAATTCTTTAGAGATAAAAAATGGTTAAAAGATAAAGAAGAAAATTTAACTGGAGATGATATACAAGAGGGAATGTATATAGTATTTAATATGACAGCTCCTAATGTTGCATATGATGCTCAAGTTAAATCAACAGTAACTAAACTTGATATGAGTAATTTTTCAAATGTTATTGTTACTAATTTACAATATTGGCTAACTAATAATGAAAAAGAAGTAAAAATAATATTTGATAAGGCGGCAGCCGCTAGAAAAGCTAGAGAGGCAGCAAAGAGTGCTCGTGAGAGAGTTAGAGAAAATAATAAGAAAAAAGAAAAAGCATTAAAATTTGATAGTAAACTAGCAGATTGCTATTCAAAAGATAGAGCTCGATGTGAGATATACATAGTAGAAGGAGATAGCGCGGCTGGTAATTTAAAAATGGCTCGTGATAATGAGTATACCGCGATAATGCCAATTAGAGGTAAAATTTTAAATGTAAGAAAATCTTCTTTGGATAAAATTCAAAAAAATGCAGAAATTATGACTATGATTGAAGCATTTGGTTTAACTGTAGATACAAAAACAATGAAATTAACTTATAAAGAAGAAGACCTTCGATATGGAAAAATTATAATTGAAAGTGATGCGGATATTGATGGAAGTCATATTAAGAACCTATTTTATACTTTTATATGGACTTTTTGCCCTCAACTAATTATAGATGGACATATATATGCAGGAGTGCCTCCACTTTATAAAATTACCGAGAATAAAGATAAATACATATATTTAAAAGATGATGCCGCTCTTGAGGATTATAGACAAAAAAACGCAGATAAAAAATATATAGTAAACCGTCTTAAAGGATTAGGGGAGATGAATGTAGAAGAGACCTCAATCCTTATAGATGAAGATAAAAGAATTATTAAACAAATTACTGTTGAAGATATTGAAAAGACAGATGGCTTGTTTGATGACCTTATGGGCAATTCAGTTATTCCGAGAAAACAATTTATTAAAGAACATAGTCATGAAGCTACTTACGGAGTTTAGCTATGGCTGGTAAAGTAAAAAATTTAATAGGTTACACCACAGAAAGTGGTGTAACTGTTATTAAAAGAACTGAAAACAAAGGCGGAAAGCCACAATGGTTATGTAAGTGCTTTTGCGGAAAAGAATTTATTACTAGATCAGACGCTCTTAAATCTGGTCATACAAAATCTTGTGGCTGCTTACAAAAGAAAAAGGCATCTGAAAATATTATAAAAAGAAATAAAAGTTTAGCATTAGATTTAACTAATCAAAAATTTGGAAGATTAACCGCTTTATATAGTTTGGGTATTCCTGAAAAAGGTGGTACTTCTATTTTATGACAATGTAAATGCGATTGCGGAAACCATTGTCAAGTTGCTGCTTCAAAATTAAAAACTCATTCAATAATGAGTTGTGGTTGTCTTTCTTCAAAAGGAGAAGCAAAAATTCAATCTATTTTAGAACAAAATAATATTATTTTTGAAACACAAAAACAATTTGATAGTTGTAGAGTAGGGAATAATATTAAAGCTAGATTTGATTTTTATATTCCAAATGAAAACTATTTAATAGAATATGATGGAAATGTACATTATTATTGTAATAATCAAGGTTGAAATAATGAAGAAAATTTAATAAAAGTTAAAAATAATGATAAAATTAAGAATAAATGATGTAAAGAGAATAATATTCCTTTAATAAGAATTCCTTATACTATCTATAATGTTATCTCTTTAAAAGATTTATTATTAGAAACAAGTAAATATATTGTAAATGTTATAGAGGAGGAAGAAGATAAAAATGGATAATACAAATGAATTAATAAAAGAATTAAGTACTAATTTTATAGAATATGCTGCAGCTTGTAATTCTGATAGAGCTCTACCAGATTCAAAAAGTGGGTTAAAACCAGTTGCAAGAAGAATTTTATTTGGAATGTTAGAAGGTGGAAGAGTCTCTAGTAAACCACATGTTAAATGTGCTAGAATCGTAGGAGATGTAATGGGGTCTTTACATCCTCATGGCGACTCTTCAATATATGGAGCTCTTGTAAGATTATCTCAACCTTGGATTATGAGATATCCTCTTATAGATTTCCATGGTAATCAAGGTAGTATCAATGGAGACGGGCCTGCCGCATATCGCTATACAGAAGCAAGATTATCAAAAATTACAGAAGATGGAATATTAAAAGGATTAAAGAAAAAAAATGTAGATTTTATTCCTAATTATGATGAAACAATAGAAGAGCCAGTTACCCTACCTGCTATATTCCCTAACCTATTATGTAATCCAAATACAGGGATCGGAGTTGCAATGGCATGTAACTTCGCTCCACATAATTTATGTGAAGTGGCTACAGCTATATATGATTATATGGATGGTAAAGAACCTATGTTACCGGGTCCTGATTTTCCAACAGGTGGACTTATTATTAATATGAATGATATTCCAAATATTATGAAAACAGGACACGGAAGTGTAAAAGTTAGAGCAAAATATAAAACTGAAGGACAAAATTTAGTATTTTATGAAATCCCTTATGGAACTTCTACTGAAAGTTTAATTGCAGAAATTGGTGAAGTTGCAGAAGCAGATATTCCTGAAATAGTAAATATTAGAAATGAAAGTAATAAAAAAGGTTTAAGAATTGTTGTTGAATGTACAAAAGGTGTTAATCCAGATGCAATAGCAAATAAATTATTCTTAAAAACTGATTTACAAAGTAGTTTCTCTTATAATCAAGTTGCTTTAATAAATAAAACTCCTACTGAAGTTAATTTAAAAGATTGTATTAAAATATATTTAGAACATAATGTAAATTGTTTAATTAAAGAAACTCAATTTGATTTAAGTGCTGCGGAAGCCCGTTTAGAAATAGTTAATGGGTTAATTAAAGCATTAGAAGATATTGATAACATAATCGCGTTTATTAAGAAGTCTGAATCAAGTGCTGCCGCTAAAGAAGGATTAATAAAGGAATATAAATTTACTGAGCCTCAAGCTAAATCAATTGTTGCTATGAGATTAGGTAGTTTAGCTAAATTAGAAAAAATTGAATTAAATGAAGAAAAAACTCAATTAGAACATGATATTGATGGATATAATTATACATTAAGTCATGAAGATGCTCAATTATCAATAATTAGAACAAGATTATCTGATTTAGTTAAAAAATATGGAGACAAGAGAAGAACTGAATTAGCACAAATAGAATTACCTAAAGAAGATAAAGAGGTTGCCGCAGTTATTCCAGAGGATGTAGTTATTATATTATCTCAATCTGGAGATATTAAAAGAATAGCTAAATCTAGTTTCCGCACTCAACATAAAGGTGGAAAAGGTATTAAAACAATAGATGATGCTATTATGGCTACTATTAAAACTAATACTATTGATACTTTATTACTATTTAGTGATAAAGGAAAAATGTATCGTATATTAGCAGATAAAATTCCTGTAGGAAATAACACTTCAAAAGGTGTTAATATAGCGACTTTAATTAAAATTGACCCTAATGAAAAAATTATTGCTATAACAAATTTAGCAAAAGAAAATAATAAAAAATATGTTGCATTTATTACTAAAAAAGGTTTATTTAAAAAAACTTTATTAAGTGAATATATTAATACTAAAAAGTCAACGGGGATTGCCGCGATTAATCTAAAAGATGGAGATAGTATTGCTAATATTGAATTAATAGATGAAGAAGATTTTATTATAATAACTAAAAAAGGTATGTCTATATGTTTTGAAACTAAAGAGATTGCGGCAATAGGTAGAGTGACAGCAGGAGTAAAAGCAATTAAATTAGATGAAAATGATGAAGTTATTTCGGGATTACCTATTGATTTAAAAAGCAATAATGCAATAAGTATTATTACGGCTGAAGGATTAGGTAAAAAAATCGCAGCAACAGATTTCTTTATTCAAGGTAGAGCTGGAAAAGGTCTTTGCTTATATAAAGACCATGAAGTAGTAGGTGTTTCTATTATTAATAATGAAGATAATTTATTATTAATAGGTAGTAAATCTATATGTGTTCCCGCAACTGAAATCCCCTTAACAGGTAGATCTGCTATTGGTAGTTATATTATTAAAGACAGTAAAGTAAAATCAGTTATAAAATTATAGAAAGGAGTATTATATGGTACAAGAAGTTAAACAAACTCCTTTAACTATTGAAATTCCTTTTGAAGAATATAAAGAACTTTTAATAATTAAAGGCCGTTATGAAGAGTTAAAATCTCAACAAAATATTCCATGGACAGTTAGACCAAATGGGGCAACTATAACATATACAAAAGAACAAGATAAAGAACTAACTCCTCCATATCAAGTGACTTGCTAAAAGTCACTTTTTTGATTTCTATTAAAAATAATGATATAATTATTATATAAAGGAATGGTGAAGATTATGGAAAATAAAATAAGAGAATTAATTGATAAATTAAATTATTATACTAAACTTTATGATGAAGGTCATCCAGAAATATCAGATTATGAATGGGATAAAATGTACTATGAATTGCAAGATTTAGAAAATAAAAATCATATATATTTTAAAGATAGTCCTACTCAAAATATTGATTATCAAGTTGTTAATAAATTAAATAAAGTTCAACATAATCATCCTATGCTATCTCTTGATAAAACAAAAGACATAATGGTAGCAGATACATTCTATAATAGTCATAAATCTATTGCTATGGCAAAAATGGATGGATTAACTTGTTCCCTTCGTTATTTAAATGGTAAACTTATATCTGCGGAAACCCGCGGGAATGGCATTGAAGGCGAAGATATTTTACATAATGCTTTACAAGTTAAAAACATTCCTAATAAAATTGGTTATTATGAAGAATTAATTATAGATGGAGAAATTATTTGTACTTGCAATGATTTTAAACCTTTTGAGAATGAATATAAAAATCCTAGAAATTTTGCTAGTGGAAGCATTAGATTATTAGATAGTAAAGAAAGTGCTTCAAGAAATCTTACTTTTGTTGCTTGGGATTGTATAAAAGGTTTAAATTTAGATAATCTATCTGATAAATTGCATTGGCTAGAACAATTAGGTTTTACTATTGTTCCAAGAGGAAACAGTTTTTATACATTTCCAGTTCAAATAGAACATATTCAAGATGAATGTAATAAACTAGGATATCCAATTGATGGAATTGTTATTAAATATGATAATTGTAAAGAATATGAAAATGCAGGTAGAACAGACCATCATTTTAAAGGCGGATTAGCATATAAGTTTTATGATGAAGAATATGAAACCACTTTAAAAAATATAGAATGGAGTATGGGAAGAACTGGAGTGTTAACACCTGTAGCTATATTTGAACCTATTGAAATAGATGGAACTGAAGTATCGCGAGCTAATTTATTTAATTTAAGTGTAGCTAGAGAAACTCTTCATGGTACTCAATATAAACTTGGTTGGAAAGGACAAAAAATAAATGTATTTAAAGCTAATCAAATTATTCCTCAATTAAGTTGGTCAGAAGAAGATGACGAAAAAACTAAAGCATATTTTTCTTATCCTGCAAGTTGCCCTATCTGTGGCTACTCAACAAAAATAAAAAAAGAAAATAATGTTGAAGTATTACTTTGTGATAATGAGCAATGTGAAGGAAAATTATTAAATAGAATAGAACATTTTTTTAGTAAAAAAGGTTTAAATATAAAGGGTATATCAAAAGCAACAATAGAAAAATTAATAGATTGGGGATGGGTTAATAATGTATCAGATGTATTCAAATTATATGAACATGAGACAGAATGGAAGAACAAAGCGGGTTTTGGAGAAAAGTCTGTTAACAATATTATCACATCCATCAGAGAAGGTTCTAATTGTGACCTCGAGTCCGTTATCAGTGCAGCAGGCATTCCTCTTATTGGTAGAACAGTGGCCCGACAAATCTCAAGTATCTTCGATACATACAAAGATTTTAGAGAAGCCGTTATCGGGGATTATGATTTTTCAGAGCTAGATGGCTTTGGATATGAAATGAATAAATCATTAAAAAATTATAATTATAATGAATTAGATTATATAGTAAAAGAATTTTTAACTATAAATAATAAAAAAGAAGAAAGGAAACAACAAAAATTAGAAGGTCTTACATTTTGTGTAACCGGAAAAATCAAACAATGGAAAAACAGAGATGAGTTAACTAGCTTTATAGCGTCTTTAGGCGGAAAAGTTGTAGGTTCAGTTTCTGCAAATATAGATTATTTAATTAATAACGATATCAATTCAACATCAAGTAAAAATTTAAAAGCAAAAGAGCTAGGTAAACAAATTATTGATGAGCAAACTTTCATGAATATGTTTGATTTATAAAAAATTTTTTGTTATAATATATATATGAAAGATGAGAAAAAATTAAAGGAGTTGGCAGAACAAATATTATTTTATGAACAAGAATGTCAACTTGGAAATAATATTCAAGAAAATGTGAATAAGATAGAGCAACTTATTCAATCTCTTTCAGTAGAAGAAATGCTCGCTATAGATGCATATATAACTAATGAAAATTTTTTGACAAAGTAAAATTTTTATGATATAATATATATGTAAAATTAAAAGATGAAAAACATCAAAAATAAGATAAAAAAGGAGAGAAAGAATTATGTTAAAACCAAATAGTAGAACAGTTTATGAATTTGTAAAAGCTAATGACGGTAAGAATATTACTGCAGCTGATATCGCAGAAGGAACAGGATTAGATACTAAACAAGTTAATGGTATCGTTACATCTGCATTCCAAAGAAAAGGATTAATGGAAAGAATTCCTGCTGAAATCGAATTAGAAGACGGAAGTCATAAATCAGTTAAATTCATCAGATTAACTGACGAAGGAAAAGCTTTTAATCCAGATGCTGAAGAAGCAAAAGCTGAATAATTTTTAATAAAAATCTAACACAGGAAAGCGGAGGAGGTAATCCTCTGCTTTCTTTGTTTTAAAAAGGTGATGTAAATGTATTTTATAATATTTCTATTATTATGTGTTTCTTGTTTACTATTTTATTTATATTATAAAGAAAAAAGTAAAACAAGAGAAATAAATAAAATAAATGAAAATATTAAAAAAGAAAATGAAAAAATAAAAGATGAAAATAAATATTTAAACGAGAAAAAAGATTTTATACAAAAAGAGATTGAAAATAAACAAAATATTTTAGATAAAGTGCAACAATCAATAGAGAATTCTGAGCAGGTATCTAGAAAAGCCTTTGAAAATTATATGGATACTTTAGATAAAGAATATGAATTAAAAGAAAAAGAATATCAGGAGGCAATTAAATTATTAAATGATAGTTATGGAGATATTCAAAACAAAGTTAATGCGGAAATCGGTCAAATCCGCGCAGATCTAGATAAAATCTCCGCTACCCGTGTTGCCGCAATTCAAGCACAATTAAAAGAAGAAGAAATACAACAAAAAGCAGAATATTATTCCTTATCTATTGATGATGTTGATAAACGAGAAATAAAAATACTTCAATCTATTGAAAATGAACTTCGTGATCCTAGGCCTATCCGCATGATTATATGGCAAGCATACTATTCTAAAAAAGCAAATGAATTAGCTTCACGTGTATTAGGAACAGAAGAAAAGTGTGGAGTATATAAAATTACTAATAAAACAAATACGTTATGCTACATAGGACAAGCTAAAAAAATTAGAGAGCGTTGGCGTGACCATATGAAATGTGGACTTGGAATAGACACTCCCGCAAACAATAAATTATATCAGGCTATGTATAAAGAAGGTATTGATAACTTTACTTTTGAGATGCTTGAAGAATGCGCTGCTGCAGACTTAGATGAGAAAGAAGCTTTTTATATAGATTTATATAATTCATATGACTATGGCTATAATAGCAATAGAGGGAATAAAAAATCTTAATTTGATTTATTAAATAAATAATGATATAATATAATTAGAAAAATGAAAGGAGAAAAATAATATGTGGTTATCTTTTCTAAAAAAAGTAAACAAAAATAAACAATATATTACTTCTCTTGAAGATATTCCTAAATATATGAAGATTAGCAATAGAGAATTACAATTAGATACTTTAACACCTCAAATAGCTGAGTCTATTGATGCTTATATAAGATTTTGGAATATAGCAGATGATGAATTATGTATATCTCTATCTGATAGAGAACCAATAAAAATTTATATTAATTCAATAGGTGGAAGTTTAGATGCGGCAATGACAATAATGAATGCAATCCAAATATCTAAAACCCCAGTTTATACTTTTAATATAGGCTCTGTTCATAGAGAGAGTTTTTTGGCATATATCGCAGGTCATAAAAGATTTGCTTATGCAGATTCAACTTTTATGTATACTGATACAATATTTCAAAAACCAGTTGAGGAAGAAAATGAATCAACATTCTATAATAAAAATACTTTATTAACAACAATACAAAACAATATAAAAGCATCTTTAATAGAAAAATTAAGTATTACTGAAGCACAATATGATAAACATAGTAAAAATGAATGGTGGTTCTCATCTGATGATGCTTTTAAACTTCATATATGTAATGAAATATCAAGAAATCATTATCATTATATAAAGAAAGATAGATAGGGGAGGGAAATAATATGACAATGAATGAATTTTTAAAAGAATTAGAAATATATACAAAATATTTTAGTCCTGCGGCAATGGATTTTTATACTGAATTAAAAGAAAAAACTCAAAACACTTTTACTGAAAATGGTAGAAAAATACTTATTTGTATGCAACAAAATCAAGCAACATATAAAACTTTTAGTTCAAAACAATTAGGAGAATTATTATTTATGCCTCCACGCTCAGTGTCTGGAGCTATGAAAAAGCTACTTAATGAGGGGTATTGCCGCAAACAAGCTACAAACCCTGTGACATATGAGTTGACAACTTTAGGCAGTGAAACTCAGCTTGACGATTAAAAAAATTTTTGATATAATATTAATATAGAAAAATGAAAATTAAAAGAATAATTAGAAAAGGAGAAGAAAGTAAATGAAAAAAATGATTAATACTGAAAGAGTAGAAGGTAGAATTTATCAACATAATTTAGTAAAGAAAACTGTACAAAATCAAGCATCTCAAAACTTTGGTAAAGAATTTATCTCAGGAAATATTGAAATTGCTGTTGATGAAGAAGGATTAGTAGTAATTCCAGTACACTTTACATATGTTGTAGAAACAACTAACTCAGGAAATAAAAATGCAACTTATACAAATTTAGATAGAATTATCAATGGTGGTAAAACTTGGGTTACAGATGGAAAAGATGAAGCATTAAAAGTAAGAATTGATACTGCATTAGCATTAAATGATTTTTATACACAAGATGATAGATTAGTATCAACTAAAGTAAATGAAGGTGGTTTTGTAACAATCATATCTGACTTAGGTCCAGAAAATGAAAGAAACACATTCACAACTGATATGTTAATCACAAATGTAACTAGAGTTGAAGCAGACCCTGATAAAAATATAGATAAAGATTATGTAGTAGTTAAAGGTGCTGTATTTAATTTTAGAAATGCATTATTGCCTGTTGATTTTATTGTTAGAAATGATGAAGGTATGGGATATTTTGAAGATTTAAATGCATCTCAAAATGAACCAGTATTCACAAAAGTATGGGGTAGAATTAATTGTGGTTCAATCGCAAATGAAGTAAAAGAAGAAACTGCATTTGGAGAAGAAGCTGTTAGAACTTTTGAAAGAAAAATAAGAGAATGGATTATTACAGGAACATCAAAAGTACCATATGATTTTGGAGATGAAACTGTATTAACTGTTGCTGAAGTTCAAAAGGCTATGCAAGATAGAGAATTAATGTTAGCAGATACAAAGAAACGTAGTGAAGAATATAGAGCTCAAAGAGACGGAGGATCTGCTCCAGCTCCAGCAGCTACACCATCAACTACAACTACTACTGTAACTGCAGCTAAAGGAACATTTAATTTTTAATAAAACTCTATAAATGGAGGAGCGTAGCCTCCTCCTTATTTAATATATAAGAATAAAGAAGAAGGAGAAATATAAAATGGCTATAGATTTACAAAAATTAACACCTCATAAAGTAAGTAGAGATTTAAGTGGATATATTACTTATATATATGGAGCGCCAAAAGTAGGTAAAACTTCTTTAGGTGCAGATATGCCTAAACCATTATTACTAGCATTTGAACGCGGTTATAATGCTTTAGCTGGAATTATTGCTCAAGATATTTCATCATGGTCAGAAATTAAACAAGTAGTAAGAGAATTAAAAAAACCTGAAAATAAAGAAAGCTTTTCAACTATTATAGTAGATACCGTAGATGTTGCGGCAATCCAATGTGAAAAATATATATGCGGACAAAATGGAGTTAATGCTTTAGGAGAAATTCCTTATGGTCAAGGATGGACTTTACTTAAAAAAGAATTTGAAGAAGTATTCCGTTCAATAGCTCAATTAGGATATGCAGTATATTTCATTGCCCACTATAAAGAGGGTAGCTTTAAGAAATCAGATGGTTCTGAATTTTCAATTATCAGACCTTCTGTATCAGATACTTACAATAGAATAATTGAAAACATGGCTGATATTTATGGTTATATGTATGCAGATACAACAGATGGAGTAACAACTCGTAAGATTAGATTACGTTCTCAAGATGGTAGTGTAACATGCGGTTGCCGCTTTAAACATATGGTAGAAGAAGTACCTGCTAATTATGATGCT